TTCCTGCTTCAGGTTCAGTTGTAGTTACAGCATATGCAACAGTAGCAACAGCCGTTACAGGCCTTGCAGCACCAGTAGGTTCTGTAGTTGCAACAATTGCAGTGCGTGATCTTGCAGGAGAACTTGCAGCAAAGAATGCAGAACTTGCAGTAGCTAATGCAGCACTAGCAGCAGAAAAAGCTGGACGTGCAGCAGATAAGGTTGCAGCAGACAAGGCACTTGCAGATGCAATTGCTAAGTCAGTAACAACACAAGCAGCAGCAGATCTTGCAAAGGCAGCTTACAAGGCAGAGTACAACGCTCTTGCTAAGAAGTGGAATGCAAAGAATCCAAAGGCTAAGGTTGCACTAAAGAAGTAATCTTACTTAACCAGAATTGGGACTAGAGAAATCTAGTCCCTTTTTTGTTTTCTATTTAATGTTACACAAGATTGCTAAACATACTCCTGATATAATAGTAATGTACGTTTAAATAAGTAGAGAGGGAATGGCAAAACGACTAGTAATTAGTATGTTTGCAGCAGTGCTACTGGCACTGCTATTTGCCATAATGTCTCCCAACAAGGCACATGCAGAAGAGACTGTAATACAAGTAGTTTCTGATCCAGCACCAGCCTCTGAAACAGCCACAGCAACCACTCCTATTACAGTTGAGATAGTTGCAGATAAAGTAGAAGCGGCAGAAAATACACTACAGGCAGCAGCCCAAGCACAAGGCAATGCGATCATATCTACAATTCAATCAAATGTTCCAAACACAGATACTCAGACTGCTACTCAAATTGCTACAACACAGGAGCCTATAGCCACAGCTGTTGCTGAAGCTACCGTCAAGGTGCAAGAAGCCAATAATGCAATACAGTCTGCTGAAACAGCAGTCACAGTTGCAGCAACTGCCCAAGCAGCAGTTGAATCACAAACTGCAGTAGTTGCCACAGCAACAACAAATCTAAATAATGCTCAAACAAATTTGAATACAGTAACTCAACAGGTGGAATCTCAGACTGCTGTAGTTGCTACAGATACAACAAACCTTGCTGCAGCTCAGGCTGCTGCTGATTCTTCAACCGTCACAACAACAACCAATGGGGTTAAGGTAACAACATACGCATCACCTGGAGGATCAGAGCCAACAATTCCAGCAGAAAATGCTACACCGCTTTCAACAACAACAACTAACTATATAGCTCACCAATTTGGAAGTGGACAGGTATTTAATTCTGGAAGAGCAGATAATGTAATTGTAAAATTTGAAGGAAAGATAACTGTTCCAGAAGAAGCAGTTTCAGTAAAATATGCAATACATTCAGATGATGGAACAAAGATGTATGTTGATGGCCAACTTGCAATAGATGAGTGGATTGATAAGGGGTCATCATGGAGCCAGTATTCTCCAACCTATAATACAACTACAGATAAACAACAGGATCTTGTTATTTGGTACTATGAAAATGGTGGAGCAGCTTCAGTAGTCCTTGGCTGGGGAATAACAAGAGCAGACGGAACTGGGTATTTTACTACTCCAGTTAATCAGGCATTTGCAACTACAGTAGTAACAAAAGATCCAGTACTAGTTGCTGCAGTTGCTACCGCACAAACAACTCTTAATAATGATACTGCAGTTCTTAATACACTTACTACACAAAAGACTGCGGCAGAAGAGGTCGTTGCTGATAAAACAGAGGTAAAGGCAGAAGAAGTTGCAACATTAAATCAGCTTACAGAAACTGCTACAGTAACAGTTCAAGCAGCAGACACCCTTGCCAACACAGCAACAACAAAAGTAAATGAAGCAGTAACTGCAATGACAAATGCAGCACAGGTTACAGTTAATTATTATGCAGAGCAACAAGCAGCAGCACAAGCCGCTGCAAATGCAGCAGCGGAAGCTGCAGCACAACAAGCCGCACAACAAGCAGCAGCAGCGGAAGCTGCAGCACAACAGGCAGCTGCACAAGCAGCAGCCGCAGAAGCAGCCGCCAAAGCAGCAGCGGAAGCTGCAGCAAAGGCTGAAGCAGAAGCAAAAGAAGCAGCGGAAGCTGCAGCAAAGGCTGAAGCAGATCGTGTAGCAGCAGAAGAAGCCGCTGCTAAAGCAGAGGCTGATCGAGTAGCCGCAGAAGAAGCGGCAGCGCAGGCAGAGCAAGAAGCAAAAGAGCAAGCAGAAGCGGATGCAAAAGCAGAAGCGGATAGATTAGAAGCAGAGGCAGAAGCGGCAGCGCAGGCAGAAGCAGATGCAAAGGCTGAAGAAGAAGCAAAGGCTCAAGAAGAAGCAGACGCTAAGGCGGAAGCGGAAGCTAAAGAACAAGAAGAGGCGAATGCAAAGGCCGAAGCAGATAGATTAAAAGCAGAAGCAGAAGCTGAAGAAGCGGAACAAAAAGCCATTGATAAAGCTATAGAAGATGCTAAAGAAGGCAAAGAATTAACTGAAGAACAAAAAGAAATTGTTGTAGATAAACTTCTTGAAGATGTTAAGCCTGGAGAAGCAGTATCATCTGCAGATATAAAAGCAGCAGGCGTATCATATTCTGATTTGCCACCAGCAACACCAGTAGATGTTCGTACTGATGAAAATGGAAACGCTGTTGTTATCACGGCAGCAGTTGCTGCACAAGTAGAGTTACTACAAAACCCAGGTGCTTTAGTAGAAGAATTGTTTACAAATCCAGCAGCAGCTTTGGCTGCTTTTGGAAGTATAGGGGCAGACATGTCAGACGAAGAAAGAGAAGAGGCAACAGATATGGTTGTTGCTACAGTTGTTGCAGCAGGTGCAGCAATTAACGCAGCAGCAGTTGCTACAGGAGGAGCCACTGGAGGTGGCACAGGCGGAGGCGGAGGAAGTTCTGGTGGAGGCTCAGGGGCCAATTCACCAGGTTCACGAGGAGGAAGAAGATGGTAAGAATAATAAAGAATATCCTAAAAGATATGGTAGATCAGGCATGGACTCTCCTTGGAATGTTTATTGCCTGGGTTGTACTAGATGGTAGTGCTAAAACAATTGTTGGCTATGGAATTATGGCCACAACAGCACTATGGATATTAACAAGTCCTATACGCAATAGGGAGGAGTAAAATAATGGCAAGAAAGAAAGATATCGATCTAACAGTTATAGACGAGGCAACAGGTGCAGAAGTCCTTGGTGGCGCTGTCACAAATCTTTGGAATATATTCTTAAGAATCGTTGCTGTATTTGCAGCTTCAGGACTATCAGTAATTGGTGCAGGAGCAGTAGTAGGAATCAGCACAGTAACAGCTGTAACAATGGCTGGTCTATTGGGTGTAGCAACAGTAGTTGAAAGACTAGCTCGCTCATTCCTAGATGATGGAAAGCTTAGCTCAGACGAAATTAATGCGGCATTTTCTAAGGTAGATAAGCAAGCGTAGTTTGACCAGAATGAGGGGATAGGTTATAATTGATCTATCCCCTTATTTATTGGAGAAAAATGGACATTGACTTAGATATCATCAATGACCGTATCAGAGATAAAATGATTAATGAAATAAGCGGACTTGAACTTCCAGAATCCTGGACTCCAACTCAGGTAATTGATTACATAATATATATATTAGGAAAGGGCAGGTAATACTATGGCCGCAAAAGGCTCATTAGAAGCAATCATTGAGGTTGCAAAGAAAGAAGTTGGGACTATCGAAGGTCCTAAAGACAACGAAACAAAGTATGGAAAGTGGACGGGTGCAAACTTTCTTCCATGGTGCCAATCATTTGTTTCTTGGTGTGCATTTACATCTGGATTAGATCCAAAGAAGTATCCAAAGAGCGCAGCAACAATTGCAGCTTCTGATTGGTTTAAGAAGAATGATCGTTGGGCAGATGCTCGTAATGATGAACCATCAGCAGGAGATTGGATTTATTTTGATTTTCCAGATGATGGTGTCAACAGAATTTCACACGTAGGAATATGCATAAAGAATAACGGCAACGGAACTATTCAGGTTATTGAAGGAAACACTTCAGGAACTGCAAAGGGAGACCAAAGAAATGGCGGAATGTGCGTAGAGAAGACTCGTGCATATGTCAAAGATAATAAGTTAAAGCTTATTAACGCAGTAGTTGGTTGGGGGCGTCCAGTTTATTCTGGAGAAGAAAATACACCACTGCTATCAAAGGTTGGATCTTCAGATTCGCCTGTAAAGTCTGCAAAGCCAGCACCAGCAAAGGCTGCAACACCAGTTGTTAAAGCTGCTCCAGCAGAGTTTAAGCCACTTAAGGTTGGATCTAAGGGTCAAGGCGTCAAGAATGTACAGGCGCTCCTTAAAATCAAAGCTGACGGCGATTTTGGTTCAGGAACTGCAAATGCAGTAAAAGAATTTCAAAAGAAAGCAAAGCTTCCAGTGACTGGTATCGTAGATAAAGCGACATTTACTGCTTTAAAGTCTAAGTAACTTGACACACACAGAAAGAGTTTGATATAATAGTGTGGTACCTGCCCAATGGGGGGTACCACACTAACTCGCTTAAAAGGAGCAAAAATGGTAACAACAACAACGTTTGGCATGGATTTCTTTAGAGATCCTTTTTTTATTGGCTTTAATCGTGAAGTAGAAAGATTTAATAGCCTACACCAATTAAATCGTGGATCATTCCCACCATACGACCTATTAAAATTAGATGACGACAAGTATCGTTTGTCTTTGGCCGTGGCAGGATTCACAAAAGATGACATTACAGTAACAGTAGAGGATAGTAGCCTTATGATTACTGGAGATATTACAGAGGTAACAGATGCAGAGGTACTACATAAGGGTATCGCTGGTCGCAAGTTCACAAGATCTTTCGAGCTTGGAGAATATATGGAAGTATCTGAGGTAACATTAAAAGATGGTATGTTAACTATTGATATTGATCGCAATATTCCAAAAGAAAAGCTTCCTAAGATTATTAAGATAAATAACAAATAGAAGTATCAGACATTGTTCTGATCAAAACTGAATATAGAGATGGCAGGGGGGTCTTGACTCCCCTGCCATATTTAGGTATAATGGATATATGATCAATCCAATTTGGACGGAAGAGGCTATAGAAGCCATTCAAACTAAAAAGCTAAGTATCAAATCATTCTATTTAGATGAGTCAGTATTAGCAAACGCAGTGCTTGAGAAGGTTGTGGAAAATATAGAGCAGAGGCTTTATGAGTGTCCAAACGTAGAAAAGTACGTATGCAGTGTTTGGTGGAAGCATGATGAATGTACAGCCTTTATGAGATTGCTAGAAGATTTAACTGGTAACGATAGATATAGAGAAAAGAAGTGGGTAGCAAATGAGTAAGAAACTACTGCATTTTACAGCAGAATGGTGCAAGCCATGCAAAGCAATGAAGCCAATCATTGGTCAGTTTATTGAGCAGAATCCAGAAATGGAGTATGTTTTGGTAGATATAGATAATGAGCCAGAGGTAGCAAAAGCTCACGGAGTAATGGGTGTTCCAACTTTTATTAGCTATGTTGATGGTAGACAGCATACATCTCATACTGGAGCTATGCCACTTGCAAAACTAAAGCAGATGTTTCCTAAAGATAACGAAGAGATTTTTAAAACATCAGATATGGAATCAGCATACTTATCAGAAACAGATGCCATGGGCAGAGAAATGTTTTGGAAAGATGCTGGTCGTCCATGATCAATCCATTTAATAGAAATAAAATTAAAGAAGGCGAGATACATTTTCAACCTATAGTTGACAATCCATTTTTTTCTGAGAGTAAGCCAACGCCTTCAATAAAACATTTTCCAAAATGGTATAAAGATATTCCTAGAAATTATAAGCCTAACGAAAAATACATAGCAAAAAATCCTACAAGACTTACAGCAATGCCTGCAGGAACGGTAAAGAAATGTGTTCCAGTTATGGACGGTATGGGCGCTGGATATATGTACACTACACCAGTAGAAGTAATCTTTGATGTAAACTCAGCAACATTTGCTTGGGCTCATGACTTTGAGTTTATTCAATGGCATCAGCAAGAACAGATAGATGGATGGCAAGCAACAGATGAGTATATTCCTATTGCATTTAAGTGGAGAAATTTAAATGTAATTAAGACTCCACCAGGATGGTCTTGTTTATTTACTCATCCACTAAATAGAATGGATCTACCATTCCAAACTTTATCAGCTGTAGTAGATACAGATAAACATACAGCTCCTACACATTTTCCATTTTTTATGAAGCAAGGATTTAATGGAAAGATACCCATGGGAACACCAATCGTACAAATAATTCCATTCAAGCGTCAAGAATGGAAGTCGGTAACTGACAAGTATGATAAATATGGTGCTGCAATGTTCAAAGAAACATTATTAGTAGAAGATAACTATAAAAAGAACACTTGGGAGAGCAAGAAGTATGAATGATTGTGGCGGACCAAAACCAATACACTCATTTAGACGTGCCCTAGAGAATATTAATAATACACCTAACTATCAGTATGAGCTGTTTAGTGTGTTAGAAGAGACTAGATGGATTCCAATGGAAGATAGGGTAGAGAAGTCTACCTTCTATCATATGTATCCGTATGATTATATTGTTAACTATATTAGTTCTTGGGAGAAGAAGAACGCTTTGGCTTAGCTACAGCTTCTTCAATACGATCAATTGCATCACGCAATGATGATCCATGATTATTGAATAGCTCTTCCTTGATTGTCTTAAGTTCGCCTTCAATATAATCAAATCTTTTATTGCCTTCAGCAAGTCTTTCTATAACTCCAGGAGCATCTTCAGTTCCATACCAATCAGTTATAAAATGAAACCATGTTCTAAAAAGTTTAAATAGTCTAGTAAGAAAATAGCCAAGTCCTGATGCAGCAGCGGCTAGCAATACTATAAGTTCGAGGGTCATATTTATTTGCATAATAGTATAATTATACATTAGTATTTATTTAAAATGTGGATAAATATGTGTATAACTTTTATAGTTGACAAACTTTTTTTAATCGACTATAATTAATATATAGCAACGCAGAGTAGAGAAGCTCGGTTATCTCGTCTGGCTCATAACCAGAAGGCCATGGGTTCGAATCCCATCTCTGCTACCAGTCTTGGAACATGACTTAAAACTGTTCTTATTTCCTAACCAATGGGTGGTTGGAAAAACGACCTGAGTAAGTCTAAGTAAACTGCTCATTTTATTTCCACTAATTAGAGTGGTAGTGTGTTAGAGTTGGTGGAAGCCTATATCGTAAGAATAGGAATACCTGGAGTTACACAGAAGGTGTATCTATAAGCAACAGGGCACACTATCACTTGAAAATGAAAGGTTAATTATGTCGACACAAGATATCTATTTTTATGGCGGTGAAGATGGAAGCTTCATTAAGACATTTAAAGATAAGCAAGACGGGCTATGGTATTCCCTACATTCAGGTCCAAACAAAAGAATGTTCTTTATGGCACTAGGTATGAAGACAGAAAAAGAAGCATACGATCTGATCGTAAAAACATCTACAGAAAAGAGAGAAAATGATTAAGCCAGTAGGAGGACTACTCCTTGTAAAGCGCAATCAGTCAGCAGATAAAACCACCAAGAGTGGGTTAGTTATTTCGGCTGCGTTATCAGAAAGTGATATGAAGACTGGAACTATTATTGATATGGGCGCAGGAGAGCAGAACTACCTTGGCGATATTATTCCAATTATTGATCTAAATATAGGAGATACTGTCTACTATACAGAGCGTAGTGTAACGGAAATTGAAGATGAGGACTCATCAAAGTATGACCTTATTAGCTCAAAGAATGTGCTGGCAAAGCGATGAGTCAAAAGCGGAATCAAAAGCAGTTAAAGCGACGTAAGAATAAGGCTAAAGACGCAAAGCATTTTCAGATGAGGCAGTTTAATAGATTTGCACAGAATCTACTGGCCCAGATGCAGCAGGAAAATAAAGAAGATAATGTTAAATAAGTTTATTAGTATTATTATATGTAAGCCTAAAGGACATAATCTAATATCATCGGCATCGTGCCCATTTACTGGTATAACCTACAAGTATTGTGGCAGATGTAAGGCAATGATCCCTACACAAAAAGCAGTTGACTAGAATCATATTAGTATAGTATACTGAATATATGATCCATAATATGGAAATACCAGACCCATTCGCTACATTTGTGGCGGATAGGGACAAAGACTCAAAGCTACCTAAGTATGACTACTTTGCTAGAGAGTGGAGTATGATTACTGCATGTTGTGAAACAGAATTATTTGCAGCCAATAGGAAGATGTTAACTAAGATTAGGTTATATCATACTAGGAATGAGTGTATGGGTGGATACTGAGAAAGATTTTGATGAGGAGTTTGAAATGGGATGCGTTAAGTGCGGAATGAAGCAAGAGCATATTGAGTACTGGGATACTCATCAGACTATGACTGACTATAAGGTGTGGTGTACGAATTGAAGAAAAGAATAAAGATTTTTGTTAGTATTATATTACTGACTATTATAGTGATTCCAGGATCAAGCGCTAGACCACAGGATGCCCAGCACTGGGCTGGCCCCTCTAAGCCTTTACCTAAGCCACTTAAGGTAAAGTTTAACGTCTCCTCTTGCGACAGGCTAGATCAGTCAGTGAGCCGCCAGGCAGATGCAATGGTATCTTATCTGGGTAATAGAACTAGAACTAATAAGGATGCGGTAATAAAAGCTACGCAGGAGCTTTCAGGTCTATTCCTATATGAGCAGAAAAGATTCCCAGAATCAATTAGACCATATATGCGAAAAGTGAGTGAGGCGGCGGTAGAAGAGCTCACTCGAATTTCTAGTAAAGGCGTACCTACATGGAGTTACTCCATCAATGACGCATATCTAGTATATGTTGATAAAATCCAGGAATTGGGTTATGTAGGGGAGAAGTGTCTATGATTAAGTATTGGTCCTATATATTGGCAGCAATTGGAGTTACAGGCATATTCTTTGTAGGCCGTAAGACCATATGGGGATGGCTAATCCTATGTGTGAACGAGTGCCTATGGATCGTATATGCTGTGACGACTCAGCAATATGGATTTATCTTTGCAGCTATAGCCTATGGAATTGTATACATTAAGTCTTATCTGTTGTGGAGAAAAGATCTCACGACGCCCTAACTAGGGCGGTGTGTGAAATAAATAGCACTATTCCCTATGGTATATATATAACCATATACCCCGATATAAGGCCATTTGAGCCAATTCACGCATATGCAGCAAGGAGTAGGTTGCTCCTACTCCTAATATCACCTTGTAGAGCCATTTAAAGTGGTTTAAAGTGGTGTATAGTGGAGCAATATGGAGTAATAATACTAAAAGAATATCATATAATACTAATGATTTATACTATTAATTATATATGTGTATTCGATCATATTAACTAGGCTTCGTAATCATTTGCGGGATAATACCATATAAAAACATGGATGTCAATAGCATCGATATAACAATATGCTGGGAATTTCCGTGATATTTTGGGCGATTTCGTAATGTTTTTTTTGGATAATTTTGCCCAATAATGCACGAAATATAATGAATAATTAATTAATTTGTCATATTCTGGGTATATTTCACCAGATAATTAATCATATTTATTTACTCCTATATATACCTATGCAAGGAGTGTTAGATGTCTATGTCACCGCCCGCCTGGAGGCGGCGGTGAGGGATCTATCCATTATAGCTATAGTATATATACCTTGTCAATATTTCAGTGATATATATCACAATGTCGTAATGTCTATTAGAATAAATTCATATAAAATTTCAGGGAAAATTTGGATCACATCGTAATGTATATTAGTTTATGTTGACATTATATCCACATAGATATCCACAGGGTGTGGATAAAGTTGTGGATAACTTATGTCCTATATGTCCGAATTGACAAGCATGATTTTATATGGTAGATTTCAGTGAAATTTGACAAGCCTTCGTAAATGTGATATAGATACCGATGCGGCATACCCTGGCTTTTGTCAAGCCAGAGCTGCCGTGTGTTTAGATCAGCACACCCGAATATGCTGCTATAAACTTGTCCCAAGAAACTGAGACATTATCTGTAACGGTCTTAGTTGTGAAGTCAACAATAATTGTTTGCTCACCTAAATCATACCCGTCGTTATCAATTGCATAGATTCCAAATCCCGTTTCATCCAGGATTGAATGTTGGATGAGATGACTGATAATCATCCTTGTTCCATATGATGAATCTTGCCAGCGGGGTTTAGCGTGTTCCATTGCCGCTGCCAGGTCTTGCTGCCAGGAATCCTGTCCCCAGTGTGAATACAGTACTACTAGTGGACCCGTCTCTGAATCCTTGAATACGAAATTAATCCGTGCTCCCATTTGTTTCCTCCGCAGGTGGTAGTTGTATGTTTAGTGTTTTTCTGAAGTAGTTCTTCAGATTGTTGTAAGACAAGACTATCACATCTTGGCCTTCTTTTTCTACTGTCTTTAGGTGTTGAAGTTGATAGCCGATAGAGTAGGAAATACCCAAATCGTTATCCTGTAAGAACTCTAGAACCTCAGCTTTATTCCTATCTAGTTTAGCAACCATTGCAAACACCCTGTAAGTCAATGTGCCAAACGGAATGGTTTCGCCGTCAGCCTTACACCATTCTAGGATTTCTTGCTCTACTGTGTCCATTGTTCTCCTCTGTTATTATTCCATTCTACTACAGGTGGTTCATACTTGTCAATGATTGCGATTGCATTAGGGTCATCTTCGATTATAGTGTTAATCATTCCTGCCGTCTGCACAGTCTGCTCATCTTTTAGATGATAGTTTTCGTGCTTCCAATCTACCGCCCAATATCTAATGGCGTGTAAGAATATCCGCATAAACCTGCGCTGAACTTTAGGAGGCTGATTCATCATCATATAAGCAAAGTTGCCGTCCTGAAACCTTATGTCTGCAATTGAATCAACAAGTTTATCCACCGCTTTCTGTTCTCGTGAGCGATTATCCATATGACTTCCATTCTAGCATAGCGGTGAGGTCACCGTCAACTTACTCCGTGGGTATTTCTCCGCCTAATTCTGTAATCAAACGGGCCAGGCGGTCTAACACAAACTGAAAGTCAATACGATCATTACCAGTATAGGCAAGGACTTGGTAGGCTTCAGCCAATTCTTCTGCCAGGTATTCACTCGTCAGAATCATCTTCATCCTCAATTTCTTCTAGGTCTTCCTTTAGCAGTGCGTGGTCATGTTCTACAAGATAGTCAATGATCTCTTCATACAACTGTTCAGGTCCGTACTCTAAAGAGAATACTAGGTCGTGTTTTAGGATGTGCTCCCATACAGCAGAGATGTCTGATTTAAAAATGTAATCAGAATTCTCAGGGTCCGCATTGCTATCATTAATTAAACAAACAATGGTGTCGAATACGTACATATCAGAAAGGGAAGGTCTGACATATGTCTCAGTATACTTAGTCATTGTGTTGTTAAGTTTGATCATTTCGTCAACACGCTCTTTTACATTAGTTACGTTCACGGGCCTTAGTCCTCTCATTAATAGCGAATGCTAGTTGATATGTTAGTGCATATACCTCACCAAATGCGTCAAGTCGTCCCTCTGCACGTGTGCGGTCCATAGATATCATAGCGTCTGAGAAGTCACTCTCCTCTTCCTCCTTAGATATCTCTTGATATACTTGCTCTGCCATTAGCATTAGATTCTTTAGTTCTCCGTGAAGAATATCTGTTCCGCTGACGCCTGCGTCAATCATCTTCTGCAAGTGCGGCGGCAATACTGTTGTATCGGTTTCCATTAGTATCCCTTTCCTTGGATGTCTTCATTTAGTATATCAGTTGCCACTGACAAAAGGTGTCGTGTGTTATAAATCTCAGCTTCCTTAACCCTATAGAAATGATGTTCGTTAACATAATCAATCTTCTCAAGGTCCTGCATAAGGCTTACCTCATGTATCTTTATATACTCAACCATCTGATTAATTTTATTTCCCATCAAAGTATCCCTCTGCCCATAGGCCCTGCAAGAAACTCACCGTATCTTGTAGGTCATTAACTAGTTCAGATTTGTCTAATAAGTCTGACGGGTACTTAAGATAGAATAACTTAGCATCGTGTACAGCATTAGTCATTCTGTTTAAGTCTGCTTCCGTATAGCCTAACATTCAATTGCCTCCATATACTTTACAATAGTAGTAAGTGTTGTGTGAATATAGCAATCACAATCGTCTGATGTATCTCTGTCATCAAAATGTGCAAGGTTGTCGTCATAGATATAATCAATTAGTTCTTGAGTAGTAATCATAGTAGGAATTCATCTCCCTCAATATAGCCATAGTATTCGTTATACTGTTGCTTTAGTCCGTCTGACGCAAATTGCATAAACATATGCTCTGCGTAGTCAGGACCTTCATCTAAATTCTTTGCAGACCATTGGTCAAATAGGTGCTCAGAGATTTCCTGTTGAATAGCGCCTGTAATGTGCTCTGCAACTGTATCTATGAACTGTTCCGCCATTGTATTGCCTTTCGTAGTAGGTATATTAAGTTTAGCAGTTGAACTTTCAGTGTGTCAAGCCATTTGGTCGTAAAGTGATTAAGATCACATTGGGGAAAATTAGTGGGTGAGCCAGGACCCCGAATTCCCAGCTCACCCGAATGCAGGCTGCGCTGTGCGCTTTATTTAACAACTAGAATAGACAATCATTCTGATAGCTGCACCTACACCATCACCTACCCGTGACATCTTCTATTTTACTCTACCAGGATAGAGTTTGTCAAATTACTCCCAGCGGAGTGTATACTTATTTACTTTGAGATTGTCTTTACCGCTGCAGTAATCTGCAACAGCTTTAGATCTCAGTGATTTTGGTTCCTTCTCCGTAACAGAGATAAACTTATCAAGAGCGTCAGCTCCAGTTACCCCCGCAAACATGATGAATGAGCCATCTCTAATAATCCAAGCCATTATTCTTCCTCTCTATCTTGAAGCTCCAGGAAGTCCCCAGATTCAATTAAATCTATTAGTCTTGAGTACATAAAAATTACATCAGGGTCCGTAGACTTATCTGCTGCTTCCTCTAGTTGCTCTAGTAGGTCTTCTTTGGCCTGCCTGTACCCGTCAGTCCATCCTTCTGTATACTGCATATGTTGATTGTCCTCCAATCTCATCTCCGTAAGGCGCCATTGGTTTAACGTCCTCTTCTGATAAAATTGTAGCACCAACTTTGTTAACTACAGCAGCAACCTTTTCTAAGTAGTTGCTATTAATTTCGATCACAGTCCCACCTAGGTGGTCCGCCTCTATCCCAAACTTAAGGGCTTCGAATAGGGCGGTGGCCACCTTGGGAGTACTAATTGTTGTAATCATTAGTTCCAGTCAACATCCGTGTTTTCAACGGTCCAAGAATCAATTGAGACATTGCCATTGTTTGAATCAATGCACAACTCATCCTGTAGGAAATAATGTGCGTCAAAGTCATTGACCTCATCCAGTGGCAGTTCAACCTCGACATCAACTTGGATTGTTGCTGAGATAGTTACTGTCTTCGTAAGAGAGATGTCCAGGAATTCTGCAATCTCTGTTAACGCTTCCTGGTCATCTGAGTCAGCAAAGCGTTCCCCAATATAATCACGAACGTTATTAATCTTATCTTGGAGCACGGCATTATGCTTTGAGGCCTGGCGTCCATTGTGTAGGTCCCATTCAAGGCTTGTTACCTTTTCTGTAACAATTTCAGGGTCCGAGTAACCGTGAATCTTCTTATACGTAACTAATTGGTTAGGGTTGTATTCTGAACCAAGGTCAATTGTTGCTTCTAGGTTTTCTAGCATTTGTTCTCTTTCTTTAGTAGGTGTATTAAGTGTAGCATGCTCGACTGACAATAATGTAGTCTTACGGCCACATGGACATGTTAGCTCTGTCACACCAGATGGGAATCCAAATCCATCTGATGATGTTAGTTCAATTAAACAGTCACATTCATCTGGATCACAAATGAAGGTGTACTTGCTTGATACTAAATCTGTCATTGCTCCTCCAATTCCCAAGATGTGTCAGGCCAACCTAAGTCATATTTGATAATACTCTCAACTTGACCAAGGTCGTCAAGATGTCCGTTTATCTTATCTATTGCTTCCTGTTCGCTATTAGCGCCAACTGCTCCGTGTAATTTAATCACAAAGTTATAGTACGCCATTTAGAGCCTCTTCCTGTGTATAGGTTTTGATAGGTGGAGTGTTCTTATGGTCTTCACATTCCTTCATAGCCTCTTCATCTCTCCAAGAGCCTTCTCCACATTCTGAGCAGAACTCACCGCAGTCATTTTCGCAATATGCAACACAGTCAAAAGATTGGCAAGCGTAGCAACGAGTTTCATACTCTAATAGTTCTTTTACTTCTCCACGGACAATCTCGTATTCCCCACCCCAACCTGTTTCTTCCTCAAACTCTAATGTAAGTAGGCAGTTAGGAACTAAGTTAGATAACTTAGTTAAGATTGTAACGGCAGGCGACCAAGCAGTTTCATACTTGTAGACAACCCAGTTATCATCACCCTCTGATTTATATTCAAGTAACTCTGTATTTGAATACTCTTCATCATCACGAACGGCTACATCCCACTTAGTTCCCCAATTAGAATTATTCCAAGAATACCAATCCTTCTGAGTCTTAGCAAACTCAACAGATTTGCGGAACCAATCAGGGTCATTAGTGTCAATACCACCACGAGAAGGTTGGCAAGCATATTCCTCATCAGTAATTCCGTCATCCTTATATGAGTGGATATTATGGAAAGCAAAGACAGGATTATTATATTCAACTAATTTAATTTTGGTGGGGAAACCTGAAGAACTAATATCACCCATACCATAAGTCTCTTGTGCAAGAGTAAATGGCTTATTCAATCTATCTTTAATCATATCTACCTCAGACTTAGGTCCTTGGATAGTTAATGTGTTATATACCCAGTTTGGCATATTGTTCCTTTCGGGTTGGAAATGGTTACATCTAATACTAGCATAGCCGTAATGGGTAGCGCAACTCTAGATTTCCACAAATTCTGGGATATCTGCGTAATGCCCGTAATGTGATCAAAATCATATGCCGCAGCGCCGAATATTTATGCAGAGCTTTGCATATTTATTTATTGCGATCTGTATCGGACTTGAACCGACGACCTCTACCGTGACAGGGTAGCGCTCTAACCAACTGAGCTAACAGACCAAATGGTGAGCAGTTTTAAATCTTGCTCAGGATTTTTATTTATGCGATTGCTAAAACTGTTTTCACAATTTTTGCTAAGCGATTTTTTTCTGCGTTGATTTGTGCATCGAATCCACTTGCAGCAGCAAGTAGAGATTCTTGCTTACCACCACGAGCAGTGCGAGCCCAGTCAAGGCGTTCAGTTAGTGCATTTAGTGCGCCCCAACCAGTGCCAGCAATCATCCCGTTGAATTCACCAGTGTATAAATCGTTGATTGTATCCACTTTTGTTTCCCACTTTTTGATTGCGCCCTTTGTATCCTTCTCAGGCTTTGGATAAGCCGCAAGAATGATGTCGTTGAATTGCTTAGCATTGACTGACTTCTCATAGAGAGCGTTAGCCAACTTTGAGAATTCGTCCATATAAAAATCTGCCATTCCTAGTGCTTGACGAGCAATAGCAATTTTTCCTTCGGCGGTTTGCGTGTGGCGAATCTTGAATGATTGCTTTACGCCACCCTTTTTCTTAGCACCTAATGCAAGATTAAGAGTGTTAGCACACACAACACGAACAGGTGTAATGCTTGCTTGAATTGCAATAGAACCATCGTGTGATGTGTTGATGAGCAAATAAGTTTTTACAACATCATTGACACCAGTAGGGTCTAGAACAACTTCACGCTCTAGAGCAAGGGAGCCGAACACAACACGACCACCCTTGATTGAACCAGCAGTTTCCCAGCGACCTCCGCCATCTAGGATGTTATCACCAAATGCAAATAAATCTTCATTTTGCAATGGAACATAACGCTGACCCACTACACCAAGAACATCGGTTTGTGAATTGTCGGTAGGATTAGTGCGTAGAACATACTGATAGTCTTTATCAGATGTTAGGTGATTTGGAACTTCCAAATCTTCTAAGCGGACATTCCATCCATTTAGATTTGCAAGAGATAGCATTTCGGATGTATTTACTTCATCAGTAAATACGGTTCCTAAGCCGTGCCAAGCAGGTTCACGGAATGAGGCAAAAGATGTTTTGCCATTTTGACTTTCGAGGTCGTGCGCCATATTTTCCTTCTTTCTTTGTTGTTATTTCAAGTATAACAGGATGAACTGACAGATGTCAATTCGTATAGGTAAAAATGTCCGATTTTCGATGTGATCAAATTCACACCCGTAAGCCTGTGGATAAGCCTGTGGATAACCGCCTCGCATTTCTGCGGGGCTTTGTCAAGTCCTATTTCATTTTAGTAATTAGTTCCCAGAAGGTGGGCGGGTCAAGATTTGTTTGCGCCTTTACATTATTATAAGTTTTATCATTTAGCAGTGCAGTAATAATAAAAAACGGCGCAATAAAAAAGAAGATAAGCAAGAGCACAAAACCACTACCAATTAGATAGCCAATAAACTCATACAAATCCATAGTCTATTGTCTCACGCTTCTACTAGGCTTGGCAAATCGTATCTATCTTCAGTTATTTTTGCTTGGTCAATGTCTGACATTTTAGATTGCCATAATGATAGATTGGATTCAAGACGGTCACCAAAAACTCTTACAAAATCTGCAAGGTCTACGGTCTCACCAGTCATACAAGATTTAAGTACATCGATACCTAGGTACACTCGACTATCACCGCTCCACCCAATTGAAACAGGTACCAGGCACGTACGATACTCATCTTGAATCCAACCCACCCCCTCTCCACAAATCACAGCGTGTTTAGCACATCCATATGCATCAGGTTCATTAATCATAACAAGCAATAGATCTTCTACAGAATGGTTCTTCATATATTCAACGGGGTCCATATCATAAGTTGCAACCTGGATATCCCGTGCACGTTCCAATAGCTTAGCTTGATCAAGCTTGTACCCAATAAAACCTCGTGTGCGTTCTCTTGACATATATATCTCCTATTTCTTAGTAGCGCTAAATCGAATGTCGGCCTTACCATAAACGCATAGGCCACAAGATACGCAGGCGGACCCATTGCTAGAGATTAAAGGAATAGACTTATTATTCTCAGGGCACTTGGCCCCTACCTTACCAGTTAATTCTTTCATCTTATCAGCGGTTACGGCAAAAGTTTTTCCAAGGTATGCAAGGCGGACCTCATAATCCTTTTTTAACTCTTCTCCAATTGTAGCATTTTCGTCATCGGTTGAAAAGTATAGGGAAAGGTTACTAGTATTGTTTAGAATAAGTGCAGCACTCTTCACACGTGTGTATACCCAAAATTGAATTTCAGGATGATTAGTGATAACAGTCTTCCAGGCATGCGTGTAAGTATCATTAAAGAAATCGCCGTCCCAATGAATGCGGAATAACTTAGGCGCCTCTTTTTTATCACAATCAGCAATAAATTCTACAATCATCTCATCTAATAGTCTAACCATAGTTTCGCTATCGGCGTCTTTTAGTAGGGCCCAGTTATGAAGAAGATTAGTCTTTACTCCCTTGAATAATTTTTCAAGCTTCCCAGCGTAGCAAACAGTCTCACAGATAGACGTTGCACCAGGACAAGAAAAGTCTTTTCCTGCAGGTAATCCGAACGTGTTGGCAATTGCTGCTTGCTTTCCATTTTTTGTGACAAGGTTAGCAACCTTTCTATCATTTGAGCGTTTTAGTTTCATAGGAATAATTGTATCGGTTGACACTGACATTATAGGTCCCCCATTTCAGCGTCGGCCATACGTGTTTCCATATAGTCATCACGATACCAAATTGGATCGGATGAAGAATAGCCTTTTATACAGATAGTGCAGATAGAGTAGTTGGTGCAGTAACAAGAATTAATATCGTTCATTAATTCGCCTTTCGTTCGGGTGTATAACAATTCTAGCAAACATTTCAGGGGATATCAATTCCTACTCGTAAGTAGGGTGTGATGTTGATCACATGCCGCCTCGCATTTTCAGCGATTTTGTCAAGTAGCTCGTATGTGGTGTGTTGAGCAGTTTATACACTTACTCAGGTGATAGAGAGGCAGGATCCTTAGTCTGGAACCCCTCTAATTATTTAATTGTGTTGAGCAGTTTTTACACTTGCTCAGGTGTTTCGCAATTTATCGTTATGCGAGAACGATTGCGCTTTTGTTATGCGCCAATTTTTACCATAGCCCACCGCATACCATTTTCGGTTTGCAAAGATAACTTAGTTAGGTTTGGTCGGACAGAAACAATTTCACGAATAGAACCTGTTATACCTGACTTACCTGTTGTGAAAGTATCTCCAATTCGGTAGAACTTTCCTTTTGTTGTATCCATTACTGGCGACATTTTATTCCTTCTTTCGGGTAGTTGTTGTGTTGAGCCTTTTCACAACTTGCTCAGGTTGTCCCACTCTAATTATTTATACACGCATTTCTGTGGGGCGTGTTGATTTTATTTAGAGATAACGAGCAATAGCATTGTAAGTGCTTGTGCTAACCAATTCCTCATCTGTCATTTTCAGAATACGGATTGCGTTTGACATTTCCTCTTTCATCTCACGATACTGATGAGAGTGAATAACCTCAAAATCCTTTTCAGGTTCAGCAGGGAAGTTGCCTTCCTTTGTGATGATGTCAAAATCAACATTGAGAGTGTTGTTCCATTGACGATAGTTTGTGCGTAGGTTTTCAGCCTTTGAGAAGTTCTCAATAGCCCACTTAGCAATTTCCTTTTTCCAAGCCTCTTGCTTCTTACCGAACTTTGCTTCCTTTTCGGTTTGTGTAGCGTAGTCTTGCTCTAGTTCTGCTAACTTTACCTCTAGTGCCTTGATAACTCTAGCAGTAGGGATTTTTACATTTATAGATTTGCCTCTTGACATTTTTTTCCTTTGTTAGTTGGGTGGTTTGGGTTTCTTACTATCTAATTCTAGCAGGGGCTACTGACATTTTGCCAATAGCCCCCGATTAGGATTACTTCGCTGTTGTCCAGCGAGTTTGACCTGCGACATCAAGTTTGATACGATAAGAGCCATTATCGTTCTTGACTACTTCTGTGATTGTTCCTTCTACGCCAGACTTTGCTGTTGTAAAAGTTTCACCGATTTTTGGTGTTGTCATTTTGCTTCCTTTCCGTTTGTTGTTATTACAAGTCTAGCAAATCCTACTGACATTATCAAATCGTAAATCGGTCAAATCGGACATTTTTTCCACAAATTCTGTGATAAACCTCATAATGTCGTAACTTGACAAAGCTCAGAAAATCCGTGGCGCACTCGGGCGTGTTGCGCCAGCATTTTTATGCAGTGCGTTGCATATTTATTTATTCAGAATATTTATTTTTATATTTTTGTTTTCGTGAATAAACTTTTTTTGATTGCACATAAGTTGCAGCGTTTGATCTCCGCAATTCTTGAATGCGTGTAACTTTTTCTTTTAGCATTTTTTTTAATCCCATTCTGGTAGCCAAGCGGACAAGTGGTGTTGCTCTGCAATTGCCCAAGCGGGTGCAGTAGTTTTATTTTTATACAATACGCCTTCAGGCATTTCAATTTCAGTATCGCCATCGCCTGCGTGTATTGCGTCAATTGCTTCAATGCAAGGTTGCACCATAGAAAGTGGAACGGGCGGGTAGTGATTACCCTGTAAGTGATAACCAATAGCCTGTTCAAGTGATAGGTCAAAGTTAGTTGCTAAGTCAATTGCTGTATTGTTTCCCATTATCGTGTTACCACTCTTCCATCTCGATAGAATATTTTTGTATAGCATTTACCTGTATTGGTATAAATATTAACTGTTGAGTATTCGTTAGCCATTCCCCAGTCTGTAAAACTGAAGAAAGACTTCCAAGCGTCAAATTCGCTTTCATAGCGTTGTTTCCAATGAGGGCTTTCCTCATAGTCATACTGACAAGATACTAGGTATTCGTAGTCCATAGTTATGCTCCTTCGGGTGTTGTAAATAATTTTACCTCTTGGCACTGACAAGTTTCGACATCGTAGTCTAACTCGTTGCCCCAGAAAATAAGTCCTTCTCCGTGGCATTCATCGCAAGCAAATCGCATTACTGAGTTTATCATTAAATAGCACCTTCCTGAAATAATCCAATTTCAATGTCTAGTAATTCTTCGGGTGTTGCCTTAGATAAATCTACCCAAGACACGCCCTCTTCATTTATGCGAGCAAATTCAATGTATCCCATTATTACTCACCAACCTTCACCGCAATAGTTGCGTATTGTGTAGATAATTTACCTTTAGCATTTACGCCAATTAGGTAGGCTTCGGTATTTTCTCCATACCAAATACCTTCACGCTTTTCAGCGGAGATAATCTCACCCGAAAAAAATCGGTTGCGTGAGCGATAGTGTTTTCCTATAAGTAGGCTTTCGATTGTGTATAGTTTAGTAGCCATTAGTGGCACCTTCTTTCATTTTGTTGTTGATACAAGTCTATCATTTACTACTGACATTTCAGGGAAGCCACGCCGTAAATCATAAACTATTTTGTTTTTCTTACTATGTAAGTCTAGCAGAACGGACTGACATTTTCACATTACTAGCCAGTAAATCCAAATAATGAGACGCTCAAGCCGTGTGATAAATCTCACAAAAATTTCCAGCTTATCCACAGACACACCGTAAGTTATCCCCAGACACGCCCGAGTGCGAGGCGCTGTCGGGCGTGTTGCATTTAGTTGAAAGTTTGAGCAGTTTTAGATCGTGCTCAGGATTTTATTTTATTTGTTGCAAGCAATCCGAAACTTTTCAAAATCAAATCGTGGATTATCTGCAGAAAAGAAATCTGCAAACTCTTCAATTAAATCTTGAAACACAACTTCATTTGAAATTGAAGATTTGAAATCAGAAAGAATTTCAGCAGTAGAAACATAATCTTTACGAGTCATCATTAGTTGTTACCCCATTTCAAAGTTGCATAAGAATTATTTTTATTTATTTCTTCCATTGCATTTAGAGAGTCAATAGAACCAATAAAACTTTCAGAAAAAAGTTTTTGAATAAAACTTTCAGGCATTGTTGCAAGAGCAGAAATTACATAGTCGGGAGCCTTGTGCTCGTCAATCTCTGCAATTAGATTTACAGTGTGTGAAATTGTTATCATTACTTTACCGCCTTTCCCTTTAGAACACCACGAACACCGAGCAAATCGCAATCAAATTTGACCGAGATACCAACAGGGAGTTGGGCTGGATAAGTGTTGATGAATTGGGCAACCGCACCTTTAGAAGGAAGGTTGATTTTTGATACTGAACCTGAGAAGGTTTCTAGTCTGATAGTGTAAGTCATTTTTGACTTCCTTTCGTTTGTTTGTTTATAGGAATAAGTCTAGCATAGGGGTCTGACATTTTGAGGCATTTAGCCCCAAAAGTCGGTGTGAGATACCTCACAGGCAGTTGATACAATTACAACCTTTAGAGGAGAACAGATACTTTAGCAATTCCTTGCGAGTATAAGCGTCCAAGCCATAAGAGGATTTTACTCCGCCATTATGGTATTCGTGAACGATAGTAGAGAATAGAGTTTCATTTAGTGTAGTCATTTGAGACCACCTTTCTTTTAAGTAGTTAAAAACCTTTTTTAACTTTCTATACCTAGAAGTATAGCAGGGGGGTCTGACATTTACTGGCCAGTAATCGGTCAAATCGGACATTTTGAAATGTGTTTAAAATCACATCAGCTTTTTACGCTCAAAATCTCAGTGTGTTCATAATCACACCTGTAAAGACACGCCCGAGTGCGCCTCGATTTTTTTGATCGTTGTCAAGTGCAACACGCAATTATTTTTATTTATTTGTAATCAAAAAACATTTCTGCTAACAATTCTAATTCATCATTTGTTAAGTGATCAATTTGAATTGCATTTGCAAAATCTTCGCCAACGCTTGTCATCTCTGTCATTATTACCAACACCTTTCACATAAAGCAGTTATAAATTCTGCATCTTCAATTGACATTTCCATTACGAATTCATCGCAACCTTTACAAAATAAATCTTTCATTTATTCACACTCACATTCTTGCGTATAATCAAATTCGCAATAGTAGCAACCCATTTGTTCGCCGTGTGCTTTGCACACATAAACAAATTGGCTTTCCTCACAACAGAAACGCATTTCATCTTTTATGAAATAGAATTCATTTTCATCAATGTAGTTTTTCATTATTTGGAAACCTTCCAATCTCTCCACATTGGGAGTCTTTCAGGGTCGGTATCATCATACCAACGCTCAATGTTATTTTCGCAAACCTCACAAAATGTGAATTGCTCATCTCCTACCATAGAGATAGCAGGTTTGAATGGAGTGTGCTCTTTGCACATTGTAATTGTTGAATTCATTTGAATTCCTTTCTAGTTTGAGAACCTTTCTCAACTTTCTTATGACTTTAGTCTAACATAGACCACTGACATTTTGGGGGGTTACTGGCGAGTATTTTCAAAGTATTTTTGTGATTTGCACCACATAGACTTATCCACAGACACGCCCGACGCCGCCTCGAAATTTTTGCGATATGTCAAGTCGACACACCGCAAAAACTTTTTTATTTTAAATTAATAAAAGATAACCAAATAAAGTTACGAGGATGATCAGAAAAATAAATTCTTTCACGAATTAATTTTCCAAGCAAGCTTCAAAAAACTTTTCTTCGTTAAACCTTTCATTATCTTTTTTAAACATATTTGAAAAGTCTAACAACAATGCAGGCGGAACTTCTTCAAAGTGCTTGTTAAGAATTTCGGCGGTTGAGATGTAGTCTTTACGTGTCATCATTAGTTTAATCCATTCTCTTTAAGGTCTTTGATTACGGCAATTACTAGGGGGATAGTAACGCCAAGCATTACTAATTGGACTAAGGTGGTTAGTAGGCGATTACTTGTCATTAGTGTTTTTCCATTTCTTGTAGTATTTATATCCTACACCAAGTAGGACGGCGGTGGCAAGTAGTTGCCAAGATAGGGCGATATAGCACCATTCTGTATCTAGCATAAATCCATAGTTATCTAATTCTATTGATAGCATTACTTAGTATCTACCTCTCTAATGTTATAGGTAAACCCTTTACCTAATTTGTTTAGTTCTGCAATTACTGCAAGAATTTCTTCAGGCTTGCTAGCCTTTTGATTAACGGCTAGTAGTTGAGAGCCTTGCCATAGTGTGTAAGTGATAGTCATTTACTGTTCTTCTTTCTGTTAGTTTTTATAGTATAAGTTTAATAGTAGGGATAGGGAAAAGTCAAGTTTTGATCGTGTGAGTTACGCCACACGATTAGCGAATACCCACTTACTTTCGTTAGGGGTAAGGTAACGGTGAGAGATAAGACCCTCAGAGGCTACCATATATACATAAGCCATACGGCTAATGTAGTTACCGTCTTTAGTTCTAAAGATACGGTTATCCTTAGTGTTAGAGGAAGCCATAGAGTGGAAAGGCTCTACTACTACTGTTAGTGTATTTAGTGAATTCATTTTAGAATTCCTTTCTTTTTTATTCGGTTAGTATTTCTAACCTTTTTGCTGACCTAGTTTATTTGCTCTTTCGGGAGGCTCACCTAGGATTTTCTTTTATTTAGTTTTTCTTATGTAGTAAGACTATCAGACCAAACCCTGAAAGTCAAGGCTATTTGGTGTGATGTCTACCACACTAGGGCTTAGTGTATCCCTTACCCTGTGGGCAGTGGATGTCAAACTGACCTCCACACATTACACAGCGTGTCCACGCTGTGAGTCCCCCGCAAGTATCGCAAGCGGTAAGAGGGAAGGCAGAGCCTAGGCTATTTCTATTTTCATACAGTGAATTCATTTGGAATTCCTTTCTTTCTTTGTTAATCACCTTGATTAACTTGATACTAGTATCCTATCAGACCCCACTGACATTTTCTACTCAAAAAACGCCCAAATCGGACATTCTGAATGTGAGATACACCACATTAGGGCTATGGGCGCACTATTTGTCCGTTTTATCCTACTCCGAGTATGAATCATACAAAATAAACTGATATTAACATTTTAGAAAAGCTAATATTGTAGTTGACTAGAAATATGATACACTTAGATCATGAGAAAGTCGGCGGTAAGACGAATACGCTAATCCCTTGGGGATATAGCTTAATCAGGTTAAAGCATTTGTCTTATATACAAACGACTCTGGGTTCAAATCCCAGTATCCCTACTATTGGAGTTTAATATGAATTGGATCCAAGCAACAATTATCTTTGGACCTATAGTGTTCTTGCTAATTGCATTCAGAAAAGACATTTTCTAAAAAATATTTTATTAACATTTTATAGAAACTAATATTCTAGTTGACTAGGATTTATACTACTATTCAAATGAAATTTGGGTGGAGTAGAAATCTTCATCTACTTCTTTTACGATATGACAATATCGACAGGTAACTTCCCCATCATTATCTAAGTGAAAATCGTGATCACAGTTCATTTATGTTCTTTCCTTATATGATTATTGAGTGTGAAATGTGCAAAACCTGATCGAACTTCGATTTCTTTTTTGCACAGCTCACAGATAACTAATCTCATATATATCCTAGTCGACTAAGATATTATCGTCTTTTACAGGTACAAACCTTGGTAGATCTCATTTTAAAGAACATCCAAGTGTGATGAATAAGCATTAGACCCATAAGAGCCCACATAAGATTCATCTCAGTAATGCCACTACCTAAAACCATATCTACAGATCCATGGTCATGTGCAGGAGCTTGAATTAAATCAGGTATTCCATTTTTGTCTTCATCTAAGAAGCTAGTTGTTGTTTCCATATCTTCAGTATACATCATTAGGAACGGAACGGCAACTCAAGAGCTTTAGCTCTTCTTGGCTTAAATAGGCGTATAAGGCTTAATATGGGTATAGTGATAAAAATGCCACATACGCCAACTGCCAGAATATCCCTAATTCGTCCATAGAGGTCAAAATTAGAGGGTTTTAGCCCTAGAGGGTAGTTGGGTATCGGATCGATACACTTTTACCCCTTAAATTGGCTTCTCGTCGATTTTTTCACTATACAAAGCGAAAATCCCCAGATCTGCGGATATCTGAGGATTCTCTAATATTCAGGAACTCTAAAGCTCAACCGAATACTTCTATAAGTATACTAGAAAAGGTCGTCTTCGTCAACTTCTTCACTAACATCTAATTCAAAATCATCTAGCATTTGGGATACCGCCCCATATGCATATATAGCAAAAGCCACGGCGCCTGCTCCCATACCTAGAGCAATTGTTCCAAGGAATAAAGTTCGCTTCTTCACTCCGCCTCACTTCCTAGAGCTGGAAGAGGACCAAGCAATTCACCATTTCGATGAGCTTCGATCATTTTTAAAACTTCTTCGCCTTTTCCGACACCATCTGCTATTAAGCAGAGAACGTCGTATATGCGAGAGAGTGTGATGTATGTGACAATATCGATATTATCATCAATTGTCTCAGATGGCTTTTCTTCTGCGGCGAAATCACTCATTAACGGCTAGCACTCTTTTCATTCTGTCGTAGGAACTATATCCTATTTCAATAGTATCATTGCATTCAAGGCAATATAGATAGATTGTATCATCATGTCTTAAATTTGGCAATAGTGGACGACTGTCCTTCTCGCAAAAAAGTTCACTAGGGTAACGCTTTATAAATTCACGGACAATTCTGATATCCATTATTTATTGCTTTCTGGATTGTCCCATTTACATTGCAAGGGTTTGAAATCATCTGGGAATTTACCCAGCCATTCCTTAGTCCTTGGTGTCATACCCTTCCAGGATGACCAGTTCTTACCGCCAGCACTCATATGGAATGCTATCGTCGCATTAGTCCAAGGATCAAATAGATCTTTGTCATAAGTCAAATTAAATTTATCTCTTCGATCTGCTCCCATAGATCCAAGCATATTTATCTGGAAAACTCCATATGAGTTATCTCCAGTTTTTCTGTTACCGTTGTATGCCAGTGGTCGGCCATTAGATTCTTTCTTTGCGACTGCCCAGGCTTCAGAAAGGTCACTACCCTTGAAACCAGCGCAGAATAGTAACTGAGCTAAATCCTCATCACTCAGTGATTTAACGCTCTTAAAGTCCTCTATATAGGCGTATTGTGCTTGTGGTACATCATTTGATATACTTGTTTGAGCAGCAGCGTTGTTAAATCCTGGAAAGCTAGCACATATAAGTGCAATCATTCCCAATTTAAGGGCTGCGTCTCTTATGGTTTTATTTTTCATAAGGTATTAATCATAACCTATTACTAGAAAGGCTGTCAAGTCGTGATTTTGAGTTTTAACACAAACCCAGGAAATTTAAATATTTCTACAGGCTATGGATACGCAGGATATCACATTGTAACAAGTCTACAAAAACTAGGATACAAAGTTCCTTTTAAATACAAGGGTGCTAAAGTTCAATTAAATTTTAGTCAACCACAATTTTTTGAATTAAATAAAGATCAATATCAAATAGGATATCTTCCATGGGAATCAACTAAATTACAAGAGGGTTGGTTAGAAACACTAAATGAATGTGATGAAGTATGGGCAACTTCTCCTTGGGTAAAACAAGTTTATGAAAACTGCGGAGTCACTCCGCCAATACATGTCTACGAACATGGTATTGAAAATATTTGGCAACCATTTAAAAGACAGAGAAAAAATGGACCACTAAGATTTTTACATGTTGGAGAACCAGCACCTAGAAAATCAGGACAGATGGCTTTTGAAGCTTTTGTTGATGTTTTTGGAAATGATCCAGATTATCGTTTAACTATTAAATCTTATAAATATAATACTATAAGAGTATATAATGAATATAATAATATTATAGATAGTAGTATATCTAAAACATATAATAATATTTCAATTATACCTGACGAAGTTTCTACAAGTCAAATGGTGGGCATTTTTAACTCCCATCACTGTTTAATCTATCCGTCTTGGGGAGAAGGCTTTGGTTTCATTCCGCTCCAAGCTCTTGCAAGTGGCATGCCCGTAATTTGTACTGAAGAATGGGCGCCATATAAAAAATTCTTGGGACCACTAGCACTTAAATCTCAATATGTGGAATCACCTTGGCAAAACCCTCACCCTGGACTAATGGTTCAGCCTTCATACGAAGATCTTTGCAATTTGCTAAGAAAGACTGCTGACGAGTATAATACTATTGCGGACTATTATTATGATCAGGCTGCGGAAGTTGGTAAAGCATATGATTGGTTACAGTTGACTGATAATGCTTTCTCAAGATTAAAAGAAAAATTTTAAAAATTTCTTTTCTTTAAAAAAAAGTCACTATACTTAGTATTACCAATAAAATTAAACCCAACATGTGGGACTAGAGGAGTATTCTAAAATGCAAGAAGTAATTCAAAATCCGTACGAGAACTTTATCGCTCTGAGCCGTTATGCAAGATGGCTACCAGAAGAAAACCGTCGTGAGACTTGGGGAGAGACAGTAGACAGATTTGTTCTGTATATGACAAATCACCTTAAGAGCGATTATAACTATGAACCTTCTGCAAGCCTCACTCTAGAAATTCGTGATGCCATTTTTAATAGAAACATTATGCCGTCAATGAGATCAGTAATGACAGCTGGTGCCGCTTTGGATAGAGACAATGTTGCAGGTTACAATTGCTCATTTTTACCAGTAGACTCACTTCGCTCATTTGACGAAGCTATGTATATTTTGATGTGCGGAACAGGTGTTGGATTCTCTGTGGAGTCAGTTTATGTAGATAAGCTTCCAGTTGTTAATGAACATTTCGAAAAGTCTAATACCGTTATTGTTGTTGAGGATTCAAAAGCTGGTTGGGCAAAATCACTTCGTGAACTCCTTGCTCTTTTATGGCAAGGACAAATTCCTACATGGGATGTTTCTCAAGTAAGGCCTGCAGGTGCACGTCTTAAGACTTTTGGTGGTCGTGCTTCAGGTCCTGAACCACTTGTCAATCTTTTTGAGTTCTGCGTTACAACTGTAAAGCATGCATCTGGAAGAAAATTGCGTTCTATTGAAGCGCATGACATTATGTGTAAGATTGGTGAAGTAGTTGTTGTTGGCGGAGTTCGTCGTTCTGCTTTAATTTCACTTTCAGATCTTCGTGACACAGATATGGCAAAAGCAAAAGCTGGTGCTTGGTGGGAAGCAACTGGTCATCGTGCATTAGCAAATAATTCTGTTGCATACATGGATCGACCATCAATGTCAGACTTTATTGCCGAATGGAAAAATCTTTACGACTCAAAATCAGGAGAGCGTGGAATCTACAATGTTAAGGCTGCACAAAAGCAGGCTGCAAAGTATGGTCGACGTGATGAAAACATTAGATACGGAACTAACCCATGTTCTGAAATTATTTTGCGTCCTTATCAGTTCTGCAACCTTTCAGAAATTATTGTTCGTGAAGAAGATAATGAAAAGACACTTGCTCGCAAGGTAGAACTTGCAACCATTCTCGGTACATGGCAATCAACACTTACAAACTTTAAGTACCTACGCAAAATCTGGAAAGAAAATACAGAAGAAGAAAGACTGTTAGGTGTTTCTATCACTGGGCAATTTGGAAACGAATTAATGTCTGGGAAAAAGGGTATTGATAAGCTTTCAGATGTTCTTAACTCACTTCGTGAACTTGCTGTTTCTACAAACGTTGAAGAAGCAGGAAAGATTGGTATTAATCCTTCCGCTGCAGTTACATGCGTTAAGCCTTCTGGAACAGTTTCACAGCTAACTGGCGTTTCTTCTGGAATGCACCCATGGCACAATGAATATTATATCCGCACAGTACGTGGTGATAAGAAAGATCCACTTACACAATTCTTAATTGAAGCTGGAGTTCCAGCAGAAGACGACTTTATGAATCCAACTCAGACAAAGGTATTTTCATTTCCTGTAAAGGCTCCAAAGGGAGCAGTTCTAAGAAATGATCTTACTGCAATTGAACACTTAAACATTTGGCTTGCATATCAAAGAGCTTGGTGTGAGCACAAGCCTTCAATTACCGTTTCAGTTCGTGATGAAGAGTGGATGGAAGTTGGATCTTGGGTGTGGGAGCACTTTGATGAGGTTTCTGGAATTTCATTCCTTCCTTATTCAGACCACACATATAAACAAGCTCCGTATCAGGATGCCACAGAAGAAGAGTATCTTGCAGCAGTTGCAAAGATGCCAGAAAATATTATGTGGTCACTTCTTAGTATGTACGAGACAGAAGACTCTACAACTGGAAGCCAAAACCTAGCTTGTTCTGCAGATGCAGGATGCGAAGTGGTAGACATTAACTAGTCTGCCTTTAGCGTTTATATATGCTAAAATTAGATTAATACCACTGGAGCGTAAATGCCATTTTTAACTAAGAATTTTAATGTAGACGAAGGCGCTACACTGAATTTCACTATATTTTGGAAAGATCCAAACGATGTTCCAATTAATATAACTGGCTATACAGCAAAAATGCAGGCAAGAGATAAGCAAGGCGGAAAGATACTTTGCTTTACCTTAACCCATACAGATGGGATAGCTATAAATGGCCCACTGGGAAGAATTAGCGTAACAGTATCTGCAGAAAGAACTACTAAGTTAGTTTATCCAAAGTCATTCTATGATCTAGTTCTAACCGCCCCAGATGGAGTTACCAAGACACGCATTCTTGAAGGAACACTTAGTGTTTCAAAGGCGGTTACAGTCTAATGGCTGAAATTACAGTTGTAGACAACTCAAACATTATTAATGTCACTCAAGTTGACAATCAGGTAATACTTTCAGACTCTGGAATACAGGGTCCTTCTGGAAGAACTATTCTTAATGGTTCTGGCGCCCCTCAAGATGGTAATGGAGTTACTGGAGATTTCTACTTCGACGTAGTTCTAAATAAATTTTATGGTCCAAAGCTCACAGATAACTCTTGGCTTAACGCCAAGGCAATAATCCTTACACAAGAGGTTTCAGAAAAGTTATCATGGAGCCTTTCTCAAGTTAGTTCTACCCCTGATGCTGATGGCTACTATTCAGTCACTCTTACTACATCACTACTTTTCCAGCCAAATGTTACCGTAATCGACAGCGGTGGCAATGCATTCGAAACTGGAGTACAGTATAATGAGAGTAATAAAACTGTGAAGCTTTTCATGACTTCTAGGTTTTCTGGGACAGCCTACCTGTCCTAAAGGGAGATAAAAAATGGCTAGACAGTTTCTTATAGACATTGATTTAAAGCAAAATGAATTACGCAATGCCGTAATACATAACCTAGGCACAGCCCCACTAAGCGGAAAAGCTGGACAGGTTTATTACAACACAGCATTAAATCAACTATACTTCCACAATGGAACGGGCTGGCAGTCAGCTGGCCAGATAAGCATTACTCTTGGCGGAGACTTAAGCGGTACAGCATCAACAAACTCTGCAGGTGAAATTACTCTTAATGCAACAATTAATGCTAATGCGGTAGCTTTAGGTACAGATACTTCTGGTAACTACGTTGCAACACTTTCTTCAACAGACTCACACTTAACTATTGCGAACTCTGGAACAGAGACTGCAGCTGTAACAATTGTTACAGATGCTACAGCGCAAAATACAGCTTCAGCAATAGTAGCTAGAAATTCAAACGGCGATTTTGCTGCTGGAACAATTACAGCTAACTTAACTGGTAATGTAACTGGAAATCTAACTGGAGACGTTAAGAATACAGATGGCACAACCATCCTGGATTCTGGAAACTCTAATGCTAGAGCAGTATTTACTGGAGATGTTTCTGGAAATGCTTCAACCGCAGATAAAATATTAACAGCACGTAAAATTGAACTTGATGGAGACGTCAAGGGTGAAGTTAATTTTGACGGATCTCAAAATGTAGTAATCACAACAGCAATTCAGCCAAACTCTGTAGCACTTGGCACAGATACAACTGGAAACTATGTTGCTGGAATCTCTGGAACCACAAATCAAATTACAGTAACTGGCTCTGGATCAGAATCAGCAGCAGTAACAGTTGGATTGCCAGATAACGTAGAAGTTGTTGGTAACTTAAAGGTAGGCGGAAACCTTAATGTTGTTGGAACAGTAAACTCTGTTAATACAACACAGGTTAATATCGAAGATAACAAGATTAACTTAAATACTAACTTTACTGGAACTCCTACAACAGATGCTGGAGTACGTGTTGAGCGTGGAGATGCAGCAGACGTTGAAGTTCTTTGGAATGAAACTGATGACAAGTGGACACTTACAAATGATGGAACTAATTATCATCATATTACAAGAAAGTATGCACAAACACTTTCTACATCACTAACAACATATACAGTTACACATAATTTAGGATCAGAAGATGTTGTTGTTCAGGTATTTGAAACAGGCGGATCTAAAGAGCAAGTAGAAGTTGGAGTAGAGCATTTCTCACCTTCAGCAGTTAAACTACAGTTTGCTACCGCACCAACAGCTGGAGCTTATAGAGTCGTAATCACTGGATAAGGAGTAGGTAGATGTCATCTGTAAAAAGACTAGTACCACTTCATGCAGTAGAGCTATCTTCAGATCCAGCAAATGGACGAATAGGCGATATTTATTATAATAGCGCAGTTAAAGAATTAAGATTTTATGATGGAGTTGCTTGGCAGCCTACTGGCGGAGCTCTAAGTGGTATTTTGGACCACGTACATACATATGACGGAGAAATTTACTCTGTAGAAAACGTTCAGATACCTAATCCAGGATTTATTGATGGCGGTGACGCATAATGTCATCAGTTATTAGATTAAGAAGAGGAACATCTGCTCAATGGGCAGCTTCTACATTAGTTCTTGCACCAGCAGAACTAGGTTTAGATACTACACTAAATAAGTTAAAGGTTGGAAATGGATTATATACTTGGGTTAATCTTCCCTTTATAAATGTACTTCCCTCAGAGCTTGCGGAGTTGTCACAAGACGCTATAAATAGTGCTTTAGTTATGGGTCTACATATGACAAAAACATATGATGACACTTTAAATACAATAACAGTTTCTTCTACTCTTACAAACGTAGACAATACATCGGATGCAGATAAGCCAATATCAACTGCTACATCAACAGCATTAGCACTAAAAGCTCCTTTAGCCAATCCCGCTTTAACTGGAATTCCAACAGCACCAACTGCTGTGTCTACAACCAATACAACTCAAATTGCAACAACAGAATTCGTAAAGACTGCAATAGCAAATGTTATTGATTTAGCTCCAGGTGCCTTAGACACGTTAAATGAACTCGCCGCCGCAATCAATGATGACGCTTCATACGCATCTACAGTTACTACTGCATTAGGACTAAAAGCTCCTTTAGCCTCACCAACATTTAGCGGAAACGTATCTCTCCCAGCAACTACATCTATTGGAGATGTGTCTAGTACAGAAATATCTTATTTAAATAATGCAACCAGCGAAATACAGGCACAAATAGATCTCAAAGCCCCATTGCTAAATCCAACTTTTACTGGAACGGTAAGCGGAATTACAAAAACAATGGTTGGACTTGGAAATGTTGATAACACTTCAGATTTAGAGAAGCCAATATCTTCTTTAACAGCAACACGTATTGGCTTGTTAGAAACTCAAGTTGTAGACGGATTAGCTGCAAAGGTTGATAAGGCAACTATACCAACATTAAAGTCAGACACTGCTTACACAATTAGCAATCAAACAGATAGATATAATAGAATTGAATTTGACGCTTCAACAGCAATTACAGTAACTATTCCAACAAATATAAATGATCCGTGGCCAATAGGCTCAAGCTGTGAAATTATGCAGGCTGGAACTGGAAAAATAACTGTAGTTGGTCAATCTGGAGTAACACTAAGAGCCCCAGACAATCAATTTAAAACTAGAGTTCAATGGAGCACACTAATTCTTGAAAAAAGAGGCACAAACGATTGGCTAGTATCTGGAGATTCTGATCTATAATGGGACTATCAAGAAAAAAAAGAAATATTGTATCCTCAAGACTAAAGGCATTTGTATTTTTCCAAGATAGTTTTAATAATTATTTTAAGGGCGGATGGAAATTTAGAAGAGGTCAATGGACAGCTGGTTCTTCTACTGCATCAACAGCATATAGCTCATCTCTTTATCCAATGGCTTCAGTTCCAATGAAAGATCCAAATGTAACTATTTCTATTAAAAATCCAGGCATTGGATCAGGTGCCGCTCTTTGGGTAACAGATGAAGGTAACTGGTACGGATTAGTTTCTTCACAAGTAGCAAGTCCTGGAACAGGAGCATGTCTTTCTGTAAATCCTTATAATCCTTGTGGAGCAACAAATGGTTGCGAAGGCACTGGAGGAAATTGTTACGGAAGCGGCGGATGCTCAGGCACTGGAGGAAATTGTGTTGCAACTGGCGGAAACTATGCTGGCACAAACTATGAGTGCCAAGCTTCAAACCCAAGCTGTAATGTTGAGTATGCAAATTGTGTTGCAACTGGTGGAAACTGTAATCAAGGTGGATTTAACTGTAATACATTTGGCGGAAACTGCAGGGCTACAGGAGGAAACTGTAACACTGGTGGTGGAAACTGTAGAGCTGGAACTGGTGGAAACTGTTCTCAATATGGTTGGTGCGGAATCCCATTTGCAGCAAGCTACTGGTGCTGTAATAGATATAATCCTTACAATCCATGCCCAAGCACTAACCCATACAACCCTTGTGTTAACATAAACCCATATAACCCATGTGCAAGCTTAAACCCATATAACCCATGTGTAAACATTAACCCATATAACTATTGCATAAATATAAATCCATACAATCCATGTGCATCCACAAACCCATACAATCCTTGTGTTAACGTAAACCCTTACAACCCATGTGCATCTACTGTTCCTAGAGATCAGTATAATCCAGTAAATCCATGTGGCTCCACAAACCCATATAATCCATGTGGCTCCGTAAACCCTTACAATCCATGTGCTGGAGTCAACCCATACAACCCTTGTGGTGCAGGAGGAAACTGTGCTGGAACTGGTGGAACATGTAGCTCTTATGCAACTACCTATCCAAGATACTTACAGCTTATTAGGTTTACATCAAATGTTGCAACAGCTATATATACTTTCACTTTAGATGCAGTAACAAGCTATGTTCAGATGAAGGGTCTAAAAATTCAAATATCAAATGCCACCAAAGGTGGAACTACAGCCACAATAACAGCCAAAGCATACTCTGACACCGCAATGGTGACCCAAATTGGAAGTGATTTGATATATAACGCAACAGGTGTTAATATTGTAGCTAACTACGGAATAGTTGTTTCTCCAAGCAGCTATAACCAAGAAAGTTCACTTGGAGAAATTACAATATCGTGAGGAGTATATTATGACAGAAAACATCCCAACCTGGGAAAGAATAGGTTCAGGAGAAGGGCCTGCTCAGATTGCCTTCGCTTTGGTTTTAGATGGCATCGTTCAGCAAGTTATGTCTACAAATGTAGCCACAGCATCTCTTTTATTAGAAGGACCACAAATTATAAGATGTAAGGATGACGCTGAAGTTGGAATGACAGTTGAACAAGCTGCGCTCTAAGTAACACCCTAATAGAATAGAGAAGTAATTGAGAATAATAAAGTTTATTCCGTTTGGCGGAAGGAAAAACCTTATGCCTCCATCTATATCAAAAATACCACAATGGTGGAAAGATGGAGAAACATCTACATCTGCTGGAACTCCAGGACTTAAGTCGTGTGTTCCCTTTATGGAAATAATGAAGTCTGGATATACAATAAATTTACCATTTGATATATTTGTTTCTAGGAATGAAGATGGAACTACAAATTTAAGATGGAACGCTCCAAATGAAGCTGGTTGGCCAAACTTTATTGAAGAAAGACCACCAGATCTTGGGAAAACAATTCCAAGACCAGCAGGACATCTTCCAAATGGATTTGTATGGACATCACAATGGTCATGGAAAACTCCAAAAGGATATAGTACGATAGTAACTCATCCATTTAATAGATTTGATCTTCCATTTACTACAGTATCTGGCATAGTAGATTCAGATAAATTTCAGGGAAATGGAAATATTCCATTTTTCTTAAAAGAAGATTTTCAAGGCGTAATTCCAGAAGGAACTCCAGTAGCCCATATATTTCCATTCAAAAGAGATAAGTGGAAGTCTTGGGTAGATGATTCTGTGGTAGAGTCTATATATAAGAATCAAATAGCTAATTTAAGAGAGCCTGATGGTTCGTATAAAAAGGCATTCTGGGTAAAAAAGGTGTATGAATGATATTTAAAAAGAAAAACAGGATTGAAAAAATAAATCCAAAAACAGATAACTTTAAGGAACCAAAGACTTATCACGAAGAAAAAAAGATATACTCAATTGCACTAGTTCTAGATAATGAAGTTCAAGATATTCTTAGAACAGAAGAAAGACTCTGGGCAATGTTAATGAGTAATCCAGTAATAGTAGACATTACGGACAATGAGACAAGACCACAATTAAACTGGGAATACAACGAGGAAACAGGAGAGTTCACAAATCCAAATGCAATTCAACCCAACAACGAAGAAGATCAAAGCTCTATCTGAAGATATTAGAATAGACTGGGAAAAACCTTCCCCAGCTTCAAAAGAAATACCTAAATGGTTTAAAAAAATTGAAGCGGTAAATGATGAAAATCATGATATGACAATAAAGAAGTGCATCCCTTTCTTGGACACACTTACAACTGGATATATGTTTAAAACATCTGCAGATGTAATATATGACGAAGAGTATCATAGATTCTTAGACAATGGTGTATCTGAAACCGTTACACTTCATCCTACATTTCAAATAGAAAATATGGAGATAGATAGCAATCTACACCCACTTCCGTATAAATGGATTAACAAGTTTATGTGGCAGACTCCTAAAGGATACAGCACCATGTTCTTGCACCCATTAAACAGAACAGACCTTCCATTCCAATCTATATCTGGTATCGTAGATACAGATGACTTTCCTTTGTCAGTACAGTTCCCGTTTTTTATGAAAAAGGGATTCTCTGGTTTAATACCAGCAGGAACTCCAATTATTCAAGCCATACCTTTTAAAAGAGATGACTGGGATCTTAAGTTTCCAGATCAACAAGAATCTTACGAATACGAAGGTTTTTGGAATTGGTTCCAGCCTCCTATGGCAAAGTACAAAAGGCAATTCTGGAAGAGAAAGCGCTATCAGTGAAAGACAAGAAAACTCCATGGGATATTTTTAAGTCTAAGGGTCAAGAAAAGGTATCCTTAGAGGATGAAGTAAAAAAAGACTACATAAATGATGACGACTTCTTGGTGCCAGAAAAAACTCTAGCATTTTACGCTACAAGAGATACTAGACATAATTTGTCAGATGTGATGGAAAGTTTAATTGGTCACCCGAATAGGGATTGGTTTGCAGTCACAGCATTTTCTTTTTGTCTTCCATTAACAATAGCAAATCAATATGGATTTGTAGTAAAGTCAAATTGGGATATGGAAATAACTTGGGATGGTAAAGCAGAGTCTTCGCCTCAGATAAAATCAGATGGTTGGCAAAACCATGATTCAATTCAGCCTATTATAGGAGATTTTGCAAATGGAATAATTAGCCTAGAAAATGCGTTTATAGTAAGAACCCCAAGAGATACGAATCTAATGATCATGCAGCCTCCAAATTACTTTATACCAGGACTTCACACAATGAGTGCCGTAGTTGAAGCGGATAACCTTAGAAGAAATTTTACCTTCAACATAAAGGTTACTGAGCCAAATAAGGTTATAAATATTAAAAAGGGTGACTGGCTTGCGGCATTTATTCCAATACCAAGATTTTACGTAGATAGCTTTGAGATGAAAGACGCATTTAAGCTCTTTGGCGATGAAGTAATAAAAAACGAGCTAGAGTCCATGCATAAGCTTGGTTGGGAAAGGAATAATCAAGACTATGATAAAATTAATGGTTCAGGAAGAAGATATTTTAAGGGCAAGCATGTAAATGATACTCCTTATAGAAATCATCAGAAAAGGGCGGGGTTAAATGGATAATAGCGATATTCCTAAGTGGAAGAATGTCCCAGCTAGACCATGGGATTTGTTTAATAAAAAAATAGGAAGAGTTCCTTCTGAGGTTGCGGCTGAAAGATTTGAAATTTGCAAGGCTTGCCCTAGATATGTAAAATCTACACATCAATGCTTAGAGTGTGGATGTATTATGAATTTAAAAGTTAAGCTGCCTAATGCCGAATGTCCTTTGGGTCATTGGGGCCAAGTAGACTTAGAAGAGAGTACAGACTTAGATAAGGAATAACGATTTATGCTTAATTTAAGGTATAATTAAAGCATGGCTACGTCATTCCCAACCTCAAAAGATACTCTGATTAATCCACAACCTCTGGATTCACCAGAATTAGTATCACATGCCGCCCAGCATGCTAACGCAAATGACGCAATTGAAGCCCTTGAGACAAAGGTTGGAGTTAATAACTCTGCTGATGCCACATCCCATGACTATAAAATAAGAACCCTAGAATCTTATGCAATTAGCTATGAAACAGCTCAGGATGCCGCAGGAGCCCTTTTAGGACACACTAACCATACAAACCTTATAGCGACCTATGACGATGTTTTAAATGAAGTTAGACTTTCAGTAGCCGCTCCAGATGTTGCTAGAACAATTTATCAAACTGCCAAAAATGAAACAGGATCTACACTGGCAAAAGGAAAGCCAGTATATGTAACTGGAGCAGTAGGTGCATCAGGAAAAATTAAAGTTGGGCTAGCCTCAAATGTATCAGAAGCACAATCAAGCAAGACATTTGGATTTACAGCAGAGTCTATTTCTAATAATAGCGAAGGCCAAATAATTACAGAAGGACTTCTTTCTAATATTAATACAGTTGACGGAGCTGACGGAGATCCTGTATGGCTTGGATCAAATGGTAGTTTAATATTTGGTCTTGTCAATAAGCCAAAAGCACCACAGCATCTTGTATTCCTTGGAATTGTTGTAAGAGGCGGACATGCCAATAACGGATCAATATTTGTTAAGATACAAAATGGATTTGAGCTTGAAGAATTACACAATGTTTTAATTAAGTCTCCAGCAAATAGTCAAGCTCTTGTATATGATTCAGCTTCAGGTTTATGGAAGAATATAAGCATAAATGCTGGAACTGGAATAACAAAAACATACACTTCGGTTCCCCCCAATTATCGTGGAGACTATGACAACGGTGCATACTATGCAATAAATGATGTTGTCAGCATCCCAGTTGGAAGTCCATACGGAATAGTAGGTTCATATTTTATAAGGTCTGGAAATCCAGGAAACCCAGGATATCCTCCAGAGCCAGGCGGAGCAACAAATGCTTCTTGGACTTTATTTGATTTTTCTTCAAGTATAACTATTGGAGTAGATACTTCAGTAATAGCAACTCAATCTTATGTAACTACAGCAATATCTAATTTGCTAGATGGAGCACCAGCCGCTCTAGATACTTTAAATGAATTAGCAGCAGCAATAAATGACGATGCTTCTTATGCAGCAACAATAACAACTGCACTAGGAACAAAATTAAACTCAACAACTGCAGCCACTACTTATCTTGCCCTTGCAGACACAGACGAAAGAATACAAGATGTAGTTGGGGGAATGGTTTCTTCAAATACTGAAGGCGGAATTGAAGTAACATACGATGACCCAACAGGAAAGCTTAATTTTAGTGTCACCCCAGCGCTTATAACAGAGTTTGTAGAATCAGCACAAGATGCATCAGCCTCATTATTAAATCACTCAGATCATAATAAAATAACAGCTACATATAATGACGAAACAAATAAAGTAATATTAAATGTAGATGAGCCAATTAAGGTTAGTGTTTCAGCGCCAGCAAACCCATTAAATGGAGATAGCTGGTTTGATCATCAGACTGGAGTGCTTTATGTTTACGATGGCTCATACTGGATTGAAGTATCAGGCGGAACTGGCTTTACAGCTAGCGGTATAAATGACTTGCCAGATAGTATTGCATATTTAGATGGAGTCACAAGTAACGTTCAAACACAATTAAATGCAAAAGCTCCACTGGCTTCTCCAGCTTTAACTGGTACGCCAACTTCTACAACTGCTTCTGTAGATACAAATACTACACAGATAGCGACTACAGCATATGTAATGGGTCAAGGATATGCTAAGTTAGCAGGTCCAACATTTACTGGAACGGTTACGTTGCCATCTACAACTTCTATAGGAACAATAACATCAGCGGAGCTTGGATATGTTGACGGAGTAACCTCATCAATTCAAACACAAATAAACACTAAGTCTCCTTCTGTTTCTCCAACTTTTACAGGAAACGTAGTTCTTCCGTCTACAACATCAATTGGAAATGTTTCAGATATAGAGATTGGGTATTTAGATGGAGTAACATCTTCTATCCAAACTCAAATAAATACAAAATTAGCAACTGCATCTTTTAGCTATGTAAATATGGTAAAGGCTACTTATGCAAATGTTGGCTCACTTCCTGCCGCTGCTTCAAATACTGGAAAAGTTATGTATGTAACTGCTGACGGATATATGTACTATTCAACAGGAGCAACTTGGGTAAAGATTGCAAAATTTAACGATACAACAGCTTTAACATATAATATTAATGCGCTTACAGATGTTGATACTGGAACCGTTGCCCCATTAGTAAATCAAGTATTAGCATGGAATGGGTCTCAGTGGGTTCCAGCAAATCAGAATTCAGCAACCCCATCAATAACATTAGATGACATTACAAATGTTGATTTTTCTGTTCCTCCTGAAACTGATGATGTTCTTACATATAATGGTTCAGAATGGGTTGCGGCTGCTGGAGGAAATTCAGTTGTAGAAATACCAGCCTTTGCAGATTTAACAGATATATTCCAAACAGCAGACATGATTGCTTATCCAGCAATAACAAGGCTAACTGTTACTGCTGCAGGATCATCTGGATATGTCTTTGGAGATCAATATAATAATACAGTAAATCCAACAGTTTATGCTATATCAGGAACAACAATTGCATTTAATTTAAATGTGCCAGGTCATCCATTCTTAATTCAAACATCTGGCGGAGCTAACTCTAACGCAGGACTTGTGCATGTATCTACAGATGGAACTGAAAGTGTTGGGGGAAATGCACAGGGTAAAACAGAAGGAACTCTTTACTGGCGCATACCATTCAATACTACTGGCAACTATAAATATCAATGCTCAATTCACGTTGGGATGAATGGAGTTATTACGATTAAGGATATTGCTACAATATGATAATGGAAAAAGTAGGTAACTTTGAATGGAAGATTGAGGATAGTGAAAACATTCCTTTTCTTAATCTAACCATTAAAAATGTATCCGAAAACAAGACGGTATTAATATCAGATGTAGTCTGGGCTACTGGGCGAGAAGACTTTTTGTCTGGAGTATATAATGCTGCGGTTGAGACTTTAAATGGAGCAGATCATTGCTGCTATGATGGTAAAGTTTCTTTAGTAGAGGAGGCATAAAATGGCAACTTTTTTCCCAGCTAATCCAAATGTAAACCAAGAATATAATGGTTATAAGTGGAACGGTGAAGCCTGGCGTATTATCAATGTTGAGAGAGAAACAGCTCAAGATGATGTTGCAGCAATGCTTACTCATGCAAATCATCAAAACATAACTGTCACATATGATGATGCCAACAATAAGGTAATATTTACTGGATTTCCTCAGCTAACTCAAGAGCAGATACAAGACTTCCTTGCACCAATGTTTACTCATGGAACAAATTCAAATATAACTGCTACATACGACGACGAAACAAATAAAATGATGCTTGAGGCAGTAATACCTCCTTCAAAGGCATATATGTCTGTTATGGCTCCAGCCAGCCCAGTTGATGGACAGTTGTGGTACGACACTGATGAAGCAAGATCTGGCGTAACTGGTGCATTAAAAATATGGAATGCACTTACAACTCAGTGGGTGTTTTTAAATCCAAATCTATCTCAATCTACTACGAACACTTGGACTTCAAATAATACGTTTAGCAATGGTGTAATTATCGGTCTTGCCGCCGCACCAACTTCTCCAGTAGAAGGACAGATATACTATAACACTGTTTTAAATAGTCTTAAAATATTTGATGGACAATTATGGCAAGATGTTCAAGGCGGAGGCGGAGGTGGTGGACTAAGTTTAACTTCTACTGACCTAACCGTTCCTCCTAGCACATTCTTCGTAGGATTAATTGCTCCACCAGGTGGCGCTACAAATACTGGTGATTTGTGGATTGATATTGATGATGATGCTGGAGAGACAGAATTTATTTTTGCTGGACCTGAAGCTCCAACAAATTATGGAACAGACACCTTGTGGATTGATACTGACGAACCAATAACAGAATTAATTTACAGTGCAAATGAACCAGCAAACCCATCTTATACAGGAGAACTTTGGATAGATTTAGATGATACTTCAGGACAATCAATTTTGTCTGCTAATACTCCACCGTCTCCTTCAGAAACAGAATTTTGGTTAGACTTAACATCAGAAGAAGGTTCCGTTCTTTATGCAAACGTGTCAGACTTGCCACCAGCATTAGATTCTTTAGGAGCCCTAGCTTATGTTAGTTCAAATCAATCTTTATATATTGGAACAGCTCAAGGCTGGAAGAAATTTTACCCAAACTATGATTCAGAAGCTCTTTCTTGGATGGGCTTTTGATAACTATTCATAGTATAATTAAGGCGAGGTATCAAACATGTCATTAAAACGTTGGAACGGCTCAGCTTGGGTTGTAGTAGCAGGATCACGTCCAGGACCACAAGGTCCTCAAGGACTTCCAGGTGCCGCAGCAACAGTTTCTATTGGAACTGTAACAACATTGCCTTCAGGATCTACACCAACTGTTGTAAATAGCGGAACATCAGCAGCAGCAGTTTTAAACTTTAGTCTTCCCTCTGGAACACAGGGCCCAGCAGGTGCCCCAGGTACCCCAGGAGCCCAGGGAACGGCAGGACAAAGAGGTTCTTACAACTATACTGGAATAGCAAATCCAACAGCCTTAAATCCAGCAAACAAGTTGGGTCTAGATAATTATTTAAATACTACAACAGGCGACTGGTTTCAATACAATTCAACAACTTCTCAATGGACATTGCAAGGAAATATTCGTGGCCCACAAGGTCAACAGGGTATTAAGGGTGATACTGGAGCGGTAGGACCTTCTGGTAATGAACTGGCAAATGCTATACTAGAGGAGACTACAGTTGCTAGAGTAGACGCAATGCTTAATCTTGGCTTGTATTATCCAAAATATACAAGTACACTAACTCAAACACAGCTTAACAGTAGATTTGCAGCATCAAGTTATTTATTTTAGGGAGAAAAAATGGCAAGAAGACAAATAGAAGAAACATACTATACGTTTAACCCAGCAACAAATACTATTGTTGTCCCTAGAATCATTCTTCAAGACCGCTTAATGCTTATTACCAACACCACTGCGGGTAAGGTAATTTATAATTTTGCAGATAACACAACAAATGCTTATAGCTTTACAATAGACAATGAATTAGGATATGATCCAAAAACTACAATTGTATTAAAGTACAACTGTAATGGAATGAATGCTAATGACAAGTTGGCAATCATTGTTGATGAAGTTGCGGAAACAATGACATTTACAGAGCCTCTTCTAGACGCAGTAAATAAGCTTAGAGTAGCTCCACCACAATCACTTATCGATACAGACTTTGAATACGGTGTACAGGGTTCTAAATGGGAAGCCCTTGTATTAACAGCAAATTACCCTTCATTCTTCTCAAGAGCAACTGGAGGAAACTCGTTTGACCTAGCTTCAATGGTTGGTGACGGAGCTTCTCCTAGATCATTAGTTACAGTTAACGTTATTTCACCAGCTACAGACCTTGCAGCTGGAGATGTTATCTCTATACAGGATTCGCTAAACCCACTATCAGAAGGAACATACCCAATCCAATCAGTTTCTACTGACGGATACACATTCACATTTAGAGCATCTGGAGTAGTAAGCGGAAACCTAAGAGATGGAACACTAACTGCAGTAACAGGTGGAGGAATTTATGACAATGCTCATATTCCAGGAGGAAACGCAGCCGCAGGTTTAAATGGCTGGTCTGCATACTCTGATGAAGCAGGAGAGTCTACTATTACAGTTACAACAAGTAATCCACACGGATTGCTTCCAGGAACACCAATTCTTATTGGAAACCAAAATCCTGCATGTCCAATTTCTGGTACATGGAGAATATTTAACGTTTCTACTCCAAACCAATTTAAGTTTAAAATGACTTCTGCAGTAACAAACTCTTCAATGGTTACAGCGGGAGTAGGCTTATATGCAAAGCCAAACGGATACGTACAGCATAGACCATTTGACGGCGGAGTTATCTTATCTACTACAGATAACGTATGTGGAGTTAGAGTAGTTCGTCAAACACGTAGATACTTTAGATACCAGTCTGGTAAGGCTATGCAGTTCTCAACTGGTGTAAAATTTACACCAACATTTGATATTGATGGAATCACAGTTGCAGGAGTTCTTCCAGGAAGTCAAACAGTTACAGTTCAAACTATTCAAGACCATGGATTACAACCTGGAGCAAAGATTAAGATTGAAGGTGTCGTAACTGCTGGATCGTATAACCCATGGAATGGAAAATTCGTAGTCACTAATATTCTTGGTACAAACTCTTTCCAATACAATATGGTTCTTACACAAGGACTTCAAGCAACAGATCAGTTCCCAGGTGGTATTGATGTAAAGGCAACAGTTTATGAGTGGGATGGAGCAGCAACACGTTGTGGTCTTTATAACGATCAGAACGGATTCTTCTTTGAGTATGACGGAACGTATCTATATGCGGTAAGAAGATTTACAAAGAAAGAATTATTTGGAAGACTATCAGTAACACAAAATTCAAACATTGTTACTGGAATTGGAACAAGATTTAGAAAGCAGTTGTTGGTAGGAGAGCAAATTGTTATTAAGGGTGCTAACTATATAGTAGCTGAAATTTCAAGTGATACAAGAATTGCAATTACTCCAGCATATAAGGGTGCAACAAATGCAACCTCAAGATATTTGATCACTCAAGAAATTCGTGTTCCTCAAACAGAGTGGAGCATGGATAGAATGGACGGAACTGGTCCTAGCGGTTACACACTTGATACAACTCAAATGCAGATGGCGTATATCGACTATACTTGGTATGGAGCAGGATTTATTAGATTTGGATTTAGAACTACTGAAGGTAACATTGCTTATTGCCATAAAATGCCTAATAACAATACCAATACAGAAGCATATATGCGTTCAGGTAACCTTCCAGCTAGATACGAAGCAGTTAACTCACCATTCTTTAATACAAAGCTAAAGGCTGGTGGAAATGGAATTGTAGGATCACCACTGGCATCATCAGAAATTCTTATGTATGTAGATAGCATTAAGTTCTGGCCAACAGAAGGCTGGTTGATCATTAAGGATAGCTCAGCCGTAGAACTTTGCTCTTATACAATTACAAATCCAGTATACAATCAAACAGCTCAGGGATATGCAGTTAATATTAACCGCAGACAGCCTATGACATCGTTCTTTGGCGGAACCCCTTGGGCCCTAAGCGGAACAAATAACTCAATTACATTTACTCCAGATTCAACTATTACAAATGGCTCTGGAACATCTCAAGTATCAATTCAGACAATTACAAATACATGTGCTCCAGTTATTTCACACTGGGGATCATCAGTAATTATGGACGGAAGATTTGATGATGATAAGAACTTCATCTTCACAGCTGGTATGCAGCGATTTATGAATATTGCAGGTTCTGGTACAGTTACAGCAAAGGTAACATCTAAGGCGGCATCAGCAGGAACAGCTACTCTTACAACAGCAGCAAACCATGGACTTCAAGCTGGATATCCAGTATCGGTTTCAGATGTTAATACAAGAGCTGTTATCACATCTATAGTAAGAACTTCTGCAACAGAATTAACATTTACTACTTCTGGTGCACACAACTTTATTACAGGCTACAACGTAAATATCACCAATACAACTCTATCTAATAGAGGGTCTACTGGATTAGTTGTAACAAATGCAATTTTAACAGTTGCAAATGGAACTAGAACAATTGCTACAGTCCCAACAACAAATACATTTACAATTACTTTAGCTGGTGCATATGGATATACAGCGCAGCCACAAACTTCATCAGCACTTGCGATTGAAAATACAACATTTAACGGAACTTATACAGTATCTGCAGTTACAGCAAATACTATTCAGTATACAATACCAAACTCAACATCAATTCCAGCTTCGATTGTTACTCCAAACGGAAGCATTCAGCAGTCATTCGGTTCTGCAGCAGTTCCAAGACCACTGATCTCAATCAGAATTGCACCTTCAGCAGATAACGGAATTGGTAGAAACTATGGTATCCGTGAAGTTATCAATACAATGCAGCTGCAGCTTTCAGAACTAGGAATCTTGGCTCAAGGAACATTCCTTATTCAGGGTCTGTATAACGTAGCTAAGTTCCCAACTGGAGTAAACATTCCATCAGATTGGGAAATTAAGAGAGTTCCAGGTGGATCACTTGCACAGGTAATTTACCATGATGGAACTGGTGAAATTGGTTCAACCGTAACAACACCTATTACTACAGTGCAAGGCGGAGATCAGGCGTTTGCTTTCTACGTATCTGGTACTGCTACAGACTACAATACAACAACATTCAACCTTTCAAAGGTTAGAGATCTTGGAACATCTATTCTATCTGGAAATGGTAACGCTACCGCTCCAGGATTCCCAAATGGTCCAGACATTCTAACAATCGTTGCAACTAACTTAGGTTTAACATCTTCAGATATTTCAGCTCGTCTTTCATGGACTGAAGCTCAGGCTTAAAAGGGAGAAAAAGTGCCAGACTATAGCACACTCAATGATGAAATCGCAGTCTTAAAATCTAAGATTGATGGATTAACATCTCAGACTCTTACAGCAGAAAGCATCATGTATGTTGCTGAGTCTCTAACAATTCTCGGAGAGCTTCTAGGGGTAAAAGACATTGTTGGAGCAACAGCTTCTGCTATTTCTGATGTTAATGATGCAGCAGCAGCTGCAATAGTAGTTATAAACGGAACCGCAAATGGTGCAGCTGTATCAAGTTTACAAACTCAATATACAAATCTTCAGGCATCTTACAACAACCTTGAGCCTAGAACTAATTCTCTAGAAAGTCAAATTAATTCACAGTCTTCAGCTATTGCAACAGCATCAGCTCAAGCAGCCGCAGCATCATTTAGTCCGTGGCAAATAATTACTGGAACAACGTACCAAGCTTTTGCAAAAGATAGACTGATGGTTGTACCAGTTGCTACACAAGTAATTACATTACCACCTGGCCCAGCCAGAGGTGATGTGGTTGAAATTATTGATATTGCTGGAACGGCAGCAACAACAAACTTTACAGTAAATAGATCTGGAGAAAGAATAAATGGTCTATTAGAAAACCTTTTGTTTAACGTAAACGGAAGAGCAATTAAACTACTATACACAAATACAACATACGGCTGGAGGGTAATCTAATGCCAGATTTAAATTCGGTTCTAACTTTAGGCTCAGGACTTAAAGCAGCAGACTTAGCAACAATTGGTGTTACTGGTTCTGCACTAGGAATTACTCCAGCATCATTGGGTGTTGTTGATGCAGAATCTAGATTGTTTAGAGAAGTAACGGATGGAACTAGAAGGCCATTCTCTATTCCCACGATTAAAAGCCTGCATATGAGAAATAGTGGCTGGTCATATAACTTTTCATCAGGAGACGCTTGGACTAACTATCATAACTACCTTACTGGAGCAGGATCAAATGCTGACTCAGAAAGAGCTTTTTGGTTCGGCCTTGGAACAAATACAAGACAAAATACATTAAACTACTCTGAAACTGGAGATAATCGAGTAATTGAGTATGCTACAAATTCAGTTGTTGGAGGTTTTGAATTAACTTCAGGCCTTGATAACAGATCTAACTATTGCCCAATGATTTTTAGAACTATGTTTATTAGAAATTTTCATCCAACATTGTCAAAGACAATTACCATGTGGGGTCATTATTCAAACTACTGGTCAGCAGGATATGAGGGGTCAGGGGTAGCAATAGGAACTCCAAATGTTAGTGGCTCATATGCGGCAGTAACAGATATTAACTGGTCAGTTCCAGTAAATAGAAGCAGTGGTAACTCTAACTATACATGGTCCTGGAACGTAGCAATACCAGCAAAAACAACAGTTGTTGTAGTACAGGCAAATACAGGATACTACTGGAGATCTAATCAGTATCTACAAAATAATAAATTTTATGATTTGCATAATACATTTACTGATTTTTGGGTTCAACCAGATCACAAGATGACTCAATCAGCAGCTTTATATAATGATGTTAATAATGAATTTAACGTAAGAAACTCATATAGAGTGTGGCAATATGCCGCATCACAGTTTGGAGATAGATAATGTATTATGTTAAATTTGGACCAGATGGATTCCATGAAGAATCAAAATGGGCAGAGGAATTTCCTGGAGAAGGATGGTATGCTGCTGGAACCGATATTACTGGAAAGTATTTTAAACTTTCAAGAGAAGTAGCAGTTGCATTAACAAAAAAGCAGTTTGAAGACCACATGTCGTACCTTGGAAATAAAGCTACTTTTGATGTAGCAAGAAGAAGAAGAAACGAAGCTTTATCTGAATCAGATTGGACTCAGTTACCAAACAGCCCTTTATCTGATGAAAAAAAGGCACAATGGGAAGCCTACAGAGAAGCATTAAGAAACTATCCAGCATTACTGGAAAGTGACATTAATGCAGAATTCCCTGCAGAACCGCAATAATAGCGGCTATGCTATAATTAATACAAAGAGGTGGTAGTAAAAAAATGACTGACTATTCAACACTTGGCACCCAAGTAACACTGGCCAAAAATAAGATTGATGCTTTAACAAGCTCAACTCTTGATGCCCAGGACCTAGTATTTTTAGCTAAGGCTTTAGAGACACTAGGAAACTTGCTCGGAGTCAATGATATTCTTGGAGTAACAAATAGCTCTATTACAAGCGTTCAAACCGCTGCCGCAGGTCAAGTCAATCTTGTTACTGCCGCTGGAGCAACACAGATTGCAGCAGTAAACACATCTGGTACAACTCAGATCGCACTCGTCGCAGCAGCAATTAGCAACTATACTTTATACGCAAACATGGGAGTAATATAAAATGGCTACAATTAGCTTACCAGCAAGACTATACAGCGGCGTAGTACCAAACACATCAACACAAATTTGGACATGCCCAGCAGGTGAAACAGATGTTATTACATCAGTTACAGTTGCTAACTTAACAAACGTTGCAAATCAGTGCACACTGAGCTTTGCAGGAACAGAATTCTTCAAGAACCTAGACTTGGCTCCACGTCAAATCACAGTCCTTGATTTCAAGCAGGTTTTAAACGCAGGAGATGCAATTTCAGTATCAGCATCAGTACCAAGCGCAGTTAGCTTGTTCATCTCTGGCGTAAAAGTAACAAATATCTAATAACAGAAATTTAGGAGAAATTTAAATGGCAGTAGCAAATAGCACGATACAGCTAATCATTCCAGGTATTGATAAGCTTATTGCAGATAGCTTTACAACAACTCTAGCCTCTAATGCTACTGTTACTGCTATTCAAACAAATATTGCTAACGCTGGAAGTATTAGTCAGATCCAGGCTGCATTAGCTGCATTAACTGCAGATATTGGCGCTCTGCCAAATAAAGAGCCTCTCCCATACTTTGCAACATGGTCTAACAGAGATAACGATCCAAGAGCAACTATTTACAATAGCGATATGCGTGAGGTTTATAATGGTAAGCCAGATACAAATGCTGAAATGTGGTCAGCATGGACTGGAAACAACTATACAAACGGAAACATTGGTTCTAACGGTTGGACATCTAACTGGATGGGATCAACATCATTCTATCAAGCAGATACTCACTGGTACTTTAAGGTAAGTGAAGGATATAACAACCCAGGATTTGCTATGAATCCAGATGGACAAGATTCGTGGATGCCTTATTGGGGCGTAATTATTGGTAACACTGGTAAGAGACAAAAGATTTCATTGTGGTCAAACGGGTCAGATTTAAGAGTTATGCCAAGAGGAGTTCAAGGTGGAGATCTTGAGAGAATTAACTTAAACTCTGCTACCTACGCTACTTGGTTTGGCGGAACCGAGTACGGAATGAACTCTTATAACGAAAGAACGGGAACTCTTATAGTAATTGAAGCAAAAGACGGATCTAATAACTATCGTTTACACAGATGGATTAACACTGGAACAAACAGATCAATTAATCAATCAAACTTTAAAGCTGGAATGCTACATAGATTCGTTTCAGAAGCAAAGGCTGGAACAACTGTTGGTGGAATAGCTTCTTATAACTTCTACGACTTCCAGTGGCAAGCATCTGCTTCTCAAAACTATAATGAGTCAAGATATCGTATGCGTATTGTAGCTGGAGATAATGGAATTATTGGTATGCAGAGATTTGTGCCCTCTAACATTACACACTATGCTACGTTTACCCCAGCATCTTCTACACTAAATACATCATTTAATACAATATCAAATACGACTTCATATGGAATTGAGCAAGGCGGTAAGTACGGAGCTAGACATAATATTACCTGGGATAACTACTGGGTAGCAGCATATAACGTATACTACTACTATGGATCTGGAATGAACGTATTCTTTATCGATACCAGAGACCCTAGAAACTACTTTATTGGTCAATATGCCTCAACAGACAATGGATGTGCTTTAGTTCCGTTTGATAGAAATAAGTTTATGTGGTCATATCACGTATCTAACTCTGACGGAGATTCTGGTCAAAGACTAGCAATTGTAGATCTTGAAGGTCCACTAAAGTATGGTAGAACATTATCTGGTACAATTGCTAATGGAGCAAATATTGGTGTTGACAAGAACGTTATGAACGGTATTTTTGACACAAAGTATACAAGCACAAACTATACATTACTATTGCCAGTACAACGCTGGCCAAGAAATATTTAAGGAAAGAAGGAGATTAATATGAAGATAAGCTTTATGCTAGGTGAAGGTTTTGTAGGTCAATTCCTTGAGAATGGTGAGTATGACTTACCTATTGAGTCTGATCTCCCACACCGCTTTGAGTTAAGAGATGGCGTAGTTGTAGATAAGTACGATGGCGTATCTGATGACGAAGTAAAAAGAATTGATCATGAAAGAGCAATCGCTGAGCGTGAGGCAGTAATTGCTGCAGTAGAGGCTGGAGATGAAATAGAGTCAAATATTCCACCAGAGATTCCACCACTAAACGCTGTTGCACCAGCAGAGGATAACGAGTAATATGCCAATAACACAAACACCGTCATCTATAGTTCCAGCTTTATGGACATACACATATGTTCAGGCACCTATTGATGGTCAAGGAAACCCATATTTTAATATTCCTTCACAGTTTACAGACCTTGGAACAAAGACATCTGGAACACTGACACTTGACCTAAAGACATCAAACGTGTTTAGAGTTGTTGCAGGCGGAGCATTTACAGTAGCATTTTCAAACATTGCTACAACGGCCAACACAGCACAATTTTGGCAACTAGAAATTAAGTCTGGTGGTAGCTACGTTCAGACATGGCCAGCATCAGTAATCTGGGACGGTGGTGGAGCTTCAAACATTTCACCAGTTCTTTCTCTTGATACAACAGTATTAAATTTTTACACAAGAAATAACGGTACAACCGTTTACGGATCATACGCATATTCTGATTTGAAGATATAAGAGGAGCAATAAATGGCAATTTCAACTAGCAGTACATCAATAGACCTTCCTGGAATTGGAGCAACTATGGTGTCTAATTTAGACGCCGCTCTAAATGCTAGCCCAGTAATGCTAAATATTCTTTTAAACTCAAATATCTCTTCAGGTCTTAATACACTTACAACAACAGTAAATACCCTTAGAACTGCAGTAACAGATCTTCCAAATAAGTATCCACTACCAACTTTTGCAACATACGCAAACTATAACAATACTCCAGGATGGACTATCTATGATAGCGAAATGCAACCAATTGGTGGAGCAAACGGATCAACAGACTTTGAAATTCAAGCTTCATATACTGGACAGAACTACACTACAAATAACTGGTCTTCAAACGGAGTAACAAATAGCTGGTCTGGAGCAACTCCAATGCACCAACAAGACGGCGACTGGTACTGTAACATTCCAGGAAGAGGTTTTGGCCCAGAAGGAATTTTTGCACGTAACCGTGGAACCATGAACTCCCACATGCCATACTTTGGATCAGTAATTGGAGATCGTGGTCTTCGTCAACAAATCTCAATTAGAAATGACGGCGCTGGCTTACAAATTATGCCAAGAGGCGCATCAAACTATCTTGAAAACTTAAACTTAAACACAGCAACATATGCGACATGGGCTGGAGGAACAACATACGGAATGGTTTCTTATAACCAGAGACAACGCAAACTCGTACTTATTGAAGCTAGAGATGCTGCAAACAACTACAGAATGCATATCTGGAGAAATACTAACGTTGGAAGAGACTTAAACTCTGAGACACACGATGTAGGAACTCTACATCTATTCTTATCAGAAGCAAAAACAGCTGGAACTCCAGCCGCTACAACAACTGGAGTTTACTACTACTATAACGATTTTCAATGGCAGGAAAATAGCTCACAGAGCTACACAGAGTCACGCTACAGAATGCGTATAACTGCTGGTGATAATGAATTTATTGGTTTATCAAGATTCGTTCCATCAAACATAACCCACTATGCAACATTCCTTCCTAATATTGCAGGAACATCTGGAACATTAACAACCAGAGGCGGTATTGGAAATACAACGTCTTATGGTTGGGATCAAGGAGTAGAGTACGGAATTAGAAGCAATATAACCTGGGATAATTACTGGTTGGCTTCATACTCACCTTATTACTACTATGGCGCAGGAATGTGTGTAGTATTTAGTGACACCAGAGACCCACGCAACTACTACTTTGGAAGATACACTCAAACAGGAAATGGCTGCCAACTAGTTCCATTTAACGAAGATAAGTTCTTATTTAATGACTCAACAGAAAACTCTGACGGTAACGTTGGAATGAGACTATCAGTCGTAGACTTGGGCGGAATCTTTGAGTTTGGTAGAGATGCAACCACATCTGGAATTACAAATGGTGCAACTATTAACTTAAGACCAACAACCATGCTGTATACATTTGATACCAGATATACATCAACTAACTATCCAGGACTTATGCAGCCAACATCTTGGACGAATGGATAATAAATGTATTATGCAATTATTAAAGCCAATAAGATAGAGAAGTTTGGTACTCTAAAAGACTTATTCCCAACTTCTGGATTTCCACCAACTGGACCAGACGAAGCCTTTATGACAGATAATGATATGCACAAGGTGCTTGAAGTTATTGATCATAAATCTACCACTCACAAGCTAGTTTACTGTGACCCATATATACTAGAAGATAAAGTTTACTGCGTAGTTGCAGAAAAGTTTACTAAGGCGGAGGCCTCAGAAAATAAAGATGCACTAGCTGCATTTGAAGCATTACAGGGGGAGTAATATATGCTAAGCAATCAAAGATCTATTTATAAGAGAGCTAGATATAGTCAATTTGGACTTAGTATGTGGATTGATGCAACTGCTATTGATAATATTCAAAGAGATGCAAACCAAAAAGTTTCAGTATTTGAAGATAGAAGCCAATATATAAGACACCTAAGTCAGCCAACTTTGGCAAATAGACCAACATTTATTCCATCTGGAATCAACTCTCTTCCATGCGTTAGATTTAATGGAATAGATCAATTTATGCTTTTTTCTGATCAAACACTATCATGGCTTACCGCTTCATCATTTACAGTTTTTTACGTAGCAACAAAAACATCACAAACCTCTAACTCATTTGTCCTTGGAGGACAATCTGCTGGTACAAGAGCAAACTTAGCTTCTGGATATTTGGCAGCAAATACACACAGAATAGTTTTCGGAAATGATGATGCAAGCACAATTGTTCCACTAAAGACACCAGGACAGCCAGAGCTTTACACGATATCTTTTAATGCCCAGACATTGGCAAGAGTTGTTAGAAGAAATGGAAGCGTAGTTGGAATTGGATCATCAGCAGGCTCACTAGCTGGAATGACAGGACAATCAGTAGGAAGATACCTAACGTCATACGGACAGTTTGATCTTGGAGAATTAATTATTTACAATAGAACACTTAGTGATTATGAGACAGGCCAAGTAGAGCGTGACTTAATCTCAAAGTGGACAATTAGCTAGGAAAGTAAAGATGGCATATATACCAACAAGATTTGCTGGTCCAGTAGCATTAACTACAGTTCCTATGTTGCTATCAACATTTTCAACATCAGGAATAGTAAAAGAATTTAATATGACAAACACAAGCAGCGGAGTCCTTTATTTTTCTCTTGCTGTTGTTCCAAGCGGAACAGAGTACGGACTAGATTCTCAAAAGATATACACTCTTGTTCCAATTGATGGCAATGAGACAATAACTCTTTCACACTCCCTAGTTGTAAATTCAGGAGATAAAATCTACGGTTTTGGCAGCATACCTAATCTGATTAATGCAACAATCAGCGGTGTGTCAATTACTGCCAACTAATCAAGATAAACTATGTAGGGGAGAATAATGAAAATAGCACAGGTACTGTTTGATCAGTCCCAGCAATCATTTTCTGATATCTCTGGAAAAAATTTAGTAGTAGTAAAAACTGGAACATTTAAATCTACACCACCACTTACCTCAAGAACAAAGAATTCAGTTTTACTCGAACCAACTAATTCTTTAACAATACAAAGCGTTCCAGTAGCTAAAAGGACTCACGAAGAAGAAGATTTCTCTATATCATTTTACTTGAAGGTTGGGGACACCTTTGACACCAAAGAAGACATTTTTTATGACTCTTCAAATGGCATAGGAATAAGCATGCTAAAGTCTAATATTATTTTTACAATAACAGACTCATCTAATAGCCAAAACTCCGTTTCTTATAAAATTCAGGAAATAGGCAATGCTTATCATATAGCTGCAGTGTACTCTAAAAGAGGCATGTATCTGTTTGTTGATGGGGTTGCTAGAGCAAGCCTAATGCTAGGTGCAGAGTTTAGCTTTAAGGCAACATCAAATATAAATTTCCTTATAGCAACATCTACACATTTCAATTTAATAGATAAAGTAGAGATATTTAATGAGGCAGTTTCTGATAATTATATAAGTTCAGAAATTAATCTAGATTCAGTCTACCAGAACCCAGGCCAAATAATGAGCCTTGACGATGCATCATATTTTAGTTTTTCTAAAAACTTAAAGCCAATTAAAACTGGATTTTCTTACGGATCCAATAAATCACTATCTAGTGCAGCAATGTTCAACGTAGAAGAAATATTTGACAACTATGTAGTTCTGTCTGATGGTGAAGATTCTGGATACTTTACAGATTCAGTTTTCCTAACATCAGTTGATAACAATCAGATAGACTGGTATGGTGATTCTGGTGGAATTTCAGTGTCTTACAATACTGATGGCAGTAATACCTATGTTCCCATTGCTAACCACTCTAACATTTCAGGTTTTACTGGAGGCATGCTTTATTATAAAGTTTCTTTAACAAGAGATTACTCAGGAGCATCAAGCCCAGCATTTACTGGAATGGAATTTATATCTTATGACTCTAAAGAGTTTAGATCAGATAACACACTATACTCTTTGGACACTGACTTTAATTATCACGTAGGGAAGTACTCTAACTCTATCATAACCCAATCAAAAGAAAACGGAATTAAAACATTATCTGGTGGCATTAAGTCTGCTGGAATAACAGCTAGATCTGTGGAGTTTATGTTCAACCCCTATGCGCTTGGACAGACATGTCTATTAGATTTGGGCGGAGCAAGATACTCATGGTCAGGAGCTGGTAGCATAACAAAGACTGGGATATCTTCTATATACGTAAATGGAGTTAACTTATATAGCCAGACATCCATATCAAATGTATTTAATTCTGGTATATGGCATCACGTTGTCATAACTCTTTCTGAAGATCAAACAGATACCCTATATCTAAATCAGTCAAAGACAGGAACACTTATTGGTCCAGACAACAGCTTTGCCCATTTAGGGATATATGATTATGATATGTCTGCAAAGGCTATTTCACATTATAGATACCTTACATCCAGAGTTTCAGAGGCAACATTGTCAGATTCCATATCTATAGGCTCAGATTCATATTCTGGCTACAATGTGGACAAAGTAGTTCTTTCAACACAGTAATCTAGCCATAGCCAATACAGTTATGGACTTATACAACAGAAAATGGTAGAATAGAGATATGCTAAATAAATTAGGTAAAGCCAAGGTAATTGCAGACAAGACAAAGTACGGGGTCTATGTTTGGGAAATGCCAGATGGTAAATGGGTTGGAGATGACGAAGGTCACTACATGCTTATCCCAGCAGTATTTGGGGATGCGGAAAAGATTAAGATTTTAACAGAAGCAGCAGAAGGATATGGAGTTACTGAGGGTGGGCCAAAGTTTCTTCCAGGTCGTAGAAAAGTTTCTGATGAAGAGTATGCTGCACAAGAAGCAAGACTGCATGCTGGTTTGACACCAGATCCTTGGGATCTTGGAGAAGGTTTAGATGCCGCAAAGAGGATGGTACAAAATGGCCGCTGAGTTTGTTGAAGATACAGAGACAATTGAGATAAGTGGATCTGGCGACATGTTCGCTGGAGTTCGTGGAAATGAATACGGTGACCCGTTTAGTCGTGGTCTAGATGACGTAAAGAAGATGAGTGGGTTTAGTACCAACTTTAAAAAGAAGGTTGCTAGAACTGATTTTACAAAGTTCTTGCGTGGAGATGGCTCACAGAGTACAGCAATCGTAGAGCCATTTATGATTACAGGATACAGCATCTTGGATGTTGTTATGCCACCTTACAACCTGGACTATCTTGCAAAGATATATGAAATTTCCTCACCACACTATGCTGCTGTCAACGCAAAGATTGCAAACATTGTTGGACTTGGCTACGACTTTATTGAGAGTGAAGCAACAAAAGAAAGACTTGCCGACATAGGCGGAGAGAAAGAACTTGAGAGAGCACGTAGAAAGCTTGAAAGATTAAAGCTTCAGATGCATACATGGTTAGAGAATACTAACGAAGAAGAAACATTTACTGAGACTCTAGCTAGAGTATGGAAAGACTACGAGACAACTGGAAACGGTTATCTTGAAGTTGGTAGAAAAAATACTGGAGAGATTGGCTATATTGGTCATGTCCCTTCAGCATCAATGCGTGTCCGTAGATTAAGAGATGGTTTTGTTCAGATCATTGGAAACCAGACTGTATTCTTTAGAAACTATGGAGATACAGATACTCCAAACCCAATTACATCAGATGTCGTTCCCAATGAAATTATCCATTTTAAGAACTACACACCAACAAACGGTTTCTATGGAGTTCCAGATATTATTTCTTCAAAGAACGCTATGGCAGGAAACGAATTTGCTGCTAGATTTAATCTAGATTACTTTGAGAACAAAGCGGTCCCTAGATACATTATTACAGTCAAGGGTGCAAAGTTGTCCAACGATGCCGAAAGAAAGCTCCTAGAGTTCTTCCAGACAGGTTTAAAGGGCAAGAATCACCGCTCCTTATACATCCCACTTCCTTCAGATAACTCTGACTCAAAGGTAGAGTTTAAGATGGAGGCGGTTGAGGCAGGAGTCCAAGACTCATCATTCGATAAATATAAGAGTGCCAATAGAGATGAAATCCTAATGTCTCACAGAGTGCCAATCAGCAAGATCGGAACACCTCAAGGAGTCTCCCTTGCAAATGCAAAAGATGCAGATAAAACATTTAAAGAGCAGGTATGTAGACCATCTCAAAGAACTCTTGAAAAGAGACTTGGTAAGATTATTGGTGAAAAGACAGACATGTTCTTGATCAAATTCAACGAATTAACATTGACAGATGAAGATACACAATCAAAGATTGATGAAAGATATCTAAGAATGAAGGTCATTGTTCCTAATGAAATTCGTGCTAGAATGGGACTACAAGGTTTATCGGGTGGAGATGTACCTGTTGAATTGAACGCAAAAGCAGCCGCTGAGGTAACTACTCAAGCCACAGGCAATAGACAGCGAGATCAAGAAAGACAGGCGAATCAGGCAGACAACGGTGGAAGCAGAAATGCTCAAGGCGAAGGCCGTCAAACCCAATAGACTAGTATTTGCGTTTTAATCTACTAAGAGATATTATAATAACACCATGGAAATAACTAAGTCTAATTGGACCACAAGCGGGAACAACATTAAGTTGAGCATTCCGTTTTCAAAGGTCGATCAAAACAAGCGAACAGTGTCTGGGTATGCAACACTAGACAATGTAGATTCACACGGAGATATTGTTTCTTCTGAAGCCTCACTAGGAGCCTTTATGAGATTCCGTGGGAATGTTAGAGAGATGCACCAACCTATGGCGGTAGGAAAGGTTGTAGCATTTGAACCTAAGAGTTATTACGATCCAAAAGAAGGTAAAGTTTATAACGGTGTTTATGTAACATCGTATGTTTCAAAGGGTGCACAAGATACTTGGGAAAAAGTTCTTGATGGCACTCTTTCTGGTTTCTCAATTGGCGGATCAATTAAGAAGTCAGATAACGAATTTATTGAAGGTCAGGAAGAGCCAGTAAGAATAATTAAAGATTATGATCTGGTAGAGTTGTCCCTTGTAGATAATCCAGCTAATCAGTTAGCAAATATTTTTTCTATTGAAAAAGTTAATGGAGCAATGGTTATGAAGGGAATTGCAACAGGAGTTACACCAGAGAATATCTTTTGGTGTGGACAAGATTCTATTGCAATAACATCAGAAAATGATACAGCAACCTGCGATAACTGTTCATGCAATATGGAACAAATCGGATGGGTTGAATCAACTGATGTTTCTAAGTCAGAATCAATTAAGCAAATTGTTGATTCATATATTAAAAAGAATTCTGAGATTGAAAACATCGCAGAAGAACGTCGTGAAGCTAACGACGGCGTTGATTTAAATAAAAACACAGCCAATGTAGGAGGTACAGAAGTGGCAGAAAATACAGAACTTCAGTCTGAAGTTGTAGACGCACCAGCAGCTGAAGCAGTTGTTGAAGCACCAGCAGCTGAGGAAGTAGTTGAGGCAGCAGAAGTTGCCGCAGAAGCTCCAAAGGGCGATGAAGAAGTTGTCGAAAAGGCAGCAGATATTCAAGAGGTCGCCGTAGAAGAGTTAGATTTCGCAAAGAAGCTTGATGAACTCAAGTCGTTCTTCGCTGATAACTTTGCAAAGAATGCATCTGAGAATGCAACAGGTCTAGAGTCAGTACGTAACAATGTTGAGGAACTAGTTAAGGGTACAGAGTCAAAGATCGAAGATCTTTCAAAGAAGTACGATGAACTTTCTGGCATCGTAAAGAGCATGACAGATGCTCTTACAACAACAGAAAAAAGAATTGATTCAGTTGAAACATCAACTGCTATCAAAAAGTCAGCAGACCTTGGCGGGTCCAATGATGAACCAATTAAGAAAAGCAAGTGGAACGGCACTTTCCTCGGTGTTCGTGAAATTCTCTAAAGATAAGGCAGGTGAAAAAACAAATGAGTAATGAACTATTAGAAAAAGCAGTAGTTACAGCGCAGACAGGAGCTAACGCTCTTGGCGTATCAGGCGATGATTCAGCTCGTGGTGGTTTATTAAAGCCAGATCAAGCTAATCGTTTCATCGACTATATGTTTGATGCAACAGTTGTAACAAAGTTTGCTAGAACCATTCGTATGCGTTCTGACATTCAAGAAATTGACAAGATCGGTGTAGGCGAAAGAATCCTTAAGGTTGCTACAGAAGCATCTGATACAGGAGCAGCACAATCAGTTGTGTTCGCTAAGATCTCTCTTGCAACAAAGAAGCTCCGTTTGGATTGGGAGCTTTCAACTGAATCTTTGGAAGACGGCATTGAGGGCCAAGACCTAGAAGACCACATCGCAAGAATGATGGCAACTCAGGTTGGTAACGACGTTGAGGATCTTATCCTTAACGGAACTGGAACAGGCTCAGATACACTTCTCAAAGCATTCAAGGGTGTTACAAACATCGCAAAGACAGAAGCACATGTTGTTGACGCAGCAGGTGCAACAATTTCTAAGGCCATCTTTAATGATGCTCTTAAGAAGATGCCACGTCGCTACAAGCAACGTCGCAACCAACTTCGTTTCCTTACAGGAAGCAACTTGGTACAGGACTACTTATACAGCCTAACATCACTTCCAGGATCACCAGAAGATATCGCATCTTCTATCGTTCGTGGAGATGTTGCAGCTAACAATGGTGCTCCAGGAGGAGTAATTCCTTTCGCATACGGTATCCCAGTACTAGAAGTTCCACTTCTAGACGAGAACCAGACTGGAACATACTCAAGTCCATCAGGTGCACACGGAGACGTACACCTCACATTCCCAGACAACGTAATCGTTGGTGTGAAGCGTGACATTACAGTTCACCGTGAGTTCAAGCCAAAGAAGGATACAACAGAATATACACTGTTCCTTCGTGTTGGTACAGCAATCGAAAATCCTGACGCATTCGTTGTCGTCAAGAACGTTAAGGTTGCAGCAGGATACGATACACGTGACTTCGCAGCCCACACAGGCGGAAGCTACACAAATCTTCCAGCATCACGTCCGTAATTATAAATTAGGACAACAAAGTGTGAGAAGGGCCCCTTTCTTTAAGGGGGCCCTTTTCCTTTATAGTCTGTAAAATGCTATAATTAAAACAAAGAAATGGAGAAATAAATGTCATTAGAGTCAATGAAATTGGCCGAACTAAAAAAGGTAGCAGAAGAATTTGCGGTAGATCTAGAATCTGCAAAGACTAAGGCTGAAGTTCTCGCAGCTCTAGCGGAAGAGGGAGTAACCTCAGAGCTTATTAATAATTTAAAAGCGGTAGAAAGAGAAGAGATTCCACCAGCACCAGTATTTGCTAATGCTGAGGAATTCAATCAGGACCCAAGCTCTGCTCTTGTAAAGATGGAAAGATTGAACAAAAGTTATGAAGTTTTTGGATATAGTTTTAGCCAGGAGCACCCATTTGTAGCAATGCCAATGGAAGCTGCCATGGAGCTTTTTGACACGCAAGAAGGTTTTCGTTTAGCTACACCTAGAGAAGTTAACGAATACTACTCATAAGGAGATAATAAATGGCAGAGATTCACAGTGGCACCAATGGTCCAATCAACTTTAAGACCTATTATAACGGTATAGCTAAAGACCCAGATTCAGGCCCAACCGTAACAATCTACTATGAAGATGCCACTACTGGAACAACACTAACTGCAAACAATACTGATGTTGACGCAGGAAGCTATTTTGTATACGTCCCAATTGTAGCAACAACTTCATACAAGTATTTTTACTTAAAGATTGACTATACAATTTCTGGAACAGTATTCTCTGACCGCAAGCACTATCTTGTTACAAGACCATATGCTACAGTTTCAGACATTGTTGATTACTCTGGGTATGGCGTAGATACAGTAGACACGAACTATAAGACTTATGATGAGATCATGTCTGCTGAAAGATATGCAAGATTTAAGATTAATGCATTCACTGGACAAAAGTTTGACTATGGGCAAAAGTCCATATCAGTACTTGGAGACGGAGTAGACGTATTATTATTGCCAGAAAGAATAGAGTCTATATCTAAAGTATACGAGAACGATGTACTAGTCTATGATTCAGCATCTACAAACAATCAAGTATCATTAAAGGTTACAGACACTAACTATGCAATTGCAATAGATAAGGGGCCAGGCCTTGAGGTATTTGAGTCTTATCCATATCAAGCAGATAGGCCAAATGCTGGTTACTTTAACAATGGATCAAAGTATACAGTTCAAGGAATGTTTGGATACAAGAATGTTCCAATTGAAATTTATGACTGCACAATTAGATTAGCAAATGACTTTTTCCACCAAGACACCACATGGAAGGAGAAGTACGTTAAGTCTATGCAGACTGGTGACTGGAGCGTTGATATTTCTCCAGCGGCATTTACTGGAACGGGCAACTCTGCAGTAGACAGAATGCTTGAGCCATTTGTCGCTAACCGTATGGTGGTTATTTAATGTCAAGAGGCCTTATAGAATCTACCCTAAACATGAAGATGGATGTTTATGAGGTCATTGTTTCACAAGACGAAAATACTGGAGCCCTAGTAAAGAAGTGGGGCTATAAGAGTACTGAGCCATGCTTAGCCAGAGGATATATTTCTGAAACTGGAAGAACTGGCGGAAGCTCAGAAAAGACTGGTGAAAGATACGAAAATACTGAAAGAATAATTATTGAGACAAAGTATAAGACAACAAAGACACAGAGACTTACTAACATTAGAAATGATAGAGACGAAGTAATCTGGTTTGAATTAATTAGTAATAACTACGATACCCCAACTATATTTGATGTAATGGGAGTAACCCCAGTACTTGATCCATTTGGACAGATATTATCATTCAACGTAAGCGCTAAGCGCTCAGAGGTACAGAAGCTTGAAGTCTAACATAATCTCACAAATTAAATCCGCAGAGCAGGTTATGTCTATGGGCGGAAGTAGAGGTATGATCAAAGACAATGGATCAATAGCTAAGATAGCTTCAGCACTATATTATAAAGCAGCAGCATTAGACTACTTAGTTAATTCTTCATTAACACAGAAAGCAGTAAAAACAAGAATCTTTAATCAGATAAACAAAGACTTTTCATTTTATACAGATGCACAGGCTAGGAGCTACACATCTAGGTTACACCATGTATATGAGTGGAGAAGGGCTGGAGACCCGTCAGCGAGGCTCTGGAGCCTTGATATGACCCCTTCTACAGGATACAACATGTCTCTATCATATTCTTTTAAGCAGTCTAGATCAAATGTTCCAAACACCAGATCATTAAAAAAATATGTATTCAAGGAAAAGGCAAGAATTATGGAATATAGAATTCCAGTAACTATTAGACCCAAGGCTGCATCTATAAGATTGGCCTTTGAGGGAAGAGACGGAAAGCTAGTTGTTCTTCCAAAAGGACAAAGCGTTAGAGTTAAAAATCCAGGCGGAAACAATGTGTATAACGGATTCGGAAGAACCTATGAAAGATTCTTTAAAGGCAATATGGTTAAGACTAGCCTTGAAGATTCTGGAGTTAAGAGCGCAGTTACTAGAGCTACAAAAACCTCTACTAAAGTTCCAGCTATGATTTCAAGTAAATTGTCTATTGGAAGAATATCTCCAGAGGCTGTAAGATCACTTGCTAAGGCAAGCGCATTGAGGGAGGCTAACAAAATATAATGGCAGACTATTCATTAAATGCAGCAGGAGCCGTAAGAGACTTCTTGTGGAGTAAGTTAAGCACAACAAATTCAAATGTAAAGTCTGGTCAGAAGATGTTTGAGCCATCAGACTATCAGATTGATCTATTGAGCGGAACCGAATTTACAATGATACCTATTATCCCTTCTCAGCAGGATGCCTTGTTGGACGGAGCCCTAGCAGATAAAAATCATATTATCTATGATTATGTGGCGGACGGATATGAAGACAACTGGATGATATGTAGAGACTCAATGATGTTTACAATATACTCTAAGTCATATGCAGAGATTGCAGAGATTCAGAACCTTATGCTAGATCTATTCAGAAGAATGGACGATACAGCTAGAGACATAAACAACCATATAGGCTCAAATTCACCATTTATCTTCTTTTCGGTCTCACTGATAGATCTCCTTTCTCCAGAGCCAGAACGTGAAAAGGTTGGCTGGCAAGCAGGTCAGGTAGTAATCAGATATAAGTATGGAAGACAGATCTCATCAACTACAGGTAGATTCTCCTAGCCTTTGCTTTTTAATATGTTAGGCTGTATTATTTAACTATCGAGGATTTGTCAGCCTAGCCAGCTGTTCGTTTTAATTGGTAAGATTTTAAGCAATAACTATATCCACAAAAAAGATGGAGGTGGAAACAAAAATGGCAAATGTAAATAATATTATCGTTGGTGCCGCTAACGTTTGGGTTTCAAAGAAAGATTCAACAGAGGTAGCAGCTTGGCCAACATATGCACTACCAACATTTACAGCTAACACAACAGCAGCGACAGCAATGGACGCAGCAACAGGTGCTACAGGCTGGAGAAACGTTGGTTTTACATCAGAAGGAATTGAAGTACAGTACTCACCAGATTACGGTGACATTCAGGTAGATCAGCTACTTGATACAGCTAAACTTTTCAAGCAAGCAATGACAGTTTCAGTAAACACAACACTTGCAGAAGCAACTCTTGAGAATCTTCTATTCTCATTCGCACAAGCAGGATCAACAAAAGATGCTACAACAGGTGCAGGAGCAGATACAGCTTACGCAAAAGGAACTGGAGGAGAGTCACTAGGACTTGAGGCAGGAGCACTTGGAGCAGAACCAGTAGAAAGAGCACTTGTGTTCATTGGTAACGCACCACGTTCAACAGCAGGTGTTAAGAGAGAGCGTCTATACCATGCACGTCGTGTATTGAACGTAGAAGCTTCTTCACACTCATACCGTCGTAATGAAGCAACAGTATTCCCAGTATCATTTAGATTGTTACCAGACCCAGCATTTTCAGGCGCTGAGTACGGAATGATCGTTGATCGTCAAATTGCAGCTTCGTAATAACTAAATTTATTTAGTCTCAATTAAATGGCCCCTATTCGTAGGGGCCATTTCTTGTCTTAATACCTAGTGTCTGGTAAAATTGTACAGAGACTAACAGAAATAGGAGGAGTACTTTGGCTACCAAGGTATACGAAACGTACGAAATCGAACTACAAAATGGAACGGTGGTTACACTAAGACCATTACCAATTTCACAATTAAGAGAGTTTATGACTCACATGGCAAAGCTTGACGGTTCACTAAGTGAAACCCAAGCAGTAGATACACTGCTAGCTGCATCAGCAGTCGCATTAAAAACATCAGCTCCAGAATTAGCTGCTAACAAGGGTGAACTAGAGAATGCTCTAGACATGCCAACAATTATGAAAATTGTTGAAGTGTGTGGAGGTATCAAGATGGACGACCCAAACCTCTTGGCGGCAGCTCTACTAGCTGGTCAGAACTAGATTTAGTTGCCGTAGAATCAGAGGCCTTTTTATTAGGTCTCTGGAAGAATTTTCAAGACCTGGAGGAGTCAATATCAATGCCTGAACTGCTAGCAATTCTTGAAGCATCAAGAAAAAATAAAAATGAAGAACGCAAGTTCTCTGCTGCTTTGCAGGGTGTTAAGATTGACGATCCTGAAACAACAAAGTCGTTTGATGATATCAAGCGACGTGCAATGGGCTACGATACAGAAACAAATGACGTAGCATCATTAAGAGGCTCACTCGCAGAACAGGAAGGTTTCGGAGTAGGTCAAGGCCTAGGTTATAGGGAAGAATAACAAATGGCTGATATTTTAAATGTAAAGTTCACCGCCAATGCTGATTTTGGACAGTTAATATCTGAAGCCAATAGAGCAATGGCGGTGCTTTCTAAGTTTAGAAATCAGGCGCTTACCGAAAATATAGGTTTAAACAAAAAAGATTTTGATGGTGCGGTAGGTGAATTTAGAAAAGCAGTAACCGCAGCAGGATATTATAACTCATCAATAGTTGACGTCACATCATCAACACAAAAGTTTGGTAAAGAGTTAGCTGGCCAAAGATTAAAGCTAAAAGATTACTATAGTGCTTGGTCTGAATATAGCAGAGGCGCACAAGGACAAATAAGAAAGCTTGCTCAAGAGCAAGTTAGAATGAACTCTTCTATTGTTAAATCACTAGGAAGAGATGTATCTGGTGCTCAAAAAGCAATGGTTATTACTCCTACTGGTATTGATGCAGTAGCAAATGCTTCTAAGATTGCAGCAGCAGAATTATCAATCTATCACAAAGTTCTTAGAGATGGATCAACATCTTTAATCAATTGGGGTAAGAATACTCAGTGGGCTGGTAGACAGCTTACAGTTGGACTTACACTCCCACTAGCCATATTTGGAAAAACTGCATCTGAAGCTTTTAGAGCAGCAGACATGGAGCTCACAAGACTAGCAAAGGTTTACGGCGGAATTGGTGGAGTATCTTCACAGCAGCTAACTCAAGTAAAGAAAGATGTAACAGAACTTTCAAAGACATTAGCTTCAACATACGGAGCTTCATTTCAAGAAACTATTGCATTGGGTGCAGATATTGCGGCAACTGGTAAAGAAGGAAATGACTTACTAGGATCAATTGCAGAAACAACAAGACTAGCTACGCTTGGTGATGTTGATAGACAAGAAGCCATGAAAGCAACTCTAGCTCTTCAAAGCGCATTCAATATGAATACTAAAGAGCTTGCAGAATCAATTAACTTTCTTAACGCAGTTGAAAACCAGACATCAACAACTCTTGAAGATTTAGTTATTGCTATTCCAAAAGCTGGTCCCGTAATCAAGGGATTGGGCGGAGATGTAGAAGACTTAGCTCTATTACTAACAGCAATGAAAGAAGGCGGAATTAATGCATCAGAAGGTGCAAACGCACTAAAGTCTGGACTTGCTTCTATGATTAACCCAACGAAAGTTTCTAGAGATTTATTGATGGGCTGGGGAGTATCTGTGGATGACATAGTTACTGGAAACACTGGTAACGTTGTGGGAATGATACAGTCATTGAAAGAAGCATTAGACCAATTAGATCCGCTACAGAAACAACAAGCAATTGAACAACTCTTTGGTAAGTATCAGTTTGCAAGAATTAATGCACTTCTTGAAAACATAGGAAAAGAAGGAAGCCAGACTATGCAGGTCTTTGACCTCATGAAGGCTTCAACATCAGAGCTTGGATCAATTGCTGATCGAGAATTAAAAGCTTTGACAGACTCAGCATCAGGAAGATACAAGAGAGCGCTTGAAACATTTAAAGCTGCCATAGCAGATATTGGAGAGCCATTCCTAAATATTATGGCAAAAGTTTTAGATGTTGGAGGCAAAGTTCTTGGCGTTTTTGGAAAGATGCCTGCACCACTAAAAGCATTTGTAACTGGAATGGGTGTCCTTACAGCATTGGCTGGACCACTTATTATGCTTACTGGTCTTATGGCCAACTTCTTTGGTTACATAATAAAAGGTGTAAATGCATTAAGACAGTTTAGAAGTGGAGCAGATTCCTTCAAGCTTGTTACGACAGAAACTATTGCGGCAGATCAAGTTGCAGATGCATACACACAAAGTATTTATTCACAAAAAGATGCAGCAACAATTCTTAGAGTGGAGCTAGAAAGACTTGCAATGGCTTACAGAGACCTTGCTTCAAGTCAACAAGGTGGTGCTCCAGGCCCAAATTCTGGAACTGTAATTCCACCAACAATCGTAGGTCCAGGCGGAGGGCCTCAAGTTAATGTTCCATCGGAACAACAAAGTCTTGAATCAACAATAAGTTCTATTTCAGCAGATCCAGCAAAAGCAAGAGCAAAAGAAATGTTTGGAAAAAGAGTTGAGGCTCTTAAAGCAGAAGGACTTGATCAGAAAAAAGCATTTACTGTAGCTATGGCAGAGGTGCAAGACTCTCTTATGGTAAGTGGAGCTGGCGGAAATGCAACAGGATTTGCAACTGCAGTTCAAGGCGGATTTGCAGGATATCAGGATGGAGTAGTTGGTGGTTACGGAGGAGACAAGATTGATTTAACTTCTCCAGATGCAATGGACTCTCCAAATATTGCACATACAGATCCAGCTGGTAAAGTAAAGGGTAAGCAAACTCTTGCCCCAACAGTTCAATCAAAGGGCGCAAACGAAGCTTCTAAAAAATTAGCGGCAAGCCCATTTGAATTTAAGGGAAGAACTTACGATGCTGGTCAGCTAAGCATATATAGTGATGAAGAACTCATGACAATGGGTTCTCAAGGAGTTTATATGGGATCAGCTGTTAAGGGTGCCCATGAAGCTTACCCACAATTTGCAGTAGGAGATACTGCAATAAGCGGAAAGAAAACTAAAATTGGTGATGCAGCTGCATCATTTAAGAGAAGATTCGTTGGAAGAAAAGATCAGCTAGCAAGTCAAGCTCCAGTTTCAACAGTTATGCCAGTTTCTCCAGCTGTACAAAATACCAGAAAAGCCATAGATGTATATAACGATCCAAATACAGATATGGCAACACGAAAGTCAATTGATAGAAATAGAAAAAAGACAGGCCAAGCAGCTCTAGGTGGAGTTCCAGATACACGAAAAGTAGAAAAGGGAATGGTAAATTCTGCTAAGGCAGCAAAACTATTTAATACTAACTTGATGATGTCAGTCGGAACGCTTGGAATGGCAGCATCAATGTTAAATCAAGTAACTGGATTACAAAGTGGACTTGTTGCAAAGGCAGGAGAATTTGCAATGGCATTAGGCTATGGTCTTCCAGCAATTAAGGCTTTGGGCGGAGGTTTAAAAACTGTAGGTGGATCTTTAGCTAAAAGCGGAGGCCTAGTTGGAGGCTTAGGCAGAGGCCTTGCAATGATTGGCGGACCATATGGAATGGCAGCAGTTGCTGGAATTGCAGCCGTAACAATGGCTATTAGATTTATGCAAAAGCAGCACAAAGAAGCACTTGCAAAAGCAAAAGCAGACATTGATGTATCTGCAGATGCAGTAGAAAAATTTGGCGGACAAGCATTAAATGCTCAGTCAGCTTTCAAGGCTCTTTCTGAAAATGCTGGTGCACTTAGATCTAAAATGGCTAGAAGCAAGGAAGATCTTTCGTTGCTTCCAAATCAAAAAGAGATTGATGCGGTTAAGGAAGATGTTAAGAACCTTATGCAGGATCAGATTAAGGCTGCTGGTGGACTTAAAGATCGTGGAGCGGCTGAAGAATTTGCAAGAAACCTTAAGGCAACATTAGTATCACAAGGTGTTGCAGAAGCGCAAGCCAACGCAATTATTGGATCAATATTACAACAGGCTGGAAAAGAAGAGTTTACAGTTCCAGTAATGCTAGCGGTCAAGGGTATAAGCACAAAGGAATCTGCACTAGACGCATTAAGCACTGCAGCAGAAAAAACATTTAATGATATTCAAGAAAAGCTAAATGCTGGACTATATATAACTGAGGCTACTCAAGGAAGATTTGCAACTCAGATAAGCAACCTTGCAGGACTTGCAGTAAATCAAGTAGGTAAGTTTGAGGATATAAATGATATAGTAAGCGCATTGCCAGATGGAATGGAAAACTTAAACTTCCAGCAACTTCAGGCTACATACAGCGGACAACAGTTATTAGCAAAACTTAAAGAAACAAATGCTCCATTGTATGAAGCATTCATGACAGCAGGAACACTTGGCGACGCAATTACTCAAGCTGCTGCTAATACACTAGGCTTAGTCAGTGCACTTTCTGGAGTAGAAGCCTCATTTGATGTAGCTGCTCAGCAAGCCCAGAACCTTGCAATAGCAGATGCTTATGGACAGTCAGGAATTCAAAAATCATATGACAGAAAGATAGCAGCTGAAAACAAAGCAATTGCTGCTGTTCGTAGAAGAGCTCAGGCAGAAAAAGATGCTGCGGACAATGAAAAAGAAGCTATTGATGAAAAAATAGATAAGCTTAAAGAAGAAATAGATGTAATTCAAGACGCTACAGATAAGCGCAAAGATCAATTGCGTGTTCAAGAAGAAGCTGCTAATTTTGAAAAGGAAATAGCTACATCCAGAGCTGAACAAAATGTAGCAATGATGACTGGTAATTTTGCAGAAGCTGCTATTATTGGTTTACAGATAGACAAGAAAATGAATGCAAGATCCGTCGACCTTGCAGAAAAAGCAATTGATGATAAAGCTAAAGCAGAAATTGCAGCACGTGAAGAAGAAATTAAGCGTCATGAAGATAGAAAGAAAGAAATTAAAGAGCTTACAGATGCACAAATGCAAGCAATTGATGCTCGCACAGCAAAAGAAGTTGCTAAGCATCAAGAAGCAATCAAAGCAATACAGGCAGCAGCAGCAAAAACAGCAACAGACTTTAGAAAGCTTTATTTAGAAGCAGCTCAAGGCAATGAAAAATCATACAATGACCTAAAGACTCTTCTTGGAAAAACTGGAGGAGACCTAGGTGTTCTTCAAGGATCATTCACTAAGTTTGCTGAAAAGGCTACTGCTGATTTTAAAAAGTTCTTTACAAATACCATAAAGTCATTGTTAGGAAGCAAGTATCAGTTAGATGATGCTACTGGAAAAATTTATGAAAATGGTCCAGATGGAAAACGTGGAAAGCAAGTCGGAGACATGGGCTCAGGCTTCTTGCAGATGTTTGGGTTTACTGGAGGCGCATCTGGTGGAGTTGGATATTTCCCAGCACCTGCAGATATGGTTAAGAGAGGCGGCCTAATTGAAGGAATGGCATCTTATGTAGCAACCATGAAGTTTAGAGACAAAGATGGTAAAGAATACTCTAAGAATGCAATTGATGGAATGTGGGATGGAGCAAGCATGGATGAAGAGACAGCTGCTCTATATGCTAAAGAAACTGGAAAGGGATCTGCATTTCTTGGGTATGCACAAAGATATATGGGCGGACCAGTAAAGAAAAATTATATGATCAAGGGCCAAAGATTTGATGGAGGTCCTACTCAAAGATCAGCATTCCCATATTTAGTTGGTGAAAAGGGTCCAGAGCTAATGATTCCAAATATGAATGGAAATGTGGTACCATCAGATAGGTTATTTAATGCGGTAAGACAAATGAATCTATCAGGCTCTCAAGGCGGAAACGAGTACAATATTAACGTTAGCGTCATGAATTCAGGAGCTACAGCAGATCAAATTGCTAATGCAATTCAGTCTAAGATGAAGCTTATGGATCAAAGAGTAGGAATATCGAGGAATGTATAACAATGCCATTTAAAATATCGCTCCCTAAAAGTTCCCTTGTAGAGATAGAGTCTACCACCGACACTTGGAATAAACTTACTGAGCACAACCGTGGCCCACTTGAGATGTCAACAGAAAGAATTGAAGAGACCAAGCGTATGGCAAACGGAACTTTGAGAAAGTATTATATTGCTGATAAGAAGTCATTCTCGATGTCTTGGGATTTTGTTCCAGGAGCTCAAACACATTTAGTAGATACAGCATGGTCAGTCAACGACCTACAAACATTCTACAATTCAGCAACTGGAAAAGCATCATTTAGAATTAGAATCAAAAAAGCGGATGGCACATATGAGGGTCCATATACTGTCATATTTTCAGGTTTTTCACCCACTATTGTAAAACGTGGAGTAGATACTTTCTATAATCTGTCAATAGAAATGCAGGAGGTTTAGTTGATAAGCATCCCAGCATTAACACAGATCCTATCTGAGAATACATCAGTAAAGGCATTGCCTAAAGTCATATTTGAATACAATATGAATGAGATGGCTGGTACAGTTGAAGTTACAACTTCTTCTACTCAATCAGATATTATAAAAGAACTTTTCCCAGCTAAGTCTATAGTTCAATCATTTAGACCATCAAAGGCTGGCGTTAGATACGCAATCCTAGGCACAGGCCTTACTCTTGGCACATATAAGACTAAAGTAATACCTACAACAAGAACGTATATGGTGGATAAGAATATCCCATATACCTATTTCTTAGCTCAAGGTAGCGCTGTTGCAGTTGTATCATATAAGAATAAAGCTGGAACAGCAGCTCAAAATATATTGACCAATAAGATATCTGTTAGAGTAGAGACTGGTCATGGCTCAAATGCAATAGCAATTGGATCACTATACACTGGAGCAATTCCTTCAAGTGGAGTAGTAGACATCTGGTATAACGGAACAGCCTGGACTACAACAGAACCATCAACATATGCAGCACCACAATCAATATCAACTTTGACAGTGACTGTATCTGGTGGAACATTTAATTCAATTATAGAGGTTTCTCCAAAGTACGTGCTTGATGTAACCAATAGAGTTATCTCAGTATCTGTTGACAAAGATGACTCAATGAATGATGACAAGCTGCCAGTAGGAATGCTTACGGCAAATGCAGCATCAATAAATCTATCAACTATAGTTCAAGATGATATGGTTCAATTCCTTCGTGGTGATGCAATTGTCTCAAACAAAGTAATGATAACAAATAATATAAAATGTACAATTAGATTTATTATTGAAGATACGCACTCTGTTCAGCAGGGGGTATTCTATATTAATGACTACAGCTCTGATGACTACGGAAACTATTCAATTAAAGCATTAGACGTAGCTAAGTTTTTACAGGAGATACCTTGCCCAGAGATAATGCTACAAGATTCATCATTTCAGGCAATCATGTGGAGAATGCTTGACTCAGTAGGATTTGTAGACTATGATTTTTCAAAATGTACATCCGATGTACTAACCTGTAGATATTGGTGGGGAGATTCAAACAAGTCTGTATGGCAAGCAATACAAGAAATTTGTAGAGAAAGCCAAACGGTAGCATACGTAAATGAATCTGGAACCTTAGTCTTTGTAGATAGAAATACATTCTATAGCTCAATACCAAACTACACATGGACATTTAGATCAACCCCACTTGCAAACATGAAGCCAGACATTATTAGTCTGTCATCTTCATCCAGACCAACAACCAATGCGGTTAGAATTAAATATAATGTTCCTACAACAAGTTCTCAAGAAGCATCTTCTCAGCCACTGTGGACTGAGCAATCCCCATCCACACTATTTGCTGCTCCGTATAAAGGAATATCTTCAGGATACATTCTGTATCCAGAAAGAGGTGTATTCTCAGATGTCATTCCGACAAGGTTTAATTCGTTTGTTTTGATCGGCGGAGAGATAATAGAGTATGACGCCATAAGATTCCAATCACCAGATGGAGAAGTAGACATTTCTTCTGCAGGTCAGTATCTTGAATTAAGAGCCAAGCATAATAATAATTTAAAGCCAGTGGGCAAGCTAAAGATAAAGGCAAGAAATGTATTTGGAACTCCAAATACTACTGCAAACCCAGTACAATCCCCAACAGCAATTTTAGATGGATACTCAGCAAAACAGATTAAGCTAGGAACTACAACCAATAATACCGTTGCACTAGCCAAGGTTTGCTCAATGAATCAATCTGGGAACAACATGTCAGCACTATCAATAAGTGCATCAGGATCAAAAGATGATCTTTATGTAGTTAGTAAGACATTCCCAAATATAGTAGACTCAGAGTTTTTTCAGGTAGGAACTGCAATAGGATTTGAATTGGCATCTGCTACCCAAATAGGTATACAGCAAACTTCTGGAATGACATTTTTCTGGAACTCAACCACTAACAGCGGATACTTACTTCTTCTTTATTCAACTAGAGCAGCACAAGATGTAAAGCAAAAATCTGAATCGGCGCTATACAAGGTTACAAATGGTTCAGCTGTTCTTCTATCAAGTGTAACATCTAATATATTTGAGCAGTCTTTTTATGGGCTTGATATTTTAGTCCACAAAGAGTCTGGAAAAAATACAATATTTATTAGTATAAACGGAAGCACTCTTGAGTATGAAGATACATCTAATCCTGTAGCAGCAACATCAACCATAGGTCTTGTGGCTGGAGGACAATCAACGGCATACTTTGATTATCTATATTCATTAAAAAGAGACGCATTTGTTTTAGACATATCTGCATCAAGAACTAATGGAAAATTATTAGCAAACTCATTCTTTCAAAAATTTACATACGACTCAGCCACATCAAGCACTTTAAAGTATGATGAATTTGGTGATGTAATTAGAGAACTTTATAAGGCAGAGGCTCAATACGACTCTGCATATGCAATTGCTGCTCAAGCCTCAGATGGACTAGCTCAAGTTGTTGGCCAAAGGCTTGGATACTACAAAGGCGAGTTCTACGTATTTAACACATCCTCATCCACCCTTGCTCTGGCAGGCGGAGATGGAAAAGACTTATTTGTATATGGAGTATCAGTAGCCAATGCAGGACAAAACTTTTATAACTCAGACGACAAGATAACTGATGTTAAGCAGATCACATCCTTTGATTCACAATGGATTCAAAGTAAAGAGGCTGCTAAAAGCCTATCAGACTTCCTAACAAAACAATGGTCAAAGTCGACAATTGATATTGATATGGAGATATTTGGTAATCCAGTGTTGCAGGTTGGAGATATAGTAACAATTAACTATCCAGAGCGAGGATTTGATGGATCTGGCAAATTTGTGATTAGGTCTATATCCCACTCAATGGATGTTGGAATAAATACTAAGCTTAAACTACGTTCGATTTATTCGGCTTAAATTGGTATAATGGAGATATAATGACAAAAAACACGCCAACAATTCATGAGGTCAAAGACAAGCCAAAGATTGTCGTAGACAAAAACTCCCCTGCCGCCTTCCTTGTCTCATCAAAATTTATTAAGCCAGAGGACACATATAAGATATCTGGAAGATCTATGGCTGAGTTCACAGAAGAGAACCCAGAGGGCGAAGAGCCAGGTGAGGGAAATCTTACAGGCGAAGGGGCAATTAAAGCACCAGAGTTCACAGATATTTTCTTAAAGTATAATAATTCATTTGAGAATGTAAATTCTTCAAACAAATACGGAAAGCTATACAACGTATCAGGAACCAGCAGAGCTTTAGTAGAGCTAGAGTTTAAGATAATGATCCCTCTTGAGCTAGCTGATGTTATTACTGGAATTGAAATATTATCTGACAATGAGGTGGTTTCTGAGATATGATAACTGGATATTATGTAATTAAAGATGGAGATAAAGAAATCTCTAGATCAAATAACGTGGTTACAACTATAGGTAAAAGACATATACTTAACTATCTAGCAGATAAAATCTCTGATAGGTCTAGGTCTATTGGAGTTGGAATTGGATCTTCAACAGCAACTCAGGCAGACTATAAGCTAGAGTTTGAAATAAACAAGTATAAGGTTTATACATCAACTATAGACTATGCAAACAACACTATAATTATGAAAGCCCAACTACCTTTGCAGTTGGCCGCAACAATAAGTGAGCTTGCACTATTTCCTGGAACATCTTCAGAGAGATCATCTGATAACAGAGTCATAACATTTTTTAATAACGATGCTACATGGACTAATGGTCTTTATGTTTCGGAGTCTTCAAATTCTAAAATTAATAATACATCGTTTCAAATAACATCCTCAAGTGGTACTGCTGTGGTAGCTACATCAACAGATATACCATTTGACATATCTGGATACTCAACAGACGATTCTATATCATTGGCTTTTAAGCAAAGCGATGCAAACCTACAAAGAATAGTTATAAAGCTATATTCATCAGACACAGATTATTACTCATATACAATCAACGGAACTGCATCAGTTGGACATAGAATTGTAGAGGTCCCACTAGTAGATTTTCTTGCTAATCCAGTGGGTGATCCAAAAGATTCAATAAGCAAGATTTCAATAGAAGTTAAGGCAAACACATCAACAACATCAGTAGTAGATTTTGACGGAATAAGAATAAATGACAATGATACTTATGTGCAAGAAACAGGAGCTATAAGTAGAGCTGCATTATCAGTACCAATTATAAAAGAGTTTGGAAGAATATTAGACTTAGAGTATAGGCTGGTGATTGCATAGTGCCACTAGAATCAGGAAAGTCGTCATTTGCAGCACAGCAAGCTCAGTCATATAAACTTGCTAAGTTGCCTGACAGGGCACCAGGAGTTGAAGAAAGATTCTTCATAAGGTACATAGGTAAAGATGAAGAAGGTAATAAAATAATTGGAGACTTGTCTCCTGCATTAGTTTTTACAAATGCTGGACTTGAGACTAAGGTATTTCCAGCTCCTTCCCTTACTCTTACAGCACAGTCATTCTCCTACCTTGCGGCATGGGAAAAGCCAAGCTCTTCTGTATATCCAAACTATTTGTATACAGAGGTATATGAATCTACAACATTAAATAATTTTACAGCCCAGCAACTAACAGACCCAGCAGTTGGCGGAATGGGAACTTTTACCTCAAACTCTGTTGTTATACCAACTGGAGCTTCATTAACTCTTAGATATGTAAAGATAAGACATGTTATGACATCTAATGGTGTTTTAGTGTATAGTCCTTTATCTGCTGCAGCAACAGTAACTCCAACAACTCCAGATGCTTCAGATCAAACTCCACCAGATGTTCCAACAGGATTTGCGGCAACTGGATATAATGACACTACAGATCCATCTGGAAACACTGGATATGTATTATTAAGTTGGACGGCTTCATCAGCATCTGATGTAAAAGGATATACGGTAAAGTTTGGAAGAACGGCTTCTACACTAGATACATACATGACATTTGGAAAAGTTACTAATGGTAGACTTGATAACTTAAGAGCAGGCACAACATACTACTTTGCAATTGCATCAAATGATGGTGTAAATAATAGTACATTTTCTTCAACAATTTCTGCTTCAGTTCCAGCAGATGCTACTGCCCCAGTAGCGCCAAGTGGATTATCTGCAGTAGCTGGATTAAATAATATAATTGCTTATTGGAATAGAAACTCCGAAACAGACGTAGATCTTGGAAGAGGAACATATCAGTTCCAGTTAGCTACAGCAAACACATTTCTTCCTGCAAACATACTTTATGACAGATCTGGATCGGCAACAGTAGCATCATTTACTGGCCTTACAACTGGAACAGCATATTATATTAGAGTAAGAGCAATTGATTCTACTGGTAACGTAGGGGCATGGTCATCTGTAGCAAGTGCAACTCCAGGAACAGTTTCTGCTCAGTCGTTGTTAACATCTGGAACTATTGTGGGAGATTTGATTGCTGCAGATACAATTGTTGGATCAAAAATTATTTCTGACAGCATTGATGCTAATAGACTGAAAACAAACACTGCCTTAGTTGGAGTTTTAAATGTTGGTGCAACTAACGGAATAACAATTGATGGTAATTCAGCAAATAGGTCTATATATATCGGTGCAGGAACTTATGGAAATGCAAATACCCCTTTTTATGCTGCAAATGTATCTGGTATAGGTAAGTTCAGTCTTGGAGATAAATTAACTTGGGATGGAGCTAATTTAGCAATCAGCGGCGCAGTTAGCATAACATCAAACACCACGCTTGGCGCAGACCTAGGAATTATAAATGCAAGCGGTACGATATATCTTGGGGCAAGTAAATTTGCAACCAATGATAGAATTTTATTGAATAGCGGAGGGCTATTTGCATATCCATCTGGAAGTAATACTCCAAACTTTGCATTATCAAATGATGGAACAGCAGTATTTAGAAATTCTATATCAACTGGAGGAACATATCCTTTAGTACTTGATGGACAAAATGATAGAATTGTATTTAGTAATGGTGGCGCAGGATTTACTCTAGATCAAGATGCTGAAACTGTAACAACTTATAGTATTACAGGATATACCACTGATACTGGAGACAGCGATGATTTTTGGTACAATAGATACTATGCAACATGGATTCCTATTTATACTACATCTGTTACAGAAGCCAACTCTATATCTTTAAAAAGAACTGCCTCTGGAGGCGCTCAGCCATCTCTAACTCTTTCTACTGCTGGAACAGGTTTTACTAGAATTAAAAATGTGTCTTCTGATACTTCAATGTCTGAAATTTTGTTATCTGACGGAGGTATACAATTAAATGCTGGAGTTAAGGGTGGATACAAAATAGAAAACCTAGCAAGCGCCCCACACTTAACTTATACTGGATATCAAACTGGATCTAATGCTGAAATAGGAGTTTCTGTAATAATAAAGTCTGATGGTACTTTAACAACTGGAAGAGCTTTTTATAAAAGCAACGGATCAGAAAGTTCAATAACAAATGTTAACAACCCAGTTTGGCCTGGAGTAGGTTTAATTGGCGATATTATATTTAGCACATCAGACTAGATAGGAAATAAATATGGCTGGGAAAAGCTACCTAAAAAATGATTCTGGCAATTGGGCCAGAATTAAAAAAATGTACATCAAGACTGGTGGTACAACATGGACTGCTATAAGAAAAGCCTATCTAAAAAATGAACAGGGTCTTTGGAAAAAAGTATTTGATACTGGAAGCAATAGGCCATTTATTAGAGGCGGCGATTTTCCAAAAATTAGATTAAATACTTATAGAACAAATAGTGGGTCTGCAGGAACTATAAACCCTGTTATTGAAGCGCCACCAGTTCAATTTGCTGGACCAAGATCTAATAACGTTCAGGGAGTTACTGAAGCTCAACCAGTAGAAGGATACCCAGACGATAACATGGGAACTATGCTATTTGGATACGATGGTGATTGGGTCTCTGGAAATGGTACTTCTATGACCGCATCATATGCTTGGTTTTATAATAATGATGGAAATCCAAATGTTTTAGAGCCGTTTACAAATACTAACCCAACTTATAATGATAGAGTAACTAATGACTCAACCAGATTTAAAGATAAACTTACTGGATTTCTTTATGGATGCTCAGTTTATTTTAGAGTAACGCAGACAAATTCTGCTGGATCAGCTTCAGAAGTTAGCGTTCCAGTTAGAATAATTAAACAACCACCAAACAATTTTACTTTTGTTATGACCGCCCCAGGATTTGGAGCAATAGGTGCCCCTAAAGTAGTAACAATTGCTGGAGAAAATTTATGGTATAACGCACCAGACCAGTATGAATCAAAAATAGAATGGTTCTCTGAAGATAGCATAAACTCACCATTATTAAATTCTACAACACTTGTTAAGACACAAACTTTATCGTCAACTACCGCAACAACAGAAGGTGATGGAACTGCAATAAATGACACAAGTAGCTATACCCCTAGCCAATCAAATCCTAGAGGGTATTCAGATTCAAATAAGTATTTGTTTGCAAGATTAACCTTGAAAAATAGCGGAACAGAGTATACTGGAAACCAAAGGGTATTTACAGTAAACATGACTTCTCAGGTTGGAACAGTTAATGAAAAAACTCCACAGTGGGGAGAAGAAATTTATGTATCTACAAACGGCTTCATCGGCCTTGCTGGATCTACTAGTAACTCTTCGATATCTGATACCAGTACTAATGGTCACGTACTAAGTTTTTTAAATAGAGATTTAAAGCAAAACAATTTAAGGTATTGGGCTGATACAACAAAATATATAGTTGATTGGTCTGGAAGGCTTTACGACGCAGCATCTGCTACCGTGACATATAGGTATCAAGCCCATTTCTATCCAGGGCAAAACTATGTTGACGTTTACTTTATAAATTATGCAGGGGGCGCTTCAACAAATGCCTACCTATTCAATGGTCAGCAACAAGTTCCCTGGATACCAAGATCTGCTAGCTCGGCTTTTAGAATAAATATTAAGAGTGGCGTTGCAGTTGAAGCAATAACATATAATCCTACACCTACTACAGACTTTATAGCAGTACCAACAATGAATGAGGCTGATGATGCGGTAACAACATTAACATTGACTAAAGGTGTTGCAAAGCCAGTAAACCAAGTAAACCCAGAGTTTCAGTTGGTATCTGGAAATGCAAATAAAGTTGGGGCCACTTATAGACTTACTAGTGGAACTTGGTCGGAAAGCCCAACAGAATATAATTATTATATTATCAAAAATGATATCAATGGAACGACATTAGCAAATAGCGGTTGGACAACAAGCACATCCTACAACTATACTTTTACTGCTACCAGCACACAAACTGTATCAGGATACGTTCTTGCAAGAAATGCTGGAGGAGAAGGCATTGGTGCTTATGCAACTTCTATTGGTCCAATTACAATAGACTTTACGCCACCAAACCCAACAGGAGTAACTTGGAATGGAACAACCTTTACTGTAAGTTTTACTGGAGGAGCAGGACCGTATTACCAGCTTTGGTATGTTAACTCTACTTCTCCAACTGCACCTACGGTAGATACGGGATATGATTCTTCTGGACTTCTTCCAACATCTCCTGGATCTGTAACCTATACTCCAGGATTTACTCCTTCTGCAGGAGACACATACAACTTTTGGCTTAGATCAGCAACATCTGCAACTGCATCATCTCCCAATGTTGATAAAGGTCCATATAGCTCAAACTCTGTATCTGTTGTTATTCCTGGCCCAGCAGCGTTTTCAATCTCTATTTTTGATAGCACTGCAACTCCAACTCAGCCAAGTCTTTCAACAAGCTACACGTCTCCCAATGTAAATATTGATTGGGCAGATGATACCGTTGCAACTGGAGGTTGGCAGAGCTCTATCAGTGGTGGAACGCAAGGAACAAGAACAAATACAAGATCTGTATCAAATGACTTTTGGTCAGTAACTGAAGGAAGTTCTTATTCTGGGTCGGTGTATGCAATAAATTCAAATAAGACTGTAACTATGTCCTGGGGAAATGTTGCTGGCGCAGTCAGCTATAGACTAGACTATGACATAAATGGAGGAACAACTCAAACACTAACAAACCTTACCTCAACTAGCCATACAGTAACAACTACTGGAGCGGTGAGAGTTCTTGGAATACGAGCATACTCAGGAGCAAATAATACTGGTGTGATGAGATTGGGATCTTATGATAACCAGCTTTCTATAACTCCTACAAATAAAATTTCTGCAACATCAAATTGGTCTTTGACAATTCCAGTTACTCCAATTATTCCAACTATAACAATAGCAGCAAACAGCGGAGTAACTCAAAACGCTGGAACTATCAACTGGACATCTACAAATCAAGCAAAATATAGCGTAAACGGAACATTTGCCGTGGCAGAAACAGCATCTACTACAGCAAGGTCTGTATCAAAAACTGGACTTACAGCCTCAACAACATACACTGGAAGAATTATTGTTACTTCTTCTACTGGTGATACTGCATTTGCAGACTATAGTCTTAGAACTTCAGATCCAGCAACTAACTATACTATTACATATAACTCTAATGGTGGAACTGGAACCATGGCGGATACAGTTGGAAATGGTTCAGTTACCTTGAGGTCAAATTCATTTACTAGAACAAATTGCAACTTTGCTGGATGGGCAACTTCAGCAGGAGGAGCAGTTGTCTACGCAAACCAAGCTGCATATACATTATCGGCAGACGCAACTTTGTACGCAAAGTGGACAGCAAGAACAGTTAGTGCGGCAGCTCCATCAAACTTTGCTTTTGATGGAAATATAACTGCTAGCACAAAAAGATGGTCTTGGAGTGCTCAGACAACTGTAACTAACGGAACCTTTGTTAGCTATAGGTGGGAGCTTTCAACCACAAATCCTAACGCAGCTGGCTGGGATGGAGTGTTTACAACTGGAACTCAGGCAGCTACTAGCCGTACCATAACAGTTACAAATGCTGCTTCAAACCCTAGATGGATGAGGGTATGCGTCAATGCTACAGACGGATTAGGGGCAGCAGTCAACGGCAGCTTTACAGCCTGGAAGTAGTATATTTTGACTGAATATGCTATAATTTAAAGATGACAGAGTTTACACGATTATCACAAGAAGATAAGATAAGCATACTTAATGAGAGAATAAGAGCTTTGGAGTATAACTTATATAACTTGCAAGTTGGATTAATAGAAGAAAATGCTAGAGAAAACGTAATTCAAGAGAACATTGATAATATAAGCTCTGAGATCCTAGAGACTAACAGATGTATTGATGCTTTAAAATCTGCCCTGGCTTCTTTGACCTAATATGATTGACTTGCACAGCACAAGCGTATTGTGATATAATAATAGAGGAGAAACATGGCAACTACAACTACAACACTAACAAACGCAGACAAGATGTCTGTATTAAATCAGCACCTAAAGAGTACTGATTTTAGTATCTATAACCTAGAGATTGACCTATTAGAGGCTAATGCAGGAACAGTAGATACAGAGGCAGTAGCCTCAATAAACTCTAGACTATCAGGACTAACAGCAAAAAGAGCTGTTGTTCAAGCAGAGCTAGATCTATTATCAGAATAGGAAAATAAATGGTAGAAAAAGCGGAACTTATAATTACCGCTCTTCAGCAACGTATTGGTGAGATTGTCTCAAATTATGAGACACAAATTGCCATACTCAGAGCAGAGTTAACAACAGTAATAAACGAATCAGAAAAAGAAAAGGCATTAGATGAGTATTCTGAAGAAATTCTACAAAAGATCTCAGAAGCCACTGACGGTCAGTAATAAACTATACGGCGTTGCCTATCCAATATCTGGACTTTTTTATAAAACAGAAAGAGGATATTTTTATATCAGGTCAGGCAAAAGATATAAGGTTTATTCTGATAGGTGCTTTATTTCCTGGGGAGTAAAGGCAATAGAGTCTGACTTTATTAATATCTCTAAGATGCCTTACGCTGGAATACTAGGCTTTAGAGACGGCACAATCATTCATAACCTTGCAGATGGTAAAATATATATAGTGTCTGATAATAAAAAGCTTCACATAAAGACTCCAGATGCCTTCCCAGAAGGATGGATTGAGGCAAATAAAGTTATTGTTAGCGAAACAGAAGTTGATCTTCATAAGGAAGGGGTGGCAATAATTGGTTAGTGTAAACGTACAAGAGTTTAGTGCAAACAGTCCATTAGACTATGCAGACCTAAATAAGCTAGTATTGGCAATTAAAACAATTGCATCAGCAATGCCAACAATTACCACATCAGCTCCTGCTGGAAGTACTACAGCAAATGTGGCAAATACCGCTTCAACAATTTTAACTGGATCGTATCAAATAACAAACGCCCCAGCCCTTGGCGCAAAGGGTATAGGAGGAAACTATACTGTTCCCTTCATGCGTGACAATAAGCCAGTAACATTTTCATCTCCCCCATTTGTTGTTGCATGGGCAGCAACAGCTAATCCTGGATCTGGAATGGCAATTCTTAATAAGAATGGCGTTACAACAACAACAAATTTTCCAGTTAGAGGTGGATGGGTTTCAAGAACAATCACTGGAAACTTTTACGTTCAGTACATAGCAATTGGCACTGAAATTCCATCTGCATAATAGATTGTAATATCTAAAGTCTTATAGTATAATAGTTATAGTATGACACGGTATCAGCCGATTAAAAGCTGGCATCAAAGAAATACTATGATTAGTCGTAATGGCTATATCCTTGTATGGGTGCCAGAACATCCCAAAGCCTTCGCAGGAGGCTGGTATTACGAACACGTTTTAGTCATAGAGAAAGAGATGGATAGAATGGTTAAGTCTACTGAAACTATTCATCATATAGACGAAGATAAAACAAATAATCAAACATATAACCTATTTATATGTTCAAGAAGAGAGCACGACAAAGCGCATAGACAATGTGCTTGACATAATAGAAACAATAGATTATTATTAAATAAAGGCGACGAAGAGTCGTCTTTCTACATATATGAACGGATTTTTATGACACAAGCAAAGAATGACCTTAAATGGATGCTCTCATCAGATCAACAGTTTCCATATCAAGATGATAAGATGATTGAGCTTTGGTTTAAGGTAATGAAATGGTTTAAGCCAGACGTTGTAGACTACCTTGGCGACACAGACGATCAGGCATGCTACAGCAGATATACTGAAGGCAAGCCAACAGAATTTTTAAAGGCTTATAAGAATGATGACGTTACAAATGATTTAGAGTTAATGATTAAGGATATGAGAATTGAAGCAAGCGGAGCAAGAGAGTTTTATGCTCGAACAAGAAAGCTCGCTCCAAAGGCACAGCTTTTTTCTGCTTTAGGTAATCACGATATTAGAATCTTTGACTACTTAGATAAAAAGATTCCAGAGTATGCAAAGCATGTAACTCCAGAAGCTTTATGGAGCCTAGATTCTTTGGGTTATGAATATATCTATTACGACAGCCTGCCAAGGAGACGTTTTGGAGATATTCACGTTCATCATGGTATGTCAATAGCAGCAGGCGGTGCAGTTAGAAAAGATATGGAAGATATGCAGGTGTCACTGATCAGAGGACATTCTCATAGAATTGCATCTCATATGGTCACCTATGAACTTAGAAACAACGGTCAGGGAGAAACTCTTCGTGGCTACGAGATTGGTCACATGTGTGACGAAAAGGGTCCAGGAATGAAGTATACTCAGCATCATGACTGGCAAAAAGGTTTTGCTATTGCTCATATCGAGAATGGAAACTACCCACATATTCAAATGATTCACGTTTCACCAGACTATACCTGTGTAGTCGATGGAAAGAAATTTACACTATAAGAATTCGTAGCAAAACTACGATAGAAAGAAAATGCTCTAGCAATAGGGCACAAACAGTATAAGGAGAAAAACATGGATGGATTAGTAATTTTTGGTGCCTCATTGGTTACCATTGTTGCAACATCTCTAATTAAGACAGTAAGAATGTCACCTAAGTCAAAGAGCACACTAGCACTTGTAACCAGCGCAGTAGCAGGAATTGCAACAGCATGGATCCAAAGCGGTGCATCTTTATTTAGTGGAGATTCGCTTCAGTCTGCTATGCTAGTATTTGGTACCTCACAAGCTATCTATAACTTGGTTCTAAAGGGTACACCTGCAGACGCTATTTTGGAAAAGTCATTTGGCGGAGGAAATAAGTCAGTTGCTCAAGCAACATCAATGGCTTCACTTCTTTCAGATATTGTAAAGACAAATAAGCCAGCAGCAAAGAAAACAACAGCAAAGAAAGCATCTGTAAAAAAGACCTCAGATAAGTAGGTCTAGATATGAGATGCAAAAGATGCCTTGGTTCCGTGTTCTTAGACAGAGTATTTTCTCAGAAATTACACGTAGAACTTTTTTGCATCAGGTGTGGTAAAAGATGGATGTTAGATAAAGAGAGGAATGCATTAGGTAGATGGCTAGACGCAAAGGAAAGACGCTATCTAAAAAAGTCAGGTATTTCTTCGTAAACGAAATGCTGCATAAAACGCTGCATGTAAATCGTAGTAGTGATATTGTGACGGCGTGGTGTTATTCTCAAAAGAGAAGAACTGCCTACTCTTGGTCTGAGACTCAAAAGGGTATGGAAAAAGCCTACACAATCACAGAAGTAGCTAACATTCTAAATCGTCACAGAATGACGATAGATAAATATATTCGTGATGGAATAATTAGAACTCCAGAAAGAAGTTATAAGATTGACGGTAAGTTTGACTCTTACGGCAAATACTTTTTTTCTGAAAAAGAGGTTCTAGAACTTCACGACTATTGCTCAACGGTCAGTGTAGGGAGGCCACGCAAGGATGGATTAGTAAATTCATCTGGTCTCCCTACCAGATCTGAGGTTAGATCAATGCTAAAAGAAACATCAACATTATATATAAAAAATGACTCAGGGGAATTTATTCCAGTTTGGAAGGAAAACGTATGGTAAGAAAGCGGAAGAAGAAACAGGAATATACACTTCCTCAAACTGAATTCAATATTGCAAAGAACAGTAGCCTATATTTAAAGAACGCAGCAACTATGTTGTCTAAGGCTGCATCTATTGCTGAGATGTCTAATGATACAGACACACTTCTTCAAATAGCTGGAGCGTGGCTAGAAATTGGTAAAGAAGATAAGAGATCAAAGAAGCCTAAGAAAAAGCCTCAATTGTCAGTTGGCTTTACACCGCTTATAGAACGTGATATTATTGAAGAAGAAGAGGATGAGGATTACGACTATGAGTGAGAACACAAAAGTAAAAGTAGATTTACAGTACACACGTAACCTTGGCAACTATGAAAGTATCAAGGTTAGCATTGGTGTAGAAGATTTTTTGCGGTCAGAAGAGAATGTAGATAAAGCTACTGAGCGTGTATACGCATTTGTGGAGGGTAAGCTAATCGAAAAAATGCAGGAGATTGAAAAGGAGCTTAAGTCTTAATGGCTAAAGAAGAGGCGAGACAACCATACATCCTCATCTCAATCTATGAGATGCTATATAAGGAAAAATATAATCGTGCTCCTAAGATTAATAAGTATCGTGAAAAGTGGGCTATGCAGGATGTTATTGATAGTATAGGTTTTGATCGTGCAAGAGATGTTATAGAGTATTACTTTAGGACAAATAGGCCAGGACACCCACTTCAACATTTCTTCTTTAATTTTGACAAGCTTGACCATGTAATGCTAGAATTAGACAAAGACAAGTTAGCTAGAGAAAAGCTAAGAATGCAAACAAAACAAATGGTAGAAGAAAGAGAATCACTTGAACACTGAAGCGGCAGTAATTAGTGCGGTATGTAAGAATAAGGATATCTCTGTTCTTATGCAGGAGAATGTAGACGATCTTTTCCAATCGCATAAAGATGTTTGGGAAGGCTTAAAGTCCTATTACTCTAAGTTCAAGTCTGTTCCAGAAGCAGATGTTCTATCAGATAAGTTCAGAGACTTTGATGCAATTGCTACTAATGCGGAGACTGGATACTACTTAGACCAGTTAAAGAACGAATTCCTTTCTGGAAAGATTAGAAATCTATTATTAAATACAGGTTCAGCCCTTAAAGAAAATGCTGCTTCTCGTGTAGTTGCTGATATGCAAAAAGAAATATCAAAGCTTGGTAAGTACACAAACAACGTAAGAGACGTAGACCTAACAGACTATGAGAGTGCACAAAAGCATATCATGGCACTACGTGAGCGCTCAGATGCTATGGGAGGCTCTCCAGGTATTGCTACAGGGTTTAAGGCTATGGATATTGCATACCCAACTGGTATGGCTCCTGGACACCTAATCGTGGCTATTGGATGGCCAGGACGTGGTAAGACATGGCTTACATCTTACCTTGCATGTAAAGCTTGGGAGCAAGGATTTAAGCCAATGATCGTATCCCTTGAAATGTCTCCTGAGAATATGCGTGATCGTATTTATACAATGCTAGGTTCAGGACAATTTAGGGCTAGTGATTTTGCTCGTGGAGATGTTAACATTGACGACTTTAGTGCATGGGGTAAAAAGCGTTTTGCCGATAAGCGTGGATTCATTTTGGTGTCTAATGAGGGAATGGCTGATGTCACTCCAGCAACAGTGCAGGCTAAGATTGACCAGCACAAACCAGACTTAGTTATCCTTGATTATCACCAGCTATTCACAGATACTAAAAGAAGCAACGGTGCTACAGAGCGTAACATGAATATTTCTCGTGAGTTCAAAATGCTAGCCGTAAGTAATAATATTCCAGTAATTGATATTACTGCAGCAACTATGGACGATGTATCAGATCAAGATGCACCACCAATGTTGTCTCAGGTCGCTTGGTCAAAGGCTATCGAATATGATGCGGATATGGCTATTGCTATCCACAAGCATACCGATACAGACCTTATTGAGGTGGTTTCTAGAAAGAATAGACATGGAAAAAACTTCTCATTCTATTTAAATTGGGACATTGACAGGGGTATAATTGAAGAAGTATACCAGAACGGAAGTCAGAATGACCCACAGAAAGATTCACCGATTTCAGGTTAACGGCATCATACGTGATGACGCAGACTTTATACGACTAAGAAATCAGTACGAGAATTTATTAACTCACCAGATGAGGATAACTGGATATGTCAGGGCACTTGACATAAACCCAGCCTTTTCGGTACAATTTAATACTATAGAGCAAAATTACAACTTCGTGTTTACAATGCATGGAGTCTTCGTGGGAAAGAGAAAAGCGTGGCATTCAGAGGGAATGGTTCAGGGTCAACTGATACACAGATATACGCCCCATTACAAATCAGAGCTGTCCTCAGAGCGATCAATGTCGAAATAGTTTCACAAACTGGCAATGACTTTCTATGCCTTTGCCCATTTCACGGAAATAGAAATACTCCAAGTTTTAGCGTAAGCAAAGAGCGTGGTGCATTTATCTGTTTTAATCCATCATGCGGAGAAGCAGGAAGCATTATTGAGTTAGTAAAAAAAATGACAGATAGAAATGACTTTGAATCTATTAGGCTTATTGCTTCTAAGGAAGAAGAGATTGTAGAAGATTTTGAAGAAAGACTTTCTGACATGTTGGTAGACTCAGAAGATCTAAAAGAGTTTGATATGGCTATTATTACCAAGCTATCTTCTGAAATGTCAGGCAGTAACGCTGGAAGAGATTACATGCATATACGTGGATTCAATGATCAGACAATATTGGATTTTGATATTGGATTCTCTTCAAACCAACAGATGGTCACAGTTCCAGTTCACAGTGCAGACGGAAAGTGTATTGGAATTGTAGGAAGACACATAACAGAAAAAAGATTTAAGAATTCACCAGGCTTGCCAAAGAGCAAAACTGTATTCAATATACATAGAGCTAAGAAGGTAAGTCCAGTGGCTATAGTTACAGAGGCATCTTTTGATGCTATGAGATTACATCAGGCTGGCTTTCCAAATGGAGTTGCTACTCTTGGTGGACACATCTCTAATGATAGTATTAACCTTTTAAATAAATATTTTACTAAGGTTATTATTATGACAGACAATGACCAAGCAGGCAGAGAGCTTGGATTGGCAATTGTAAAGAAGCTAAAGGGCAAAGAAGTCCTATGGGCAGTTTACGATCAAAGTACAATATATCCGCATGGAGCAAAAGATGTTGGCGATATGACTGATGAGGAAATTAAACATTGTGTAAACAATGCTATACCCCATTACGAGTACTCCAATAATATGATACAATAGAAGTAACGGGGCATTTATAGCCTCAACTATAAAAGGAGAATATATAAAATGAGTATCGTTCGTGGTCTTAAGAATATGAATAAGACATTAGATAAACCAACTTATAACAGCGGTGAAAGCTCAAAGGCTCGCTGGCTTAAGCTTGAAGATGGAGAGAGCATTAAGATTCGCTTTCTACAAGAGTTAGATCCTGACTCACCAACATATGACGAAAAGATGGGCCTAGGTTTTATTGCACTAGAGCATACCAATCCAAAAGATTATCGTCGCAAGGCACTAGACACAATGGAATCAGACGGCAGAGACTGGGCTAATGAACAGCACCGTAAGGACCCTAAAGCAGGCTGGAAGGCTCGTAGCCGCCTTTATATCAATGTCCTAGTAGATGACGGCAAGGAAGAGCCATACGTGGCTATCCTGTCTCAAGGAACAAGCGCAAAGACAATCACTCCAACTCTTATCGAGTATGCTGGAGAAATGGGAAGTATCTCGAATTGCACATGGCGTATTAAGCGCACAGGAACAAAGACAGATACAAGTTACACAATCATTCCACTTGCTAAGGATGAAACACCATTTGATGCATCAGGATTAGAATTAATTGATCTTGAAAAAAGCGCAGTCAGATATGTACCTTATGCAGAGCAAGAAGCTTTCTACCTATATGGTGATGGCGGAGCTGCAGAAGAATCAACAGAGACAACAACCTCTAACCTAGAGTGGTAAAAAATTAATCTATAGGGGGGCGAAAGCCCCCCTATAAGTAATGGAGAATAATGAAAGACTTTACACACCTTCACGTTCATAGCTATTATAGCCTTATGGATGGGTTGAATTCGCCTGCAGAATTAATGCAGGCAGCAAAAGATCTTGGACATACATCTATTGCCATTACTGACCACGGAACTTTATCTTCTCACAGAGAAATGCAAATTGCGGCGGAAGAACAAGGATTAAAACCTATCCTAGGTTTAGAAGCATACATATCGCCTACAGACAGGTTTGATAAGTCGTCTAAGACAGATAAGAGTGTTCAGGCTTATAACCACATCATCTTGCTAGCAAAAGATGAAAATGGATTAAAGAATTTAAATAGGCTTTCAGAGATTGCGTGGACTGAAGGATATTATCATAAGCCTAGAATTGACAGAGAAATTTTGGCTGAATATAAAGAAGGAATCATTGCACTGTCTGGATGCATGAATGGTCTTATCTCAAAAGCAATTATTCGTGAAGAGTATGACGAAGCAAAGGCACTTGCTAAATGGTTTAAAGATACATTTGGTAATGACTTTTATATGGAAGTACAGCCGCATAACCCACAAGATCTTAATAAAAAGCTGCTAGAGCTTGCAGATGCTTATGGCATTAAGCCTATTGCAACAGCAGACTGTCACTATGCTAAGGCAGAAGATCGTGCAACAGAAGAGGCTATGCTTATTCTTTCAACATCACCAAAGATTAATAAAGATGCAGACTTTGAGGCATCACGAAAGATGACAAACATTTTTGAAAGACTAAATTACCTATACCCAGAAAGAAAAATATCTTTCCAGGATATCAATGTGTATGTTTCTTCAAGAGAAGAGATGCAAAAAGATTTTGTTGAGCAGGGGTTTACTAGAACTGATATCTATGACAACACTTTAGAGGTTTCAGATAAGATTGGCTCATATGAATTTAGAAGAGGCTTAGACTTACTCCCAGTACCAAAGACAAATGCTGACAACAAGCTAAAAGAGTTGGCATTAAATAGTCTTAAGGAGAAGGGACTAAATAAAGAGTCTCACGGAAATGATGAGTATGAGCTTAGACTAGATGAAGAATTACAAATCATCAAGGATAAAAGTTTTGCTTCGTACTTCTTGGTTGTTGCCGATATGATTAACTTTGCAAAGAACAAAGATATCATGGTTGGTCCAGGACGTGGATCTGCTGCTGGCTCATTAGTCTGCTACTTACTTGGCATTACTACTGTAGATCCAGTAAAATTTGATTTGTTGTTCTTCCGTTTTATCAATCCAGAGCGTAATGACTTTCCTGATATTGATACAGACTTTGAGGATCGACGTAGAAAAGAAGTTAAAGAGTATTTGAGAAAGAAGTTTAAGCACGTAGCTTCTATCTCAACGTTTACATATTTCAAGGATAAAGGAGTCGTAAGAGATGCTGCTCGTGTATTTGGAGTACCACTATCTGAAGTTAATAAAGCGCTTAAGCAAGTTGACACGTTCGAAGAGTTCGAAACAAGCCCAAACGCATTCTGGTTCAGAGAAAGATATCCAGAAGTAACTGAACTAGCAAGAAGTCTTCGTGGCAAGATACGAAGTGTTGGTATGCATGCTGCTGGAATGGTAGTTGCAAAAGACGAACTTGTAAAGTTTGCACCAATTGAAACTAGATCTGATAAGGATGATGACGTCAGCGGACGAATCCCTGTTGTCGCATACGATATGGATACTGTTGCAGACATTGGTCTTATTAAGATCGACGCACTTGGATTAAAAACATTATCAGTTATATCTGACACACTAAAGATGATTAGTGACAGGCATGGAAAGCATATTGATTTAGAGTCACTAGACCTAACTGATCCAAAAATATTTGAAGATCTATCAAAAGGATTTACAAAAGGTATCTTCCAGGCAGAAGCAACACCATACACAAACCTTCTAATAAAGATGGGTGTTAGTACCTTTGAAGACTTGGCTGCCTCAAATGCTTTGGTTCGTCCAGGAGCAATGAATACTGTAGGTCATGCATACATAGCCCGTAAAAAGGGACAGGAAGATATTGTTTATCAGCACGAAATAATGAGACAGTTTACGGAGAGAACTTATGGCGTTATTATTTACCAGGAACAAGTTATGCAAGCATGCGTACACCTTGGCGGTATGTCCATGTCGGAAGCAGATAAAGTTAGAAAGATCATTGGAAAGAAAAAAGATGCTAAAGAGTTTGATGAGTTTAAGGAAAGATTCGTTGAAGGCGCTTCAAAGCATATTCCAGTCAAAACTGCTGAAGAGCTTTGGCATGACTTCGAAGCACACTCTGGATATTCCTTTAATCGCTCTCATGCTATTGCTTACTCTCTTCTTAGTTATTGGACTGCTTGGTTAAAGCACTACTATCCTACAGAGTTTATGTTTGCAATTCTTAGAAACGAGCATGACAAAGATGCACGTACTGAGTACCTTATTGAGGCAAAGAGACTTGGAATCAAGATTCTACTTCCTCACGTAAATGAATCAGATTTAGATTTTAAGATTCAAAAAGATGCAATTAGATTTGGTCTTTCAAATATTAAGTTTATATCTGATAATATTGGTAAGAAGTTGATGGAAGCTGGTCCATTTAAATCCTATAAAGATTTAGAAGATAAAGCTTCTGTTAAAGGTAGTGGAATTAACTCCAGAGCTTTAGCAGCACTAAACTCAATTGGAGCAGCAGCTTTTGAAGATAATCCACGAACTGGTAAAGAGTCAGAGAACCTATATGAGTATCTAAGTATTCCAAAGTTTGATCTTGGAAGAGTGTCTCCACACATTAAGGCACAGGTCACAGCACTTGAAGACTTCGAAGAGCGTGGAACATTCGTTATGCTTGCTATGGTTAAGGGAATCAAGAAGGGCAACGGATGGTCCAGAATCGAAATGGTAGACGAGACTGGAACTATTGGAGTATTCCATACGGAGCAAACACAAATTGAAGTCGGCAACATGTACTTCTTCTTGGTCGGAGACAATAGAATCCATAGATATGTTACAATAGATGATGTAGCAAATAGGGTTAATGATACATTCGTAACATTCCTACACTCAGAAAGTTTAAATATACCAGATGCAATGAAGATGAGCGTAAGCCTTCTCCCATACAGAACAAAGCAGGGGAAGTCTATGGGCCATTTAATTATGTCTAATAGTTCTAAGGAACTTACTCGTGCAATTGTGTTTCCACAATCATACGAAAAATTAAAATCAAGAATCAAAGATGGAATGATATACATTCCAGAGATTGGCCAAACAGATGATGGCACTTATTCGCTAAGGAGCGTAAAATGAACGAAGATATGCAAGAAGTTAATCAAGATGGACCAGTAGCACCTTTTGAAGGTAAGCTAGATATTAGCCATGTTGTTTCAGTTATTATGGATCACATTGGTGGAGTTGTAAGAATTCCAGCAGATAAGTTTACTAGTTCTATGACTGTAGATAGAAAGTTAATCCTAGAGTACGACAACGAAGCACGTGACTTTATTATTACAATTGAGCAGGGCTTAGTTAATCAGGTGGCTGAAGTTGAGTAATCTAGTAACAGACTACGGTCTAGACGCCTTTGCAGCAACCCTACACGAGACTGCAATTGAAAAGGGATTCTGGGATGGAGAAATTTCATACGACAAGCTTGGCAATAAACTGGCTTTAGTTCATTCAGAAGTAACCGAAGTTCTAGAAGCTTTACGAAAGTCAAAGGGTAGCGAAGAAGTGGTGGAAGAAATCTCTGATGTTATTATCAGACTTTTAGATGTCTATGCAGCAATGAGAAATGCTGGAATAGTAGATCACTCCCTTGACGAAATCTTACACAAAAAGATTGATAAAAATTTATCTAGACCAAAGCTTCATGGGAATCTTTTCTAGATGACACTCGGCGGTTACTTCCTATATGGTAGCGAGGGAGAACTACTGCTAGTTATTAAAAGCAACAATGAAGATCTTTTATTAACTATTATTAAAAAGCTACAAGCTTCAAGAGATAAAGATATTAAAAAACTAGGATCAGAATTAGAGGAAAATTTTCATGACAGAGATATCAGAAATTCTAGCAAAGCTAGACCCCAAAACAAGACAAAGAGTTCAAGCCGCAGTAGAAGTGGAAACACTAAAACAAAAGACACCAAGCATAGGTCTAAACCTAGCACTTAAGGGTGGCTTTGGGCATGGAAGACAAATTTTAGTATGGGGAAATAAGTCTGCTGGAAAATCTTCTTTCTGCTTACAAATGATTGCAGAGGCACAAAAAGAAGGAAAGACCTGTGCATGGATTGATGCGGAACATTCCTATTCTCAAGAGTGGGCTGAGAAGTTAGGAGTTAACTCAGATGAGCTAATTTATTCCCCAGCAAAAACAATAAACGATATGGTTGACGTAGCACAACAATTGATGGAAGCTGGTGTTGATATTATTGTAGTGGATTCTATCTCAGCACTACTACCAGCAATCTATTTTGAAAAAGATAGTACCGATTTAAAGAAACTAGAAGACACCAAGCAAATTGGTGCGGAAGCAAAGGACATGACACATGCAGTCAAAATGCTTAACTACGCAAACAAGAACACACTACTTGTACTCATTTCGCAACAACGAAATCAATTTGGATCTATGCATGCTAGCCACATCCCAACGGGAGGAATGGCAGTTAAGTTTTTCTCATCCACAGTTATCAAGCTTTGGTCTTCGGAGGCTGAAGCTAACTCTATCAAATCTGGCATTACGGTTGGTGACAAGATTATTGAGCAGAGAGTTGGAAGACCCGTTAACTGGATTGTTGATTACAACAAACTCGGCCCCCCTAATCTATCGGGGCAATACGACTTCTATTATCAAGGAGACCACGTAGGAATTGATGAAGTAGGAGAAGTACTTGATGTTGCTGAACAGCACGGAGCTGTTGAAAAAGGCGGAGCATGGTATACTATAGGTAAAGAAAGATTTCAGGGTAGAGCAAAAACTGTTCAATATCTTAGAGAAAATCCTGACGTAGTAGAAAGCCTGAAGGCAAAAATATATGGGCAAGATTGAAGATCTAATAGGCAAACAGCCTAAGAAGACTGTCATATCAGAAGACAAAATAGAAATGGGTGGTGCATTTAGTTGCCAAACCTGTAACAAAGTTGTTTCCGAAGCAGAATATAATCGTGCAGAGTACTTTGTATTTTGGACTTGTCCAGATGGGCATATGTCAAGGGTAAATTTAGCATAATGTCAGAGCGTGGAGAAGTAAAGCGTGATGGAGCTAAAGCTCAAAAGAATAGTGGCCGTGGTGATTATCAAAAGGGTGATGCACAGTGGAAACAGTTTCTTGTAGATTATAAAGAAGCCTCAGCCTCATTTACGCTTAATAAGCCAGTATGGTCAAAGATATGCACAGATACATTTAAAGTCAATAGAGATATGTATCCAGCACTAAAAATAATACTGGGAACAGATTCCAAAGTAAGACTTGGAATAATTGAATGGGCAATTTTAGAAGAGTTAATTACATTTTGGGAGGATAATCATGGGGTCAAATAATAAGCATCCAATGAATAAAACTGTCATAAAGAATGGCAGAATAGTAAGAATTCGTAAGGACGGAGCTATTAAGGCTGATCTAGGTCCATACTTAACAGTACATAAGAAGAACTTGGAGAAAAAGAAGTGACAACATTTCTTTTCGGATTACTACTTGGATTTGCTATTGGCTATCCATTCGGATTATTTATAGATAGATTGGATAAGCATGTCAGACAAAAGCATACTAGAGCTAATTAGTGATGTAACAGAATTTAACGACCTTCATGATTTAATGAAGGACGAGCAACTTGATAGGGCATTGGCAATCATTGTTAAATTAATAATGAATCCTGACATTCCTTCTGCTAAAGCACCAATGCTAATCATTGAGCTACAAGCTATAAGCGCAAAGCTTACGGTACTGGCTGCCTACTATACTACTATAGCCAGAGACAAGAGCGGAACTTTAAACTATAATAAAAAGAATATTTATTACTCTGCTAAAGAGGCAATAGATAGACTGGTTGACGCTCTAAAGTATGCTGCGAGAAACTAAATGGGTAGAGATTTAGTAACAAATTTAAAATTTAAAAAGACTATGGGCCAATTTGATCCCATAGCCTTTGGTCAAATGATGAATGAAGCGTATACTGCAAATAGAAATTTAGATAGATACGCAAAGAAGCATACCTTCTCTCCAAGCACAGTTGGCTATGGATATGGAATGTGTCCAAGATACTGGTTTATAGCTTTTAATGGTTGCGAGTTTGAGGATAATTTTGATGCAATTGCTATTGCTAATATGGAAAATGGTAAGCAGGCACATGAAAGAATTCAAACACTACTAGAATCCGCTGGGCTAGCTAAAGAATTAGAAAGAGAAATTCTATGTGATGATCCTCCAATCAGAGGATTTGCAGATATGATTGTTGACTGGTATGGTACAGAAATTATTGGCGAACTAAAAACTGTTCGTGATGAAGTCTTTGCCGCAAGACAAACTAGCATGGCTCCTACTACATCACACTTAATTCAGCTTCTTCTTTATATGTGGGTTGAAAAGCTTGATGAAGGATTCCTAATGTATGAAAATAAGAATAGCAATGAAATTCTTATTATGCCAATTAATATGAATGATAGGCATAGAGCGCTTATTGAAAAAACTATTGACTGGATGAGAGTCGTGTACAAAAACTATCAGGCAGGACATCTTCCAGAAAGACCGTTTACAAAGAGCACCCCTACTTGCAAGTACTGTCCAGTAAGAAAAGAATGCTGGTCTGGAGAGCATGGAGATTTAATTATAGAGAAGCTGGATCTTCCAAAATGATATGTGCTAGATTTGAGTGCTCAGCAACATTTGAGCCAAAGACTCACAATCAAAAGTATTGCTCTGATGAGTGTTGCCGTATTGCAACTAATAAAAGAATCATGGAAAAATACTATGAGAAGAAGGCCATTAGAAGCGGTGCAGTTAGAATATGCAAGAATAAAGGTTGCGAAAAACAGCTCAGCAGATATAACTATGAATCAGTATGCTCATCTTGTGAGTCCTCAGCAATAAAGAATGCTAAGAAAAAGTTATTGGATATGATAAATGACGCTGGCAAAGCTAAATAAAGTAAGCGCATCTACCGTAATTGGTATAGACGCATCTACTAATTCTGTAGCATTTTGTCTTTTCAGAGATGGAAAGCCAGAAAGATATGGCAAGATTCTTCTTAACGGAATGACAATTTATGAAAAGATAGCTGATGCTAGAAACAAAATTGGTGCATTTAGCGAGGAGCTTAAGGCTGACTATATCGCAATGGAAGGCGCAATTATGGTCAAGTCTGCAGATGCAGTAATTAAACTTTCTTACGTATACGGAGTCGTTCTTGCAGAGCTTATGCAGTATAACCCAGAGGTTATAACTGTTGCTCCCATATCCTGGCAGTCATATATTGGAAATAAAAACCTTACTAATGACGAAAAGAACGGCATAAAGATAACAAACCCAGGTAAAACAGACTCCTGGTATAAAACCAAGCAAAGAGAAATTAGAAAGCAAAGAACTGTTGATTGGGTTAAAAGATCATTTGGCATTGATCTAGATGACTTTGATGTTGCTGATGCAGTTGGGATAGCTTTCTTTGCACAAAAGACTTTGACGGAGAAGAAGTGAAACTATATCAAAGCAAAGACTATTTATTTAGAAGATATGTACTTCAAAAGAAAACAATAAAGGAGATAGCAGAAGAATGTCAGGTATCACATATGACAATCCAGAGATATCTGGAAGACTTTGGTCTGATAAAGAATCAGAGGAAGTGGAAAAGGTAGAAACTATCTACCCAATAACTATGGCTAAAACCAATTATGGGTTTAGCCTATATGTCGTCGATGGAGATGATCACGTAGGTGCAAACATTCAGAAGCTTGGATTCTGGGAGCCAGAGACAACTAATTGGCTAATAAAAAATGTGCAGGAGTCAGATACTTGCCTAGATATTGGTATGAATATAGGATACTTTACTGAGATTATGGCTAGAGCGGTAGGTCCATTCGGCAGAGTTTTCTCGTTTGAAGCCAACAAAGAGTTGGTAAATGTATATGAGAAAACAATTCTAGAGTCAGACAATGATTATGAAGTTACTGGAGCAATCAATCTATTTGATATCGGGCTGTCTGATGAAACAAAAGAAGCTTTTATATTAGTTCCAAGATCCAATATTGGCGGAGCAGGAATAAGTGATGAAGATAGCGTAGTAGATGGCATGAATAGCCTACCAGTAATGCTTGATAGGATAGAGAATGTTCTAGATGATATTGCTATTGAAGAGATAGACATCATAAAGATGGATATTGAAGGCCATGAGGAAAAGGTTTGGGATACTTTAGAAAAGCCATTAAAATCATGTCGTGCTGCTATTGTTGAACTTGGCCCATATCACTCAGAAGAGTTTTTAAATAAAGTATCATCTCAATTTAACATGTATAGATTAGTTAATGATGAAGAGATGGAAATAGTAGTTGGAGATATTACTTCTGCACCACATCATATGAATGTAGTGCTAAGGCATAAATCTTAGTTAATTAGCTTTGACATTTTAGTTGACTAAGAGTATACTTTATATAGAACAGGAGATAGTATGTCTGAAATAGAATTAGCAGAACGTTTTGACCGTATGAATAAAGTCGTAGAACAAATGCTCATGGGCAATAGCGCTACACAAATTTCAAAGACTCTATCGCTTTCACGTAAAGATGTTTTAGAGCTTATTGAAGAGTGGAAGACTGTTGTTCGTGATGACTCTAGCGCTAGAGATCGTGCAAAAGAAGCAGTTGCTGGAGCAGACCAACACTACGCAATGCTTATTAAAGAGGCCTGGAAGACCGTAGACGATGCAGATCAAGCTGGTCAGCTAAACGTTAAGGCTACTACATTAAAGCTTATTGCAGACATTGAACAAAAAAGAATTGCTATGCTTCAACAGCTTGGGCTATTAGACAACGCAGAGCTTGCTAGCCATCTGGCGGAAACAGAAAGAAAGCAAGACATACTTATTGGAATATTAAAAGATATATCTTCAGAGTATCCGCAAGTAAGAAATGAAATTATGCGTAGGCTTTCTCAGATATCTAATCAAGTTGAAGAAGTAATTGTTTCAGAAGGAAACAATGTAACGAGCCTTAGAAATGTGAGCGAAGATGTCGTTTAATTTCTCAGACATAATTGATATCCTTGATGGAGAAGAGTTTGAAGAGCGCCCAGTAGAGCTGGATGAATTTGTTGTAAGCAATGAGTATCTTGGGCTACCACCATTGTCCGAATACCAATATATGCTTATAAGAGCAAGCTCTCAGATATACAAGAGAGCGACACTAAATAAACTCTATGGTGAAGAAGCTGGCGAGAAACGCTGGAAAGAAACAGTTAATGAGGTAGTCGCACAACTAGGAAAAGGTTCTGGAAAAGACTACTGCTCAACTATTGCGGTTGCTTATATTGTTTATCTTTTGCTATGCTTAAAAGACCCAGCAAAATATTTTGGTAAGCCTCCTGGAGACTCAATTGATCTTATAAATATTGCTGTTAACGCTCAGCAGGCAAAGAACGTTTTCTTTAAAGGCTTAAAGACTAGAATCGATAAGTCACCTTGGTTTGCAGGTAAGTATGTACCAAAGGCTGACGTTATTGAGTTTGATAAGGGAATCAGCTGTCACTCAGGACACTCAGAAAGAGAAGCTTTTGAGGGATACAACGCACTTGTAGTTATCCTTGATGAGATTTCTGGATTTAGTATTGACAATACAACAGGCCACGAACAAGCAAAAACGGCTGGTGCTATATACGATATGTACAGAGCATCAGTAGATTCACGTTTCCCAGACTTTGGTAAGGTAATTCTTCTATCATTCCCACGCTATAAGAACGATTATATCCAACAAAGATACGAGGCTGTTGTAGCGCAAAAAGAAGTAAAGGTATTGAGTCATAAATTTAAGATGGACGAAGATCTTCAGGATGGTGTAGATGGTAACGAATTTACTGTTGAGTGGGAAGAAGATCAAATAATATCTTACAAGATTCCAAAGACCTTTGCATTGCGTAGACCAACCTGGCAGATTAATCCAACTAGAACTATTGATGATTTTAAGGTAGCATTCTATACAAATCCAACTGACGCACTATCACGCTTTGCATGTATGCCACCAGAAGCAGTAGACGCTTTCTTTAAGTCAAGAGAAAAGATTGAGGCTGCATTTGTTTTGAATAATGGAGTAGACAACTCCACTGGAAGATTTGAAGAAGCCCTAAAGCCGTTGGACGATATGGAATATTTTGTTCATGTTGACTTAGCTCAAAAGCATGACCACTGTGCAGTATCTATGTCTCACGTAAGTGAGTGGGTAAAGATTAGATCATTTAATGATTATGAGCAGGTAGCCCCTAAAGTTATTGTTGATGCAGTAAGATGGTGGACTCCTACTTCAGATAAGTCTGTTGATTTTACTGAGGTCAAAGATTATATTATTTCTCTTAAGTCTAGAGGTTTTAATATTAAGGCTGTGACTTTTGATAGATGGAACTCACACGATATGATGCAGCAAATTAAAAATTATAATATACATACAGAGATCCTATCAGTAGCAAAGAAGCACTATGAGGATATGGCTTTAGGTATTATGGAAGAGAGAATAAAGGGTCCAGATATCAAGCTTCTCATAGACGAACTATTGCAACTAAGAATTATGAGAGATAAAGTAGACCACCCTAGAAAGGGCTCTAAAGACCTTGCAGACGCTGTATGTGGGTCAATATACAATGCCATATCAAGATCACAGAAAGGCGATAGAGAAATTAATATTCACACTTGGGCTGGAAGTAAAGAAGATAATGTAAATAGCAACGTAACTAAAGATGGAGTACCTAAGAAGATGCCAGCAGAACTCTTAGATGCAATATCGGGAATGAGTATACTATGAGTAAGTATGTAAGCACTAAATTCAATGGCATGATGTGTGCCTGTGTTGGTAAGCATGTTCCGCTTCCAGTGACACTTGAAAACTATGAGGGTAATCATTTATGTCCAACAACATATAATAATGTTATTGAATATAAAAAGATTTGGGAAGTCCTAGGCAATGAACCACCTGGAAGTATTAGAAAACATTTTAGCGAATTTGTACAGGATCTAGTAAGATCAAGTATAGACAAATCCAAGCAACTGTTGTAGAATAGTATAAGGCGGCAGTAGCTTAGTCGGTTAAAGCCCCGAACTCATAATTCGGTAATCGTAGGTTCGAGTCCTACCTGCCGCACAAAGAAAGGAGTAATCATGGCTAACAAAGAACAAAAAGGCAACGCTAATAAAAAGAAAGAGCCTAAGCTCTCTCTAAAAGAAAAACGTGCAAAGAAGCAAGAGAAGAAGAACAAGTAGTATAATTGTATTACCATAGTTTGTGGATGAGCCACAGCTCTGGTCCTGGCCAACGTGCTTGTAGGTACCTTGGGATGGAAGACTAGTTACTGCTGCCCAGCCTTCGGGCTGGGCAGTACTATAAGGAAGGCACATGGAAGATTTCGAAATGAGCGAAGACGGCTTTGATCAGATGATGGAGCACTATGTTGAAATAGGTGCTGTGACTGTCAACGGAATAGATAAGACTGGTAATTTTATTTATGTTATTACAGATAAAGCAAAAGAATTAGCTCCAGATTTATGGGAAGTTCATCACGAAATGATTGATGAGGCTTTAATAGGATTGTTTGAGCAGGGTCTTATTGATGTAGAATATGACGAAGATCTAAATGCCAATATGAAAATATCAGATGCGGCTAGAGAAGTTATGTATCAACTAGGATACGTAGATATGGAAAATTTGGATGACCCAGACAACTAGAGACAGATATTATGCGGACCTAGAAAGACTATTACCAACAAAAAGAAAAGATAAGACTGGTCACAAAAGGCGATTCATTCAAGAATATAAAAATAATAAGCCGTGTGCAGATTGCCAAGTCGTACTACCTTGGTATATAATGGAATATGATCATGTTAGGGGAGAAAAAATAGCTAACCTAACTAAAATGTATGCAACGCATACAATGGAAGAGATAGTAGAAGAAATTGCTAAGTGTGACATTGTTTGTTCTAATTGTCACAAGCATCGTACTTGGGTGTCCATGATTGGACAAGATAGGGCAGGAAATGAAAAAGATTGAGCTGACAGAAAACCAAGCAAAACAACTAGAGTCGTTTGTGGAAGACCATATGAATGGTTGCTATATGATGCTACATGACGAAGAGGATGTAAGAGAAGACTTTGAGTCATATGGAGCTTATTGTGGATGCCAAACTTGTGATACAAGAGAGCATCTGATGGCAACATTTGATTGGCTAAGATCTCAAAATATTGTTGACGTTTACGTCAACTAAGATATGCCTCTGTAGCTCAGGGGATAGAGCGACGGACTTCTAATCCGCAGGCCGCAGGTTCGATTCCTGCCAGGGGCACTATTGACAGTGCATAATAAAGAGAGTATAATTAAAATATAACAAGGAGTCAATATGATATCAGATAGCAGATTTGCAAAAGCCCAGGGGCCATGCTGGGAAGGCTACGAAATGGTTGGATACAAGACCGAGAATGGTAAGAAAGTTCCAAATTGTGTGCCAGTAAATTCCACAAAAAAATCAGACTCTGTGGGCTACGAAGTAGTTGCAAGCCATCCAAGATGTGAAGGACCAGCTCTTGTTGAAACAAACGGAACAAATGTACTATGCTACGGAAGCATGGAAGAAGCACAAGCAGCACTAGCAGATATGGGCCGTGAAGCGGAACCAGCATCAGTAAGACCTGATGATATGAGTAAGATTTGGAAAGGATCAGGCTTTGAAACTCCTAGATGCTGCCCCTGAAATAGAAGAGATTGAACTTAAAGTAACAGATAGGTGTGATGCATGCCAAGCGCAAGCATTTGTTTATCTAAAAGGAGTTACTGGTGAGTTATATTTTTGTGGCCACCACTATGCAAAAAACGAAGAAAAGCTAAAGTCCTGGGCATTTACAATCATTGATGCTCGTGATACAATTAATAGCAAGCCAGATTCAAGCAACTAAGAGAACGGATATGCGGTGCAAACATTTTTACCATACAGCGATTTTGACGAATGCGCTTCAGTTTTAGATTCACGTAGATTAAACAAACAGTTATTAGAGGGTAGACAAATCCTTAACTCTTTGGCTGGAATCTCAAAGGGTTGGCGTAATCATCCAGCAGTTAAAATGTGGGCTGGGTCAGAATTAGTTCTATATAATTACCTAAATGCTATTGCTAAAGAATGCTATACTCGTGGAATTAAGTTTAAGAATAATCTAGATGCAATTGATCAAACAATTGATACTCATTTTCAGGCGGTAGAGTTTAATAATCGCCCATTTTGGATGAAAGACCAAACACTTTTACGAAGAGTAAATGCAACACATCAAGCTAATCTATATAGAAAGGATAGCCACGAATACGCACTATTTCAGTCAGCATACGATGATGTAAACAATGATCCATGCTGTGATACATGTAGCTATTTTTGGCCAACCCACGAATAAATGCCAAAGTACCAATATAAATGTGACTGTGACGTAAGCGTAGCAGTTGAAGATAATATGCATGAATTTGAGAGATCAATCATGGAGGACGAGCCAGAGTATCCTTGCGGATATTGTGGTAAAAATATGGTAAGAGTTTATACACCATTTGGTATTAAGTTTAATGGGCCTGGCTTTTATAAAACGGACTCACAAAAGTAAATGATAAATCAAATACTATTACTAGATAATAGTACAGATGAATCTTTATCTTTAATAGATAGAAATAAAGATACATTTAAACACTTCTATCCAGAGCTTGAGCACAAGGTTTGGGGCATGGAGGAAGTTAGAAGCTTTATATTTGATAGATTTGGAAAAGAGACTACTCAGGCATTTGATACTCTTAAGCCATATGCTTATAAAGCAGATTTAGCTAGACTATGTTTATTATATGAATTAGGTGGTTTTTATTTTGATATTCATGCAGTTCCAGCATGCAGTATGATTCCATCTCAAAAGCTTATGGTTTTTAGAGATATACAAAGAAATAGTTTTACATCTTGGGCAGTTCAGACAAATGTTATGTATTCTGAAAAAGCACAATATGTTTTTCAACTAACAATTGAAAAGATACTAAGTAATGTTAGTAATAAATATTACGGTATTACAGCACTATGTCCAACTGGACCAACTGTTTTTGGAGAGTCTCTCGTTAAAGTTGGTGCTAATTTAGACATGATCATTGGTGATTTTATAGAATTGACGCCATCATTTTCTATAAAGAACAATGCCTCTATTTTGCCAGATGGGAAAATATTTGCATTTGGTAAAACACTTTCAGGTGGAGATATAAATTTACCTGGATCAAATAACTACGGTAAAATGTGGTTTGATAAAGATATATATAATGGGGATTAGCTCAGTCGGCAGAGCGGGAAACTGTTAATTTCTAGGTCATAGGTTCGAGTCCTATATCCCCAGCAATGCGAGTGTTACATAATGGTAGTGTCTCTGCCTTCCAAGCAGATAGTGCCAGTTCGATTCTGGTCACTCGCTCCAAGGAAGTATGGCAGAGTGGTCGAATGCAACGGTTTGCTAAATCGTAGATCGAAAGATCCACAGGTTCGAATCCTGTTACTTCCGCCAGTTTCCACTCGTCCAACGGCAGGACATCGCCCTTTGGAGGCGAGAATCGTGGTTCGAATCCATGGTGGAAAGCTAGGCCCTTATAGCCCAGCGGTAGAGGCACACGACTTAAAATCGTGACAGCGTTGGTTCGAATCCAACTAGGGGTACTATTCTGGTATAATCGTTGTATGAGCATGTACACATACTATACAAAGATTGACAAGGTAGTCGACGGTGATACAGTGGATGTATTTATCGATCTAGGTTTTAGCGTATGGCATAAGGAAAGAATTAGACTTTCTGGAATTGACACCGCTGAAAAGAATACCCCACTTGGAAAAGCACTAAAGGCATACATGATTTCTCTATTGGAGGGAAAGATTGTTAAGCTTGAAGTTACTAAGCCAGACAAGTACGGAAGATATCTAGGAAAGATTTATCTTAATTCAGAAGAAAGCATCAACGATCAGCTTATAAAGGTTGGTCTTGCTAAAGGCTACGGCGGAGATTCAAAAGTTGGTCTCTGGACAGAAGCAGAATTATCTAAAACAACAATAGACGCAATACTAAAGTAAGGAATATCATGGCTGAAAAAACATATCAACCAACAGAAGGCATGAAGATTGCAGCACGTCGTGCTTTAAAGTGGAAAGAAGAAGGTAAGGCTACAGGAGCTGGAACAGCCGTAGGCTGGGGCAGAGCAAGCGACATTGTGTCTGGCAAAGCTATGTCTTTGTCAGTTGTAAAGAGAATGTACTCATTCTTTTCACGCCATGAAGTAGATAAAAAGGGTGAAGACTTTAACAATACAAGTAACCCTTCAAACGGAAGAATCATGTGGGATGCATGGGGCGGAGACGCTGGGTTTACATGGTCAAGAAAGATAGTGGAAATGAATAAAAGCATATTTGAAGGCGTATTTTTAAAGAGTAATGATTTAGGTGAAGTTGATACCTATATAGATAAGCTAGAGCCAAATGTTAATGAAGAGCCAACCCTACAGAAGAAGTCTGTATGGAGCGGTGCATTTGATCCAGCAACACCAAATACTACAGAGGAAATTCTAGAAGAAATTTTGATAGAGACCCTTGACGAAAAGCTATCAGACTGATAGAATTAAATATACTAACTGAAAGAAGAAAATGGCTAAATTGAATTACGAGGCAGCTCATAAAGTTGTCGACGCAAACTACAACTTATACTGGGATGGATGGGACATCTGTTCTTGGCGTAGAGATCATAAGGGTTTCTTTAACAAGCAAGGAATTTTTAGAAACGGTAACTGGGGAATTGTAGAGTGCTTCAAGATGGAAGATGATGGCACATGGAAGGTCCCAGATAAATATGTCAAATATATTAAGTGATTTAGGCGTAGATGTAGAAGATTTAGATTGGACAGATTTAGCAGCATGCTCAGGCATGCCAGCCGAATTCTTTTTTGATACATACGAAATTGATCAAACCTTAGCTAAGAACATTGATGAGATGTGTTTAGTTTGCCCAGTAGCAAAGCAGTGCCTTGCCGCTGGAGTAGAGGGAGACGAGTACGGTGTATGGGGCGGAGCCTACTTAACTTTAGGTGATGTAGATAAAACTAGGAACTCACATAAAACTCCAGAAGTCTGGAAAAGATGGAAGAGTAAGCATGGACAAAGGTAGAGTAATCTACAATAGAGAGATGGCTAAAGCCGTAAGGCAGGTAAAGCCACCATTTCCAGGAATTGTTATAGACATAGCGGAATATCCAGAATTTTTAACTATAAGAATGTACGAAGATAATATAATGAGCTTTGATATTAATCAAAGAGTCACTATAACAGACTACATAACCTTGGTTAGAAAAGTAATCGAATCATATGGTGTAAGATGCGAGTTCGAAGGAGTCCCAGGCGATGGCAGAACAAAGGTACAACGATAGAATACAGATAGTATGGCTCCATGAAGAACAATGTCATGGATCTATCGTTAAAGAGGGTGCGTATGCATCTAAAGTACGATACCAAAAAGATGGTATAGACTATGAAGTTTATGTTGATAACGGAGATTTCTCCATTATTGATGAGATAGGCTTTGAACATATTGAGGAGTATGATGACGGATCAGATACTTTGCTATAGTTGTAGCAAATCAAGATTCAAGATTAGCGCAAAAAAATCTGTGCTTATCAAGGGAATAAATTTGCTTCTATGTGAGCAATGCATATCTTCTGGATATGAGCCAAGATGGGCTATCATTCTGGCTGGCAGACAATATGGGTCGGAACTGGTAAAAGAATACGTGCTTAACCATAAATACTATGGAGAAGAGATAAGTGCAACGGAGCTTCTTGTATGAAGACATCAGAGAGAATTGGTTATATATTAGGAATACTAATAGGATTATCAGTCTGGGGATACATAATTTATTATGTGGCAGCAGAGTTGTTTAATAGAATTATTAATGATTCTGGTGATCCATTTCCAGTGTTGACACTATTGGTTGGAATTGCTATACTTATAAGACAGACTTCACTAAGTAAAAAATTCAGAACTATTCAAGAATGGATAAATAAATGACAGTCATTGCTGCCGTTGTAAATGAAAATGGTTCCTATATTGCTGGTGACCGTGGTGCATCTGATGACAACATTATTCTTCCTTTAGCTCACCCAAAGGTTTGGCAGATAGGTCAATACCTATTCGGCTATTATGGTAGCATGGACGGAGAAAAAGTTATGTATAACTTTGAACCACCAGTACCAACAGCAGCACAAAGAAAGAACATAGATAAGTTCATGGGCAATGACTTTACTAAAGCATTAAAAGATTTCTACGACGAGCATTTTGTATTTACTGCAGAAAAAGAATGCGACTTTGGAATGATCATTATTGCAGAAGGTAGAATGTATGAGCATGATGCTGGAACTATGTCAATGACAAGGTTTGAAACAGATTATCTTTCTGTCGGAAGCGGATCAGAGTATGCTTATGGGTCGCTATACAGCACACAGGTTTGGAGCGACGGAAAGAAAAGAGTAAGAATTGCTATTGAGGCGGCTACAAAGTATAGCCCTTCTTGTATGCAACCAATAGATGTAATATCGATACCAAGAAAAGAGACAAAGTAATGAATGACTTCACAGTGCAAGACCTAGAGCAAATGATTTCTGATATTTCAAAAGAATTCTATGCGGAATTCTATGCTCATCAGAACCCAGAAGGTGACCAGGAATTTATTACTGTTCACAGACAGTTTGCGGAAACATACGTAGTGTTTACTGTAAACCGACTTATTCAAAGATTTAATGAATTGATGGCTCCAGATGCCACAGAATGATTTTGAGACAGATGTAAAAAAGATTTTTGATGAGGCTTACGACCTACTGCTAAGAAAGCATAAGGATTACGGCCCAAAGAATATCTCATCAGCCCCAGGCGGAGCTCTTAATGGACTTATTGTTCGCAAGCATGATAAGTTTGAAAGAATTAAGAACCTATTCTTCAATAAGAAGGATAGCAAGCCACAGTTTGAGACCCTTAGAGAATCATTTATTGATGATCTAAACTATAGTGCCATTGCAATGCTAGTCATTGATAATAAGTGGCCAGACTAAATTTGACGGATAGTGCCTTTTTTGGTACTATTGTTAGATGTGTGAGAGACACACATAAATAAACCAAATCATATGAAGAGGAATAAAAAAAACAACATGAAGAAACTATCAATTATCACGGCAGTGCTTGTGGCAATGACTACTTTAGTAGCAGCCCCAGCAGCCAATGCAAACGCTGGAACTGTCACCCTAACGGTGGCTGGAACAGCAGCAACAGGTGGAACAGTAGTAGGAACTCCTGTATCACTACCAGTACCAGCAGACAACAGCATTGATGCAGCAGATGCATTGAAGATTGCTGTAACATCAGTTGACACTGGAACAGTAGTAACAGCAGTTGCGACTAACGCAACTATCGTCCCAGCTCTTGCAACAGCATCAGCACCAGTAACTGCATCAAGCGGTTCATCAACACTTTCAGTTTCAACAGGAACTGGAAATTCAGCAGACTTCTATGTATATACTAAGAGCACAGCAGTAGGAACAGTAGCGATTACTCGTGCTGGAACTACAACAGTGTACTATGTACAGGGTACAGCAGGCGCATTGAACTCAATCGCAATCACCGCTCCAGCTTCTGGAGCAGCGGGAACAGTTGCAACACTTAAGGTAGCAGGATACGATGTATTCGGTAACCTAAAGGGTGGAGCAACAATCAATACTTTAGTAAGTGCAAATGGTGCAGCAACTGCAACAGCGCTTACAACAGATACAGCAGTAGCAACAATTGGAACTAAGGAGCAGACAGTAACACTTCCTGCTTCAGGTTCAGTTGTAGTTACAGCATATGCAACAGTAGCAACAGCCGT